TAAGAAACTAAGTCTATCTCGAGGCAAAGTTAAAAGAGTTACTAGAGTTCAAAAAGCTAACGACGAATACGTATACGACATAGGAATGAAAAATAGTAGTCAGCCTTGGTTCTTTGCTAACAACATCCTAATCCATAACTCGGTGTATTTCAGTGCGTACAACATGTTAAAAGAAGATATCGATGCAGGAAAAGTACCCTGGGGTATTGACAGTGTTATTAAACTGTATGATCAGATAGCTGAAGAGACCAACAAGTCATTTCCGGCGTTCATGGGCGCATCATTTCATTGTCCAAAGAAGCGTGCCGAAGTTATTGCAGCAGGTAGAGAAATTGTTGCAGAAGCAGGATTATTCATTACCAAGAAAAGGTATGCAGTGCTAGTAGTCGACAATGAAGGCGAACGCAAGGATGTTGACGGTAAGCCAGGAAAGATCAAAGCACTAGGACTTGATCTTAAAAGATCAGACACTCCAGTGTTTATGCAAAAGTTCCTAAGTGAATTATTGACTATGGTACTTCTAAAGCACCCAGAGCAAGACGTTCTAGATGCAATTATTAAATTTAGAAAAGAGTTCAAGGATCGTCCTGGATATGAAAAAGGTTCTCCTAAACGTGCAAATAATATCCAGGCGTATCAACGCAAGGAAGCAAGTTTAGGAAAAGCAAACATGCCCGGGCACGTTCGAGCAAGTATCAACTGGAATACACTAAAGCGTATGAATGGCGATAAGTATTCACAAGAGATTGTAGACGGTATGAAGGTTATTGTTTGTAAAGTAAAGCCCAATCCGCTAGGATATACCAGTGTTGCTTTTCCAGTAGACGAACTACGTCTACCCGAATGGTTTAAAGAGTTGCCATTTGATGATAATGCAATGGAGTCTGCAATCATTGACAACAAGCTGGATAACCTGATTGGTGTGTTAAACTATGATTTACAAAGCACACTATTAAACAATACATTTAGCTCACTATTTGATTTTGGAGACTAGCATGAGAGTAGGTATTACGTTTTCAACTTTTGATTTGTTGCATGCCGGACACATTGGTATGTTGCGCGAAGCTAAAGACAATTGTGATTATTTGATTGTAGGGTTGCAAACCGATCCTACAATCGACCGGCCTGAAACAAAAAATAAACCAGTGCAAACGCTGGTCGAAAGATATGCACAACTCAACGCAATAAAGTTTGTTGATGAAATTGTTCCTTATCAAACTGAAAGAGACTTAATAGACATACTAGAACTATTTCAACTGGATGTACGATTCCTAGGAGATGAGTACAAAGACAAAAGCTTTAGTGGCAAGTACCAATGTGAAAGCCGAGGTATACAATTGCACTTTAACAAACGCAATCATAGATTTAGTACCAGCAACTTGCGAGAGCGAGTAACAGCAGCGGAGATGACCAAATGAATAAATTTATATTTGATGTAGATGGAACTCTGACACCAAGCAGAGGAATGATAGATACCGAATACAAAGATTTCTTTTTATCATTTTGTAAAGATAACGAAGTATATCTAGTAACCGGATCTGACAGAGAAAAGACAATAGAACAACTAGGCAAACCGATCTACAACAGTGCTGCAATGGTATTCAATTGTTCAGGAAATGATGTTTGGAAAGGTAACCAACATGTTTATTCTAACCCCTGGAAGATGTCAGCAGCCGTAGTAGACCATTTAATAGAAGTAGGACAGTCTAGTCAGTGCCCTGAAAAGACTGGTAACCACATTGAATCACGGCCCGGGTCAGCTAACTTTAGTACAGTAGGCAGAAAAGCTAACAGCGTACAGCGCGCTGCTTATATTGAATTTGATAATCGCACGCACGAACGTGAACATATTGTAAAAAGATTTAACAACTGTTTTGTCACCACAGACAATTGCACAGCCTTAATTGGTGGCGAAACTGGTATCGATATTTCTGAAACAGGCTATGATAAGAGGCAAGTACTTAAAAAAATTAAGTTTACTCCTCGCAAAGATAAGCTATTTTTCTTTGGCGACAAGACAACACCGGGTGGTAATGATTATCCGCTTGCTGCTGCAATAAGAAACAAATCAATCGGTACAGTTGTTTCAATTAAAAAGTGGCAAGACACGTTTGAGATATTATCGTATTACCAGGAGGCCAGGATAGCACAATGATAGTTATAGCAGGATTTGGATTTGTAGGGCAGGCCCATTATGATGTATTTAAGCAACACAATAATCTAATAATAGTCGACCCACTTCATAATAACACTCAATTAAACGAATTAGAGAATGTAACGGGCGTAATATGCTGTGTTTCAACTCCGTCTAAAGGTGGCGGTGCATGCGATGTATCAAACATACTTGATGTGTTGTCTAAAACGCCTGTGGATGCTCCTGTATTGATTAAGAGTACAATTGACCTCAAGGGATGGAAAAAAATACGACGAGAATTTCCAGATCACTTTATAACATTTAGTCCTGAATTTTTAAGGGCAGTGTCAGCAGTTAACGACTTACTTCTCACTACTCAATTTATACTTGCAGGAGAAAGTGTTATATTCTGGAGAGACTTTTACAAGTCTCGAAATAAGAAGTCCGAGTTTTTATTAATGTCGGTCGAAGAAGCTATACTTACAAAATATTTTAGAAATGCATTCTTGGCTACCAAGGTTAGTTTCTTCAACGAGGTATACGATCTTTGCTTAGAATATGATATTGACTTTGATAGCGTACGGCAAGGAATAACAGACGACACAAGAATAGGAGCAAGCCATTCATTTGTTGATCCTGATTATTCTAGAGGATGGGGCGGGATGTGTTTTCCAAAAGATACAAGGGCCCTATTAAAAATAGCCAAGGATAAAAAAATCAATCTAAATACAATTAATGCAGCAGTTGATTATAATAAGATAGTTCGTAAAAAACCTTGACTATTAAACAAAACTAATATATAATAAAAGTATAAATGGAGACATACATGAAAGATATTCTACTCGACATTATAAGCCACACTCACAGCTTGGGCTTTATAACCACACTAAAAGTAACAGCAGAAGATACTACTATTGTTGAAGCGTTAACAGACGACCGTGCTGTTATTTTAACAGCAGTAACACATGCTCCTGTTTCTGAATTTACCGGGGTGTTTGGTATGCCAGACTTGGGCAAGCTTTCTTATCACCTTAAGAATCCAGAATACAAGAGCAATGCAAACATTGAAGTTAAACAGGAAGAGCGAAATGGTGTAAAGATGCCCACACACATACATTTTGAAAATGCTGCGGGCGATTTCCAGAACGATTACCGCTTTATGAATAGAGCAATCATTGAAGAAAAACTAAAGAATGTTCGATACAAAGGCAACTCCTGGGATGTATCATTTGAACCTGCTGCGGCAAGTGTTGCTCGTATGAAGCTGATGGCAGGCGCGCACCCAGAAGAAACAGTTTTTCAAGTTAAGACAGAAGATGAAAGCTTGAACTTTTACTTCGGAGACTTAAATACACATGCTGGAAAGTTTACATTCCAGCACAACATCAAAGGATCATTGACTCATACATGGGCGTGGCCTGTAACAGAGACATTGGCCATTCTTGGACTAGTTGGTGACAAGACTCTAAGTATCACCAACGACGGTGCTATGAAGATCACTGTCGACAGCGGCATGACAAAGTACGATTACATACTCCCAGCACAACAGAAGTGAGATTAAAAATGGACAATTTTGATATTAAAGCTTTTGCTAAAATGCTTGACGCAGCTATTGCATCTGACAACCCGGCAGTAAAAAAAGCATTAAAGAACTTTATGATGATTGCTGCTATTGCAGAAACTGAAAAAGATATTTCAGGACCGCTCGAAACGTTGCTTGATCGAATGGATGCACTCGAACAAGAACTTCGGACAATGAAGATGAACCCGTACCCCGTCTACCCAGGAGGCTATCCAACTGTTCCTAGTTATCCTAGGTCACCTGGTTATCCTGGGACCGGGACCCACCGAGGTCCTACATACTCAACCAGTACGTTAGCAACCAGCAGTACATTATCAGAAGATGAGATTGTTGAACTATTATTAGACCTAAAGGCTGATAGTTACTGGTCTGCCAAAGAAGTAAGCAGCTTAGAGCAGGCATTTAAGGATTTCAATGCAAAGTAATTTAACCGAAACACAAAAGGATTATGCTGTGTTTCTGCCTAGCATAAGTGGATTCTACGGCACGTTTATTGGCAAGCAAAGATTTGGGGAGTATGTAGAGCCAGCACGTATTCCCCAAGGGCTTGGCGAGATGGAAGCCCTTAACTTTTTAAATCCCGACAAAGGTGCATTTAATTATAAATGGGCGCTGTACTCTGCAGGACACGCAGAACTTGATGTAAACAAGCACAGCGAAAAAGAAGACATGGTTCGCAACAGAGACAGAGAAAACACATGGTTACTAGGCGACTCCGGAGGATTCCAAATCGCCAAAGGACTATGGGAAGGCGACTGGACTGACCCGGACTGTCCTAAAGCTGCAAAGAAGCGCGAGCTGGTTGTTAACTGGATGGAAGAGTACATGGATTATGGAATGATGTTGGACATTCCAACTTGGACATTTCAGGATCCCAAGGCAGCAAATGCAGCGAATATTCATAGTTACCAAGATGCAGTTGATGCAACACATATTAATGCAAAATACTATATGGCCAATATGCGCGGCAACTTCAAAGTTCTAAATGTGTTACAGGGCAGCAACCATGCAGATGCTGATCATTGGTACAACGAGTTCAAAGACTATTCGGATCCTGCAAAGTACCCCGACACGCATTTTAGAGGTTGGGCAATGGGTGGACAAAACATGTGTGATGTACATTTGATTCTGCGCAGGCTTGTACATATGATACACGATGGTCTTCTTGAGGAAGGGTTGCACGACGTTATGCACTTTCTTGGTACAAGTAAACTGGAGTGGGCCACACTGCTAACGGATATTCAACGATCTGTACGCAAGTATCACAACAAGAACTTCATGATTACATATGATTGTGCAAGTCCGTTTCTTGCAACTGCAAACGGACAAATATATCACAGCATTAGAATCAAGGACCGCGGCAAGTGGAGTTATATGATGTCTCCGAGTATCGATGATAAAAAGTATTCAAATGATACTAGATTATTTAGCGAAGTGTTTGTCGAGCGCAAGACTGCTGACGCACACAAGATTGCAAAAAATCAAGCAGAACTTGATCACCTGATACGTAAAATTGCATTCGAAGATTCTCCTATTAGCCGTCATTGCTTGGCTAAAGATATTTGTATCTACGCACCTGGCGACTTAAATAAAATTGGTAAAGAAGGTCGTACTAGCTGGGACAGTTTTTCTTATGCATTACAAATGGGACATAATGTCTGGATGCACATCGAAAGTACACAACGCGCAAACAGAGAATATGACGCCGGTAAATTTCCGTATATGCTTATTGACGAAAAGTTTGAACGCACTACATTTAGAGATGTAGTTGACGAAGTATTCGGTCTTAAAGATAAAGAGAAAAGCTTGGCTAAGATTGAAGAATATCACAGATTCTGGATGCAGGTTATTGGAACTCGTCTAAACATCGGCAAAAAAGCTGTTAATGCAAGTACGCAATTTGGCAACCACTTTGATGTAACTGCCGAGATTGCACCAGAAGTGTTAAGCGAAGAAGAAGCAGAACAATGGATCAAAAAGAAAAAAGAAACGTTTGTTCCTAATTTGCCGGATAATTTATGGGACTTTTAATATGCAAGACAGCACCTCTAATATCTTTATAATTGTACTATAGAGATATTAGAGGTTGCTTATATGCTTGTTGCTGTGTATAGTAGTATAACGTAGATAAATACCAAAAAGGATTTAGCTATGAACAATATAGAAAATATGCGCAACTTAATAGCACTAATCAACGAAAGCAAACAACTGCAAGTTAATCCAGCGTTTGCAATTTCGTTGATTAACAAGATATCACCAACAGTTAGAAATGCAAAGGATAAAACAATGGAAGCAGGACTTGGATCAACAGTAGCATTTATTGCAGTGTTTCTCGGTGGAGTAGAAACCGCAAACATTGGGCCGCTTGATACAAACAGCGCAATAAAAATGAAGCGTCAACTCACACAAGACATTCAGCGCTCATATGATTACAGCCATCCTAAAGGGTTCACTGACGGAAGTGGTACAATATATCGCATGCAAGACTGGGATATTAATATTGAAACATGTCATTCATCCGAATGCAACAATATTATTGGACCACGAATGGATGCAATACGAGCTAGCCGCTCGGTAATTACATAACAAGGTTTTATCATGAAGAGACTATATAATACGCTTATCCCTACTGACGCAGCTACTATATTTGCTGGAGTCGAAGTTGAACACACTCCGATGTTTGGACAACCTACACTGTTTGTAGTAGGCTGTCAGCCTCTGGAATATATCATTGAAACAATTAACATGCAAGGGGGCGTCCATCAACACGTATACCTAGGGGCAAATCACAGCTTTGCCCCTAATGACCAATGGAACAAGGTAGTGAGCGGATTGCTAGAAGACGGACGGTGGGTTACACTAGATTTTGATATCCAGCATGTTGAATGGGTATTGGATAATGGCTGGTCTGAACACAACAAATTTATTGCAATGGTTAGTGCAAAACTGCCTTACATCGAACAGTTAGGATATAATGCATGTTTAAAACTCGACGACAAGGACTTTAATGCAACCAATCCAGGTGTATGGACCCACCGCATACACAATCTAAAAAATACTGATGTATTTACAGATTGGTCTAAATACACCAAGGATGAAATCATTCGTTGACAGATGTTGCAATTGCGTTTATAGTAGTAGATATCAATGAGGAAATACATTTTGACACAAATAACACCTACTAAAAGTATCTTTGTTCAATTTCGCAAAGAAGGCATACATTTGTATCCCGCTGCTGCTACTGATCCTAAACTTGCAACCGGCGATTGGGACGATGTAAGTTTTTTAGGACTGCTACACAGACACATCTTCCATTTCAGAGTACGCATTGAAGTCTTCCACAATGACCGCGACGTTGAATTTATACAGTTCAAACGCTGGTTAGAGAAGCTCTACAACGAAGAAATGCTCAAACTGGATCACAAGAGTTGCGAAATGATCAGCGACGACTTGTACAAAGAAATTTCTACAAAGTATCCGGGTCGCTTTGTAGAAATTGAGATCGCCGAAGACGGCGAGAACGGCTCACTAACTTACTATCCTTCCAACGCCTAACAAGGGGAATCTCAATGGCTATTAACAACCCAACTATCAATAAAGTCTTCAACGATCTAGAAGAATTCAAAGATTTCTGCCGATTTGAAGGTCACGTTTTCAACGAAACGAATCTTTACAAGTCAGACAGCCGAGTATGGCAGGCTTTCACCAAGTGGAAGAACTGGATGAAAGCTAAAGCACGAAACAAAGGTAGAAGATAATGCGCAAGATATTTTATATGGGTTTAGAAAAATATGAGGGAAGATACACACTTCAGTTAGAAGACTGGAGTAAGAGTGCATTTGCTCGGCGCGCAGTTGACTGGTATTCAGTACCTGGTGAAACCATTGACAATACCAAGTCTATTCAAGTAGGACAGGTACTTGATGCACACGGTCGCTCATACTTTGCTATGAGTCAAATGATGAATCTTGTGCAAATGATGCGCAACGGAGAAGTTACAAGCGAAGACGTTGTGTTCTTTGAAGACATGTTTCAACCAGGTATGGAGAGTCTTCCATACATCATGAACCAGATTCCTAAAAGCCAGCGTCCTAAAGTTTGGGTACGTTGCTTGGCGCAGTCTATTGACCCTGATGACTTTGTGCATGTCTGGGGAATGAACAAGTGGATGAGTTCATACGAGGCGATGTGCAACGACTTTGTTACAGGCGTGCTAGCAAGCAATGAAGAAATGGTTGCTAACATGAAAATTGCAAACTGGACTGCACCCATCTACAACATCAGTGGATTAGCATTTGACAAAGTTGAAGTGCAAGGTCGTGTTGCAGAACGCAAGCCGTTTGATGAAAGAGCCAACCGTGTTGTATTTGCAGCGCGCTGGGATCAAGAAAAGCAACCTGGTTTCTTTATGGATCTTGCAGAGCGATATGCTGACAAAGATGTTGAATTTGCTGTACTACAAGGTGGACCATTGCGTTCCAACAATAGCGATTATGTAAATCGTGCAAAAGACCTTGTTAGAAAAGGTACATTGAAAGTATACGAAGATCTAAAAAAGGACGAATACTACGAGATCCTTAATGATAGTCGTGTAATGATAAATAATGCATTACAGGATTGGACCAGCAATACTGTAAGCGAAGCAGATGCATTGGGTACTAATGTGTTATATCCAGCATACCGCAGCTTCCCTGAGATCTTCAACAACGACCATACACGATTGTATGTTCCGTGGAGTCTTGACGATGCTGCTAACAAGCTAGATGTGCTACTCGAAGAGCAGCACGAAAAAGTTGGAGAGATCTCCGATTGGACAGATGGCACTATCGACCGGTGCCTTGATATCATGCAAGGCAACGGCGAGGAATGGAATAGAAACAATCCTCGCTACCGAGACGAAGTCTCTAAGGAGAAATACTAATGCCACAAATGAGAGTTAAAAGTATAAAATTTGGACTAGCAGTTGGAGATCCTGTACCAAAGCAGGATCCAAAAGATCTCGGGAATGTAGGAAGATATCTAGAACATGTAATACAAAGTCAAGGCATTGTATTACAGAAAACAGGAATAGATATTCCTTCTCTAAACATGGAAGTAAAGACTCGTAAAAATAGTGCGTTATCAGCATTAACTGTTTGTCGAATGCATGTGGACGATATTATATCAACTGATTATAACGATTCACTAGTTTGTCAAAGTGCCGAAAATCTTTTAATTGTTAGATACTGCGACGATGAAAATGTGGTAACTTCGGTCGAGGTACACAATTGGAATAAGCATTCGTTGGTAAAAGAGTTTATGTCTTCGTCATACGAAGCTGCAAGAAAACTGCTTGCTGCTGGAATACATAAAAAAAAGTATTATATCAGAGGCGACAGCACAAACCGTGCTTATTTCGAAAAGGCCAAGCCGAAAAAGAATAAAAAGAATAAAAAGAATAAAAAGAAGAAGAGTAATATGTATGCGTTTAGATTAGGAAAATCGTCTCTTATTAAAATGGAGAAGTGCAAAAATTCCGGCCTGCATTTGTTTGAGTACGGATGAAAGTATTAGTCACAGGAGCAACTGGATACATCGGAAGCCATGTTTGTAAGTTACTAAAACAACATGGACATCATGTAACTGCTTGGGATATTAATTTCTGGGGAGAACACAATGATATCAGCGGCTACTATGACCATTTTCTAACGTTTGATGTTACTAAGGAAGTATGCGGCGAGTTTGATGCTGTGGTACATTTGGCAGGACGAAGCCTAGTCGGCCCTAGTATGAAGGCGCCAACTGAGTATTATCGAGTGAACGTTGCTGGTACTGCTAACTTGTTAGACAGAGTGCAAACAGATCACGTGTTGTTTGCAAGCACCAGCAGTGCTTGGGAAATGGCAAGTCCGTATGCAAGAAGTAAAGTAGCAGCAGAGGATGTAATCAAAGAGAAAGCAACCGGATATACTATCTTTAGGTTCTTTAATGTAAGCGGAACTGACGGAACAAACAGACAACTAGGACCGCCTAGTCACCTTATAAAAATTGCAGCAATGGCTGCTGCCGGCAAGATACCACAAATAGAAATATACGGCAATGATTATCCAACAAGAGATGGTACTTGTATTAGAGATTATGTTCATGTTGCCGACTTGTCCAAAGCTATTATAAAGGCTGTAGAAAGTGGACCTACTAATACACCATACGAAAGTCTAGGTAGTAACCAAGGATATAGTGTTTTAGAAGTCCTAGACACAATGGAACTAGTGTCGGGTGTGAAATTAAATACAACCATTGTTGGCAGGCGGGCAGGAGATGCAGTAAGCTCGGTTGTCGACAAACTAAGTGACTTTATTACTTTAGAAAAGAGTATCAGCGACATGTGTTTAGATCAGTACAACTTTGAAAGAACATGCAATGGCAATGGGTGAACCAATCAGCATAGGTGATTTAAAGTACGACAGCGGCGGGCAGGCCAGCGTATGGGATGGGTCCCAATGGGCTGTACTTGTTCACAAGACGCCAGAACTGTGGGTAGACACTTTACCAGATATCCACAAACTGGAACAGATGTGCAAAGATTATCCAGGATTAGGAAAGGCTTATGAAAATTTTAAAACAATGTATAGCATGGTTGAACACCACTGCAAAGACTAGGAAAAGAGTAAGAAAAAATGGTAAACAGTGTAATCACCGCAGTTGGATCAAATGAGACATTGTGGACAGCAACCAATTGTAATTCGGCAGTTATTAGCAACGTGGTTCCTAACGATAGGATAGTATCATCAAGCTTAACAGTAGATGGCAGAGATATTCTACAGGAACTAGATGAAGTTTGAAATACATTAATATTGTTAAACAGAGACGTTAACATGGAAGAAAAATACCCAAAGTTAAAAGAACTGAAAGATGCATACGATCGGCAACTGTTAATCTACCAGACTTGGGATGCAGTAAAGGGAACAAAATGACAGATTTTATAGAACGAGTCGAAGGCTCAGGCAGCATAACCGTGCAGCTAAACGGCGGTATAACTCCTGATTATACGCCAAATAGTAGTATTCCACTAGACGGCATGCTGCGAACTTTTAATGGTCGAGTAGAATATTACGACGGAAGCTTAAACCAATGGTATACATGGCACGGTGCGACATTAAGGGTAGAGCTTTTACCAGCATTTGAAGATGTAATGTGGTGGGCAATGGAAGAAAAACAAAAAGCAGAACAGCTGGAAGAGAAGATGAAGAAATTTCCCAGCTTGCGGTTAGCCAAGGAGAACTTTGACATGGTAAAAGCGTTGGTTGAAAATGACAAATAATAAATTAATTGGAGAAACGTACAATGAACTGGATTAAGAGAAAAGTTATAAAGTGGATAAGCAACGGACTATCTGCGCGCAACGACGCCTATGACACCGTAGATTGTTCATCCAGAGGCGTCTCGCGTCGCGAAGCCAATAGTCCGCGAGGTGATGCCCAACTTAGTTTTAGAATCTACAATGCAGTAAATGGACAGATTCTTGAATTCAACCATTACAACAGAGTAACTGACCGCGACGAAAATACAGTTTATCTTGTTGACAAAAGTGAAAAGATCGGCGATTATGTAACGAAGTGTCTTACCATCGAGATGATGAAATGAAGAAAAAGTATTACACATGGAACGATGTTGAAAGTGCAGCAACTTCAATTATGTCACAAATGTATGAGGATCAATGGCGGCCCGATTATATAGTAGGAATCACTCGTGGTGGACTCTGCCTTGCTACTATTCTAAGCCATATGAGCAAGATACGTATGCAAACGCTTAATGTTAGATTGCGCGACGGATTCAACGATTCTGAATCTAACCTGTGGATGGCCGAAGAAGCGTTTGGTGTCAATGACGGGTCAAAAGGCATAACCGGAGCAAGGTGGGATCCAATACATAGGAAGAACATTCTTATTGTAGACGACATCAATGATACCGGTGCTACGTTTGAGTGGATCAAAGACGACTGGCAAAGTGGTTGCTTGGCAAATGAGAGTGATGTATGGAAAAACGTTTGGGGTAAAAGTGTCCGTTTTGCAACAATGACCGACAACACCGGAAGTGCGTTTGGCGATGTTAACTATACCTGGGACGAAGTAAACAAGTCCGAAGATGACCTTTGGCTTGTGTATCCATACGAAAATTACTAAATGCCCAGTATAGTCAACATATCTAAGATCGACAAGGTGGAAATTCAAGAATATTTACCAAATGCGACCATGCATAGAGAGCAGTGGACACTTGGGATCGAAGACGAATATCCGTATATAGCACATGTTCTTGATTCCGACGAGAACGTCCGTATGCTGAAAAACATACGTGTATACATCGAACGTTACGGCATAGACGATGCTTTGTATCACATCGTCAATAAAGACTATCAATACTGCTGGAATGTTGACAAGGCAAAATATATGTAGGACGAGGACTGGAGTACAGTGTCTAATACATGGTGGAAGTTTTATTTTGCTTCTGAAAAAGATTTAACCATGTTGTTTTTAAAATACAGCAGAGTATTATACACAACACTACCTAAGTATCATCCAGGTTATGAATGGCACAACGAAACTAATACAAGACAACGGTAAAAGGAGAAAATACCATGAGAGAACAGATGTTAAAAGCAGCAGAATTACATGCCCAAGGGCATATCGAGAAGCACCGAATCAACATAGAGATTTATCTTAAGAATCCTATGGGTATCGGAGAGCACTCGGATATTATGGAATCTGTAGAAATTGAACTTGCAGAGATGGCCAAGTACCACGACCAACTAGAAATGCTCAAAAAATACTTTAATTAATGATTGACAAAAATCTAAATATATGGTACAATGTAAGTAAGTATATGTTGTACCATATATTACGACATCCACGTCATTAACTCGGAGTAGAAATGAAAACAAGTGAACTAATTAAAGTAAGAATTGAAGAAGCAGGCGCAAGATATTGGGCAGGCGATAATATTGCAAAATATATTAAAGAAGGCGAAAAAGATGAACTAATTGACGAACTGTCTGCTCAGTTTGAGCAGGTTCTAGATAGTTTGGTAATCGACAGGTTAAACGACCCGAATAGCAAAGACACAGGCAGACGCCTTGCCAAAATGTACATCAAAGAAATTATGAGTGGTCGGTACAATGAAATACCAGCTGCGACAGCATTTCCAAATGATTCAGTTACTGGATACAACGGTATGCTAGTTGTTCGTTCCGAACTAAAGAGCATGTGTTCGCATCATCATCAGCCAGTGTCCGGTGTAGCTTACATTGGTATTATTGCTGCTGACAAACTTATTGGACTGAGTAAGTATACTCGAATTGCGCAATGGTGTGCAAGACGCGGAACCCTGCAAGAAGAACTAGCAGTAGACATTGCTAAGGAAATTGGCAATGCTACGAAGTCCTGTGACATCGGAGTCTACATTCAGGCTCAGCACGGATGTTGCGAAAATAGAGGCATTATGGCAACTAGCAGTCTTACACAAACAACTGTGCTACATGGTGCATTTAAAGATGATGCAGGTACAAAGAAGGAGTTCTTTGACAATATTAAATTACAGCAGGAGTTTGCCCTAAGATGAAACTAAGATATTCCGAAGCATTTTACAGTGTGCAAGGCGAAGGAAAATTTGTAGGAGTACCTAGTGTGTTTCTGCGTACATTTGGCTGTAACTTTCGATGCATGAATTTTGGACTAGGTAAAGATGAACCTAGTCGAGCCGAGAAACATGCAAACGGTAATCGATACAACGACGAAGTTAAGGCGTTAATTGATGCTGACGTACATAAGACTACAGAAAAGTTCGAGGACCTACCAATCATCCATACCGGGTGCGACACGTATGCAAGTATCTATCCAGAATTCAAACATCTTGTACACAACAGAACAGTTGACGAAGTTGTAGAACATCTGTTGTCACTTACGCCAGAAGGCAAGTGGACAATGAACAACGGTCAAGATATTCATTTAATTCTAACAGGCGGCGAGCCGTTGCTTGCTTGGCAACGTGTATATGTAGAACTGTTTGAACATCCGCGTATGCAGGATCTAAAGAACATCACAGTTGAAACAAATACTACACAGCCGTTACACGACGAGTTTTTTGACTACCTTCATGATAACACCCGAATCACAGTAACGTGGAGTTGTTCGCCTAAACTTTCCGTTAGCGGCGAAGACTGGGACGAAGCAATCAAGCCCAGTGTTGCACTCGAATATACCTGTGTCGAAGGTAGTAATTTATATCTTAAATTTGTTGTTGCAGATCGCAGCGACATTGAAGAAGCTGGAAGAGCAGTGGAAGCGTATCGAGCAGTTGGTATTGAATGTCCAGTATACCTAATGCCACTGGGCGGCCGCTCAGAAGAATACAATCTCAATGTACAAGAGGTTGCAAATATTTGTATGGAAAAGGGTTGGAGATTTACGCCCAGACTACACATAGAATTATTTGGCAACGCCTGGGGAACTTAAAAGTTCTCTATTAGAAAAAGGAAAAAAATATGAAAAATAAAATAAGTGAAGAAACAATTAACGATATAGTGTACTTTATGAGAAAAGGAACACTGCAATCATTACAGCAAGCAAACCTTCTACTCTCTGCAGAACTCGTTGCACAGTATCATAAAGAACCCAGTAGTGATATAACACAAGAGGCATGGTTAGTATGAGAAAGTTTTTAGAAACACACGCACTTGACCCAGCAACGTTCGAGTTAGTAACAAAACTAGTTGAAAAATACGATGATGGTACTATTGTTCCTATTTCCGAACGTCGTGCTACAGGCTCGTCATCAAAGTATACACTTCAACAACAGGCTAATATTGACAGGGTTAATCAAACGTTGCGCGACTGCGGGATTGATATGATGACTGAAGAAGAAACAGATTACATGCTTGATCCAAGTGGTATGGTCAAGTATGGAGAACATGCAATAAAGAATGACAGCAATAGAGAAATGCAGGAACTTGCTGGATTTGTAGTTGAGAAGACAGTAAGGTACACCAACGAATGAAAAATTGGATTAAAAAGGTCACAGGTATTGCAGATTTGGAGGCTGCGGCGCAAGCTGCTACAGATACCCGCATTGCCGAAGAGGAGCGGATGGTAGAACTTGTTAAACGGCGCGCTGCCGCTGACGAACTAGCAAGAGCAACATCAGAAAAGTTTGCTGCCGATGCAGCCGACGCTGCAGAGCTTGCAAAAGAAGAAGCCAGGGTCGCCGAGATTGCAAAAATGTCCAATAAAGACCGTGCAACTGCAAACGGCGAAAGCTGGGTTAATGTACTTGACATTCATATAAACCAAGACGACATTCGAAATGGATTCTTTGAGCTAGATTGGAATGACTTTTTTATTACAGACTTGGTACTAAACGGGTACGGGACCAACGACGATCCTGCAGAAGAAGTAGTTAATAGATGGTTTAAAGAGATTGTTTCTCAAATGCTCGGTGACGAAGGGCTCGACCCAAGGCGCGGCAGCGGCTATATTAATGTAACACCCCTTAGTAAGGGCAAATCGGAGATTTCATGACCACATATATTTTAGTAGATACTGCTAATACATTCTTTCGGGCGCGCCATGTGGTCCGAGGAGATATTGATACAAAAGTTGGAATGGCACTACACATCACGCTTAACAGTGTTAAAAAAGCATGGACAGACTTTAATGCAGATCATGTTGTGTTTTGCCTCGAGGGGCGTAGCTGGCGTAAAGACTTCTACGAGCCGTACAAGCGTAACCGCAAAGAACATAGGGATGCAATGACGCAGACCCAGCAAGAAGAAGATGTGGCATTTTGGGAGATATTTGACGAGTTCAAGGACTTTGTTACCGAGAAGACCAACTGTACTGTTATTCGAAATCCTGTACTAGAAGCAGATGACTTAATTGCAGGGTGGGTACAAGCACACCCCGATGACAATCACGTTATCATTAGCACAGACGGTGACTTTGCTCAGTTGGTTAGTCCTACTGTTCGTCAGTATAATGGCGTTAGCAATGTTACAATTACACACGAAGGGTACTTTGAAGACAACGGCAAGGCCGTTATTGACAAGAAAACCAACGAAGTAAAGCCTGCGCCGGAACCAGCATTTATGCTGTTTGAAAAATGTATGCGAGGCGACGTAAGCGATAACGTGTTTAGTGCATACCCAGGAGTTCGAAAGAAAGGCACCGCTAAAAAAGTTGGACTAATTGAAGCGTTTAATGATAAGACCAAGAAAGGATTTAGTTGGAATAATATGATGTTGCAACGATGGGTTGATCATAATGGCACTGAACACCGAGTGCTAGACGACTATAATCGAAATGTAGTGCTGTGTGACTTAACAGCGCAACCCGAGCACATTCGTAAAGAGATCAACGATTCTATTGATGCAGTTAAACCAAAGGAAGTATCGCAAGTTGGACTTCGACTAATGAAGTTTTGCGCCAAGTGGGATATGCAAAGAATTGCAGACCAAGCAGCATCATATGCAACTGCATTAAATGCCAAATACCCAGGAAAATAACATGAAAGCAAAAGAAATATTAAAAGGCAAGTTTTGGATCCTTGAAGAACACGGTGTTCGTATAGGAACACTGAGCAGAGACGAAGAAAAATTCATTTTTTCTAAAAAAGGCGAAGTGCATTTTTACAAAGACGAAAAGCAGCTAACCAATTACTTTGGCAAGAATCCGTTGACTGTAAAAATTACTGCTCCTAGGTCAGCAAGAGTTGAGTTGGATGTACACGGATATCCAACAAGGGCACATGCATACAACGGAATGTTTGATATGTCACGTAAGCTTCCGTTGTTTACTAAAAGTGAAAAGTCAAAAAGTGTGTACTGTGCAGGCTACTATCTGATTAAGTTTAATGTGAATTGGCTTAAGAGTTTTTGTCCTAAATTAATTACCATTGAACGGAACGAATACCTCGGACCGTTTAAAACTCAAATTGAAATGAAAGCAGCGTTAACCAATGTCAATAGATCCAATTAACACATTACCCATCGAACAATTTATACAGAAAGTTAAAGCATCAGAGTCTAGCAACTCCAAAGAGGTCAGGATCGACGCTACTACTGCAAAGAACCTTGCATTTACATTAGGTTTAGTGATGAGTAGGTTGCACGGGGACCTAGAAAAGTTTGTAAGTGCAAATGCAGCTAGTAACAACGACGAAGTTATCAAGGTCGACCTCAATGGCGGCGGCGACTGGAAATAGTCGGTTATAGATAAATATATACGTATATATCGGAGTACGTATAATGAGTCGACCAAAGCCAACTGTGTTACTGGAATTTATCAATAGCCAAACCTACAGATGTGAGCAAGTACTAGAAGCCGATGCAATTTGGGCAGTTTTTTACAAAAAACACCCTTTTAATCTAAAGAGCTCTAATTCTCTAACAAACTACCCAGGACCTAAATATAAAAAGACTAGCTTTTCAAATCCAGGACACGCACACAATCTAGCCAAGAAACTTAATTCGACATTTAGGACCAGTGATTTTGCTGTTTTTAAACTAGTTGGCGAGGAAGTAAACTAAAAATGAACAAAGAAGTATATACTAAAATATTTCTACAACAGTTAGGCAAGACAGCAAATGACGACGCCGCAAAGGAATATCTCTCCTTATGGTGGCAAAATACTCGTAAAAAAGAAGGCAGCGGACTACGACTAACAGATCTAGGGTTAGAGATTGTTAATCAGCTAGAAATAGCAATATACAATATACCGTTTGTTGCCGACATGCCGCTCACTGCTCAAGTGATCATCTTCTTAGATAAATTCATCGACTGTCCGTATCACCTAGACAAGCATAGCATCCATGTTACAAACGAACGTAAAGCAGTCGAGTTAGCACTGTTTAGCGGAGACTTGCGAAAATTCGGCATTGCCAAAGCGTTAACTAGGGCTAAAAAGCTCAATGACTAGTATACAATATAAAAATCTCACAATCTTTAAAAAAGTCGTTGACGTAGTGTGACACAGGTGCTATAAAGTACGTAGGCACTGCAACACATAGAAAGGATTACAATGTCTGAGATTACTAGAACTGTTAGCCCAAATAAGGGTAAAGCTGCAATCCGTCATGCAATGATGAAACAACGTCCAATTTTCCTTTGGGGTCCTCCGGGCATCGGCAAGTCAGACATTGTACATCAAATTGGTGCAGGACTTGACGCCCTTGTTATTGACATTCGTTTGTCATTGTGGGAACCAACTGATATCAAGGGCATTCCTTACTTCGACTCTAATATCGGCAAGATGGTATGGGGCGCGCCAGTTGAGCTTCCGGACGAAGCAATTGCTGCAAAGCATAAGCACATTATCTTGTTCTTGGACGAGATGAACTCTGCGGCGCCAGCTGTACAAGCGGCCGCCTATCAGCTTATTCTTAACCGCAAGGTCGGCACTTATAAGCTGCCAGACAACGTAATGATCATTGCTGCTGGTAACCGAGAGGCAGACAAAGGTGTTACTTACCGCATGCCGGCACCGCTTGCTAACCGATTTGTTCACCTTGAAATGGCTGTTGACTTTAACGACTGGTTCCAGTGGGCAGTCGACAACAAAGAACACAAGGACGTCGTTGGCTTCCTTCAGTTCTCTAAGAAAGACTTGTATGACTTTAGTCCTAAGTCAGCAAGCCGTTCATTTGCAACGCCACGTAGTTGGTCATTTGTGAGCGAACTTCTAAGCGACGATCTCGACGAAGGAACACTTACTGACCTGATTGCCGGTGCAGTCGGCGAAGGCCTTGCAGTCAAGTTCATGGCTCACCGAAAAGTTGCATCAAGCATGCCTGATCCAACTGAGATCCTTGCAGGACGCGTGAAAGAGATGAAGGCAAAAGAAATCAGTGCCATGTATTCCTTGACTGTGTCTCTCTGCTACGAACTCAAAGAAGCAAACGACAAAGGCGATAAGAAGTTTGATGAGAAAGTTAACAACTTCTTAAAGTTTACTATGGACAACTTTGACACAGAACTTGTTGTAATGGGTATTAAGCTTGCCTTGTCACAATACGGTCTGCCAATTGACCCAGATGCAGTCGAATGCTTTGACGAGTTCCACGATCGTTACGGCAAGTACATCAAGGCAGCGCAAGCTTCCTAAGGTGAGTCAAGTGGGCAGGATTAATCCTGCCCACTTTCTCTTACTAAAGGTTGACTCACACGAGAAAAAAATGCTACAATGTTATATAGACAACACACATGAGGTTAAAATGTCCGTTAAAGAAACAGCATCCAACGCTAAAAAGAACTGGGCGCCAAATCCAGATCTTACACCAGAAGAGCTCAGGACAATGGGCGAAGAAGTTTTAGACCGTATTATTATTGCACGTCTCGGTCTTCTTCTGCGTCATCCGTTTTTTGGTAACATGGCAACGCGCCTGCGGGTAGAAGCAGCCGACGACTGGTGTCCAACTGCGGCAACTGATGGGCGTCATTTGTACTACAATACACAATTCTTCCATGCAATGAGCAACAAAGAGATTGAGTTTGTTATTGCACACGAAGTCCTGCATTGTGTGTTTGATCACCTCGGGCGGCGTGAAGAGCGGCATCCAAAGCTGTATAACATCGCAGCAGACTATATTGTCAACAACTTACTAGTACGTGATCGAATTGGTCACAAGCCGAAGTTGATTGACTGTTTCCAAGACTTTAAATACGATAAGATGACTTCAGAAGAAGTCTATGATCTGTTGTACAAGGATGCAGAAAAAAATGGCCAGAGTGCAATCGATGCGCTAGGAGAGATGCTGGACGAACACCTTAACTGGGGTGACGAGGACGGCGATGAAGGCAAAGACGGAAAAGGCAAAGGCAAAGGTCGTCCGCGTTACAACGACGACGAAATGCGTGCTATCAAAGACGAGATCAAAGAAGCTATGCTTCAAGCGCATCAGGCTTCGGGCGCTGGTAACACACCGGGTGAAATCACTCGTATGATCAAGGAACTAACTGAGCCCAAGATGAACTGGCGCGAGCTGCTTCGTCAACAGATTCAGAGCAGTATCCGCAGCGACTATTCATTTAGTCGCCCAAGTCGTAAAGGTTGGTCAACTGGTGCAATTCTTCCAGGTATGATGTTTGCAGAAACAATCGACCTCTGTGTGTGTCTTGATATGTCAGGATCAATCGGCGACGAACAGGCACGCGACTTCTTAAGTGAAATCAAAGGCATTATGGAAGAATACCAGGATTATAAGATCAAGCTGTGGTGTTTTGATACAAAGGTCTACAACGAACAGGACTTTAGTGCAGATTGCGGCGAAGACTTAATGGATTATAAAATCATAGGCGGCGGCGGCACAGACTTTATGGTCAACTGGACTTACATGAAGGAACACAGTATTGAACCTAAGAAGTTCATTATGTTTACAGACGGATATGCTTGGAATAGCTGGGGTGATGAAAATTACTGCGATACAATCTTTATCATCCATAGCCACCATGACAAGACAGTCGAAGGACCGTTTGGTGTAACTGCACACTACGAGGCCTGATGTGAAACAGAAAAATGTTAACCCACTTAACGTTCATAAAGTAAGGAGGGCAGCATTTTGCCCTCCTTACTTTGAATCGGCACTGTTACCATCATTATCTAGAGTTGGAATGCCAAGAGAAATTGATGATTGGGTATATAAAAACATGACAGGGCGCTACTTTATTGGAAGAACAGTTAACACAACCGACACTGGGTCAATATCAGTAGTTCCGTATATTGCATTTGAAAACCCAAGCGAATTATCTATCTTTATGTTGTCTTGTCCATATCTGAAATAATTAATAAGACACAGAGATATATATTAAGGACAAAGGAGATATTAATGTCTGAACAAGAAACTAACCCAAATGATCTTACAATTCAAGATCTTGCAACAATGAAGGGCATCATCGAAATTGCCAGTGAACGCAGTACATTTAAGCCTGCTGAAATGGCAGCCGTGGGGGTTGTTTATAACAAGCTTGATGCATTTCTAAAAGCTGTCGAAGCGCAACAAAAAGCAACAAAAGATATAGAAAGTGCAGAAGACACAGCAATTGTTGATGCGGTTGCAGGGGCAAATACACACGAAAAAGAAGGATCAGCATAATGGCTAGTCTAAAACATATCGGAAGATTAAAGAAGAACAAGCGGCGCGCGATTGTTGCATATAGAACTGTGCCAGATGCGCCGACATATGCGCTAGTGGTGTTAACAGAGTCGTTGCCAGCAGACGAACATGATGCGCTGATTAAACTAGTTGAATCAGCTTCGGGACAGCTAGCGCACGAATTGGCAGATGCAATGTATCGAACAGTTATGCCCGATGGCAGAAATATGCTGGCTGCATTACATGCAACTGGACAACTACGAAAGGTTGCAACCAACGAAATTGAAATGACTCCGGACACATACAGCTCAATTGGGCTCGATGAGCTCAACGAGATCATTGCAAAACAAAAAGGTGTTGCAATCGAAGACTTGGCAATTAAGCCAGTTATCAGTGAAGAAGTTAGACGCGTCGCTGAGAAAAAAAGATTACTAGCCGAAGAAGAGTTGGCTGCAACGGCGGTTACTAGTGATGATCCAATTGTCCACGCAATGAATCTTGCAGTTGCTAATAAGATGCCCACAGATGAAGCTGCAATGGAACCCACCGAAGTTGCACCGCTAACCAATGCTGAATTAGCTGTACAACTGCGAAGTCACGCAGATGCAATGTTCAAAGAAGCACAATCACTTAGAAAGCAAGCTGATACAATTGCACCGGCAGACAAACCAGCCGCAGTTAAACGGCGCGCGCCAGTAAAAAAGCCAGCCGCAAAGAATATATCGCGTGCCTAAAAAATCTAAAAAGGTAACAGTTAAAGGAGATGATTATTGGGATCCAATTTTTGACTCTATTGACATGGAATATCTTCCTCTGGAATACTTGGATAAAATTGTTCTTACGTTCGAAGACGGTACAAAGTGGGATATTGATCTTAAAGATAGTCGCCAGAATCAACCTATTGAACAAATTGAGGATAGCCTCGACAAACTATTTGAGGAATACAATCCTTATATTGAAGCAATTGACTTTCGACTAGACATGGAACGTGTTAAAAAATATCTAACAAGCAGAGTTTTTAGATTTCTTAAATTAAATAAATAATATTCCTCCTAGGTGATAAATATATGTAACTATAATATCACCTAGGAGAAATACAATATGTCACTGAGATTAAGACGCGGAACTGACGCCGAAAGAGAAGCGATTGTCTTTGATGCCGGCGAACTTGTCTACACAACAGACTTCAAGGAGCTGTGGGCAGGCGATGGTAGCACACCCGGCGGCATACTTGTTTCCAGTGCGCAAATTCCAGATAAGTTAATCCAAAATTTAAATCTTAATAGTAATAATATTGCCGGAACAGGCAATATTATTATAAGTGGTATTGTTCAAGCAGATCAGTTTATTGGAGCATTAGTAGGCGACGTAGTAGGATCAGTTTTTTCTGATGATTCAACGATCATCGTTAACGGTCAAACTGGTGTTGTTACTGCTTCACTGATAGGCGACGTAGTAGGATCAGTTTTTTCTGATGATTCAACGATCATTGTTAACGGAAACAACGGCTCTATTACAACAAATCAAATATTTGGCGATGCTGCACTCACATGCAGTAACGGAATCGGAGTTACAATAGTAGACACTGACGATTTCTCAGCATTACGGTTTATAAGAAATCAGTTAGATGATGATATTGCTGATCCAAATGTACCAACTGCTTACGGAGTAGTGCGTTGGGAAAGAAATGATCAAGGTGGTCTAGGGACCACCGTTTACATGCAGGGCGGCAGCGACGGCTACAAGATATTTAACTTAACTGGTGGTGTGTTTGATACTACAAAACAACTTCACTTCGATATGGGCGGAAGTCTTGGTGTTGGGAAAAGTCCAACTACAAAATTAGATGTCAACGGTGCAGGCGCGTTTAGCGAAGGCGTCGCTGCTGATTCAATTACGAGTTCGTCTTATGTCCAGTTTGGAAGTATTACAACCACAGCTCGCAATGCATTAACAGCAGTCAACGGCATGGTTGTGTACAATACAACTGATGACAGATTTCAGGGATATCAGGCAGGTGCATGGATTAATCTCGACGACGGAACTGCTGCATAATTCGTGATTGAAATTGATTTACCATATGGTGTTTTAGAAGCGTTTACTAACTTATCCGCTAATGGTGTTAAGACGGTAATGAAAGACTTGTCTATAATCGAAGAGCAAGAAACTATTAAAAGTATTGCAGACAAGTTTATAGACACGTCGTGCTTCCATTATGGAAATTTATTTAATCATACACAGCCGTTTGCAATACACAGCGATGTTAGTATTAAAAAAGAATCAATATTATTAATTCCTATCTATGCTAGTGTAGAACAGAAGTTTATTGTTTTCGATCAAACTGTAGAGTCAGACTCTGAGATATCGTGGATATATAATATTTTTGACGATAAATCCAACGAAGAACTAAAAGAAATGTATTACGATTCTTCAATTAAAAGCAGACCGTGCGATACTAATTCAGTTAAGGGATGTACTAGAAACCCTGTATCAAATGGCCTATATAAGTTCTTACCGTATACCAAAGAGTTGTATCACGGACTTACAGGAATTGCATGGAATTACACACCAGGAAAAGCATTGTTATTTCCTGCAAATAGAATACATGCCACCGGAAGAATGTCTTCTAGTAAAATAGGATGTACTATTCAGTTTACTGATTCAGTAGACAATCTTTTGATTTCAGCATCAACACGCACCCTATCTTGAATTTTGTTTGAATTCCAGTTCCGTGTAATTGACTGCTTTTGAAGATCAATCCCTTCCCGGGAGTTTGCACCCATGAACTTCCAGTTAGTCCGTGATAAAAATTATGTACAAACGGCAAATCGTCCTTTATACTTTCGTTGACAGGCTGGTCAGTTAGATAATTAACTCCAACAGTATCACATGGTCGACGGTCAGTATAACAAATACTTTTGATATGATCGTTATCTTTTTTACTGCTAACTAAATCACTTTCAAGAAGAGAAGTGTGACGTTTTTGTTCGACACCGTTAACTTGCCACTCACATCCTGATTGGTCAAACTCTTGATCAAACACAATAAATTTCTGTTGGGTGTCTAATACGTATATAGGAACATTTAGATTATATATAGCTTCTGAATTATATCTGTCTACGTGTAGAGGAATCGTTTCATCATGTGCATAGATGTAGGCGGTGCTAACAGTGTTTAGATTTAATAGTTTTTTAAATGCGGTTTCTAGAAGATCTGAATTTACTTTTGTGTAAAATGGAAACTCTCCTAATGTTCTATTGCCCAAATTATTTATAACATGGGCGTATAAGACATCAACAGTTTCAAGTGGTATATCTAATTCAATCATAGGTTCTCTAAATCGCAGGTGCCGTCTAAGCTAAACATTAGTGCAATACGAGGACTACTACTCATGTTGATCACAGCATGTGGATATCCAATGTTTAAGAAGTATGCATTGCCGTTTTCAAGATTATATGCTTCAAGCTTGTCGTCACGACGAAAGAGATTTACTGCTTGTTTATCACCATAGATAGGTACTATACATCTCACAGCATAACTTACATCGTAGTCGACGTGAAATGGTATAGTTTTGCCTGGAGCAAGTTTGGTGATACGTACACGACTAGCAGGCGCCTTACACTGCTGTATAACGCTCTGTATATAGCTGTTAGTATACTCGGCAGTTGGGATGTTGTAAAGATGCTCTTCTCTGCGTCTTAGTCGCTCTTTGATGCTTGAAGCATGTGGCAAAACCTCACTTGGCATAGTAAGGTTAATTTGTTCAAAGTTGTCATAAACATCCTTAACCAAGTCTTCGTGATTCATGCACAGTCCAGGGTTGGCTGTTCGCACGTCTACAAACTTGTCAGCCAGGAAATCACATTCTTTTCTTAATTCAGTTAGGTCAATATTTAAACCAAGGTTTGCTAAACTGGGTAATTGATGTTTATTCATAATTTTGTTTCCATTTGTTAAAGACAATCTTGATATCTTCTATATCGTCAAAGTATTTTTCGTAATCTATAAAATCGGATAGTTTGTAGTATTTTTTACTTACAGTATCTAAATCTTCATAATAATGTACACTACCAACAGCGCTATCTAGTTGTTCTTTGATTGTAAAAAATTGTTCTAAGCTCTTATTATAATCATGATTTGTGCGTGTAATGATATTTAGTTGATTGGGCATGCCATCGGCTTTCATAACGGCTGCTGTTGTCCAGTTTGTACTATCTTGAAATAAAAAACTTAAAAACCATTTCCACGTATCTCTTCTTTTTAAAATAACGATCTTGTCGTCTTTGTAGAAGTTCTTAAACCACGTGTTGTAATAGTCACCAAGATAGTTTATATGATGTTTGAATGTATAATCAACTCCGTCTAACTTTTTATCTTCGAGAAATTTTATCTTTTGTTCTAACGTCATCAAAGTCTTTGTTGGATCTAAGAATTCTTCAATACCGATGTATTTAACGGTTGGTAATGTTAAATTATATGTGTGAATTGATTCGTAAGCATATGACGATCCGGCTCTAGGTGCGCTCAATAATACTTGCATCAAAATCTCTTGTTATAAAATCACTGCTGGGTTGCCAAACGTAAGACGGATTATTCAGTCGTATACTATAAACATACTGCAATATATTACCCGTTTTAAACAAAAAGTCTCTTTCTAATTGTAATGTTTGATACCACTCGGTTTTAGTATACTCGGTAAATGTGTTAACTGTCATTCTTCTTTTACGCTGGTATAATGCATTTATAGCACGTTTGGTAACATCGTGTGTAATATATAATATCTCAAACTGTTTTTTTCTTGCCCACGCAATTTGATAATCGGCCATACGCAATCCACAATGTGTAAACCTGTAATCTTTTAAAATATGATATCGACACACTCGTGCAGATATTTTTGGGTCATTGGTATAATGACTGTGTTCTACTACACTAATACTGATTAACTTGTCATTAACAAAGCACATCCATGTTTCCGTGGCAGGGTCGTCAGGATTATAGTTTGAGGTGGTAATACTGTTGTTCCCTTCGAGCCGAGATTGTCGTATAAAAGGATAGATTAAATCCCTGTGTTTGTCGACATCCTCACTGTAAGTCTTAATTAAAATGGGATGTTGTAATTGCATATTCTTTATACCTTTGATAACTCTTTTCTAGTAGTTCATGCCATAGTGGTAAATCATATACGCCATGAATTACAAGCTGCGCACGATCAGTGAAACTAAATCCTTTGTCGACACCGTGCTCAAATGTTGCGCCGTCGTACGCAAATGCATTTGTTTCTGGCGGCAACATTGGAAATATTCTAGTAGCACCGCTGTCTTTACTCATGTAAAAATGTTCTTTCTTCCAATCAGTTACATTACTCCATCTAAAATGCAAATGACTAGGGGCTTGTGCTTGCAATAATCCTTCTAAGAGTTTTTCTTCGTCGTAGTGCGGAGGAATTGGAGTAGGTGTTTGTACAAAAAAGATTTGATGAATACTCTTAAAAGGCAATGCTTCTACGTACTCAATAAGATCTGGAAATTCATCTCTAGCCCAGTTAAACCATTCGGGATTACTTCCTGGTGTACCACAATTATTAGATTTTAAAAACATCAAGGTTCCTACGTTTTCAGTTTTGTAAAAATCTTTCTGTTTTTGTTGATCGTTGTAGATCTGTGCAATACGTGCAAGGTTGATGTCTAAATACGGTAAGTCTATTGGTGTCCAAACCATATCTCTATATCCAACGTAATCGTTGTGTAAGCTGAGATCTTCCCAATTCGGCCTGTCTGGCCCAGGATTTCCTGGATCATTGTTTAAATATTGCCTATTAGGAATGTTATGTTCGTCATATTCTAACTTATGGTATGTTTTTCTAAAGTTATTAGTATTCAACATCTATTATTGTCCTTTTTCCTACTTGTATATTCAAATCTAAGTTTATTATATTGCATTTATAATTTTTAGAAAAGTAATCCAGGTCTGTATACTGCAAATCTTCTGTGTTACTGTTGGTTACTTCGTGTACTATTGCATGCTTGGGTTTATAAAAGTCACATATACGGTTAAACATCTCGTGTGGCTTATTATCGTATATCAGTACACTGCTAAAAACAACTACATCAACATCAAACATAGGACGAATTAAGTATTTCCACGACCTAACACAAAATTGGTGCTCTGGATACACTGTCATTGCCTTTTCGATAGGTTCTCTGCTGGTATCAAATCCGTAGTAATTATACTCGTAATTTGTTAAAAACTTGTTTAATGTGCCAACACGGCAACCAACATCTACTATACTTGTTAATTTGTTGCATTTAATAATATCTGCCATCGTCTTGTAAATTGGACTAGCATCAGGGCCGTCCAAATATGACATATCGGCAATACGGTATTGCTCATGAAGATTAGCAGTGCTGATAGTCACAAGCAACCCTCCAGAGTAAGCGGTTTCTGTCTAGAACAGGAGTTCTTCGATGCAATGTAGTAAACTGATCCATCATAAGCAGATCACCTTTTTTAAATATATGGTGATACATGTGCCTAGACTTAAATATGTTTGGTTGTAACTTATCAATCATTTGTCGATGATCGATTTTTGTTTTTCCTTCCCATGCACCTACAATAAAGTGATACGGAAAGTAAAAATAATATTTGCCAGTATGAGGATGTATACCCACTAAATCACGTATGCTACCTTTATTCTTTTCCATGAATTCTAGTTCAGGATCGCCTTCATCTAAATTATACATGGTGTTATTTTGAAATTTTATTCGAATCTTAATACTTTTCCAATACTCCTGTTCGTCTTTGCTCATATCGTAGAACGGGTCGCTCGTATTGCAGACACTCAATGTGGTATTAACATCTTCTTCTATACAATATAACGAAATTAATATCTTGTCAATTTGATGTCTGCTGTTACCGTTACTGTGCCATCCTAGCTCGGTGTCACCAAACATACCGACCTTATTACCATCGGTGTCTTTTTTTCCAGTTACTAGAAATATTTCAGGATGGTTCTTTGAATTCATAAACAAGTTAGGAGTTTCGCACTCTCCAAACTGTTTCATTATGTCAACATATGTCTGCTCGGTCAGTTTCTGGTCATAAAATAATGCAAATCCAGTTGTTTGAATAGTGTGTGCTAGTTTACTAGGGCATAACGTTGTTACGTCCTCGCTAGTTTTATATGGTGCTATCAAGGTATTGTTCCTTTATTAAGTCGGCTATGCATAACCGGTTGGTTTGATTTCTTTTAAATTTGTTGTATATTGGGTTATCTGATGATGCTAACCATATTACATCACTTGATATTAAATCTAATTCAGTACATACTGTATCTTGATAGGGCTTAAGAGTGTTATAAACCAAGTCAATCGGTATAGTTTCAATTAATCTTTCGCCTAGGCCCATGCTGTAGTAATTATAATATTTTGCATTTACATTTAATGGTTCTAAACATCGATCTGGAGTTCTACTCCAGTAATAGCCAATTCGGTAGTTACGCAAGCCAAAACATTTACTAAAACTAAAGAATACCTTCTCGACGTTGTCAGGTATTTTAAAGTTGGTTACCCTTGTGCTTAACAAGTATGCAAGATCAAGTACAACAGGTTTATCAGTTGGAATGCTACAATAATTTCCATTAAAGCTAGCCGGATTTGTCCAATAATGTACGTCGCCAGTCTCCTGGCCACTTACCCATACGTAGTCACCTTTACGAATCTGTATTGCACGTTTTTCGTCTGTCATCCAGTAGTTTAATCCTTCTGTGATGCCGTTTAACGGATATAAATATTCAAATCCACTTAAATCACAGTACGGTTTTAAATATTCAGATATGTTACTAGAAAAGACACTAACCTCGTCATGTTTTGTTAATGAAAAGTCATCAACAACATTAACTATTTCTTTAATAGGAAAACTACGTATTGCCATACTTTGCTGCATAAGCTGTGCGATTCTGTCATTCATATTACTTTGAATATTCTCTGTGCTATTAATTGCTGTGCTACCCAGCCCCCGGTGTCGTATTTGTGTAACCGTATTTTTCTAAAATTATTATGGTGCTCTAAATGATATCCTTCGCCTGCTATTAACAAATTCAGCCAAGCATTATTTGTTGGGCCATCTTTGTGTCCTAGTGTGTTAAGTAAGCCAAATCCTAGTTTAGCATGAACAAAGGGCATTAGTGCAAATGCAACAAAAAACTTAATCCCAATTAACAAAGACACAATCCAAACAACTATAATAATCTTAAACCAATGCTTGTGGCAGAATACTAACATAGAGTTCTGATACAAGTCCTTTGCATACTTAATTGGAATACGAGGAATGTTCCACGTAGTACTTAACACTTTCCAGAATCCAATATGCTTAGGAGAGTGCGGGTCGTGTTCGGTGTCAGCATGCGCATGGTGTAATCGATGACTAGCTATCCATCCAATTGGCGATTTTATAACAACAACCATTAACATTGCCAGTCCAATTGCTTCAAACCATTTTGGTACTGCAAATTGTCTGTGACAATAATATCGATGTAGCAGAATACTTGCTGCCCAGTGAGATATAATAGTTCCCCATAATAGACCAAGGAGTATAACATAAATCCAATCCATTATATGTTTCTCACAATGTCAATACTATCTTGCCACGTCTTTGTATTACTTTCAAAATTAATATTACAAATCACCCGATGTTTTGTTCCAGTATTAATTGCTTCATGCCACTGCTTGACATTCCACAATACCGGTTTATCAACTAGCGCATATCTACAAGCAACATCGTCATTTGTAAACAAGTACTTGTCAGATCCTTTGTTATATTTTTTCCAGTAATATTCGCTCCAGTATACTCCGACATTTGGATCTTCTGGAATATAGCCGTCTACGTCTTCATACATAGGCCAACTTGTTAGTGTATTTTCGTCGCAGCCTGCAACTGGAAATATTAAACTTGCTACACTTGTTTTTGTATGGTGCCTGTGTCCAAAAAATAAGTGCTCAACTGCTTTGAATTCAGGCTGAGTCGGATCTGCTTGGAAGAACTTTAGGCTTTGTGTAAAACCGTGTTTGTGCAGGGCTTGTGAAAGTTCTTTATGCTCAATTAAGTCAGAGGTATTAATAACTTGCATAACCGGCTTGTCCGGATCATACAAGTTATAATGGTCTTTATAGTTATTGATAAAGTAGTTGGTTTCTGGATGTTGTGTATATATGTTAGGAAGGTGTGCAAATATTTGCTGTATTTGCTCATATATAAATTCTAAGCCGGGCGTCCACTCTAATTCATGTACAAAATCTTTTGCAAGTACTGGATCTGTTAATATTGGCATTATCGATTTCCTATTATTGTTGCTACTAAATGCGATCGAACACTTTTACTACCGTTGAAGACCGAATGCAAAATAGTAGTATCGGTAAAATACCATTTATTTTTTTCTAAATGCTTCACTTGATCATCAATTACCATAAAACACCCAGTGTGTGTGTCTATTGGGAAATGCACTCTTGGATGGTAGTCAACATGCCAAGACAAACATGTCTTGGGATGTAGATTCATTATGCGCACTCTACCTAGGATATACTTATCACTAAGCGCATTGTATACTTTTTCAAAACTTGTATTTATAAATTGGTCACATAATATTGTAAAGTCGGATTCGTTAAGTATAACTTTATTTACAGGAACGTCAATATTTCCATCTTTGTCAACCGTTGAGTTATCCCAGTCGTAATACAAGCTACCGGTTCCTAATAAGTAGTCGGTATTTTTTCCTGGAAGAGTATTTAAACAAATTTGTGAACCATTATTATACTTAATAATGTTGTCATCTACTAATTTCGTTAGGTCGGTATGTAAGTCAAAGACCGGTAAGTCAGCAAGTTCAGTGAAATGTTTCATATTAGTATTTATGTTAAGGCAGTTTACGTTTTGGAATTTTAGAATCGGCACTGCTTACACAACTGTCTGTTATGCACGGCATTGCTTTGTTAAATAATTTAAACCCAGTTTCGACATTACCGAGCGGCACATCATGACATGAGTAGCTTCGTTTAACCGATCCGTCGGGTTCACGTATTATAATTCCTTGATACCCAGCGTTGCAACTCCATCCTTTGAATTTATTGAAGTTAAAAGCATTGAATCGTTCAGCTTGATCCATGTACCATTTTGTACCGTCCTTGTCTTTGAGTTCTATCTGCATATGCCACGGAACACTTGCGTCGTTGTTGCCTACTACTTCTTTTGGTATTTCAAAAGTTGCTTTGGGACGATTAGCCCATGTGCGTTTAGATTCTGTATAGGCGCGCTGCGGCATGCCGTTGTGCAATGCCTTGAGTATTTCTTCGGAATAACCGTCTACAATTCGAGAAGCAGTTGGGTCACTCATCGGCTTGAGCGTAACATTAATTCCTTGCTCATGAAAGAATAATGCGTTATTCCAATCTTTGTCGAACCATTCAGGAACCATAACCATATTAATGGTAACTTGTACATCGTGTTCTTGGCAATATATCAACTTGTCTGCAAAGTCTTGCATTTTTGCAGTCGTGTCCAAGTGCTCTGTGTGCAAACTTGCAGTAATACTTGCGCGATGGAATGACTTTGTAATTTCTACATACTCCTCAAACCAGCTCATAGGGCGCGAGCAATTGCTGGTCATGTGTGTTGATGTGTAATTTGTAGACCCGACGTCAGCAGCAAGGTGTTTGAGCATGTCAAGGTACCCTGGGTGGAACGTGGGTTCGCCACCGCTCAACGAAAAGTGAAAGCTGTTAAAGCCATTTTCTCTAGCTTGTCGTTTGATCTCGTCAATTGTTTTTAAACAAAGCTCGGTTGGCCTGTGATCTTTTTTATCAGATCGAGCGTAAGGCCAGCAATCATATTGTTCAAACAGTGTCGTTAATACTGTCCCGGAACGTATCCAGCTGCATGTTACCATGCAGATCAGACTATATCATCATCCCAGTTGTGGGATGCTCCCCGTTTCGACTCACATGAGCCTACGTCTTTCGACTAGTCGTTGAACCTTCTTTGTGTAACAAAGCTTGGCTGCTGATTGCCCAAAAGCATGGGGTTTCCAGCAATTAAAGGAGTTTTCGACCATTGTTACCAATGGAAGTCGCATTGATGTTTACGAACAGCGGTAGTTACAGAAGCGGCCCAAGATCCAGCTCACTGTAAATAGATCTCTGTATAGCATTGTTCGTTGCCCAACACTTACTATATCATCAAATGGTATTTTTGTGAAGTCATATTCACTCCATTTTAAATTATTGTTCATATATTTGCCATCCTTTGCATGATTTGGTTTGCTGTAATAAATCTTCTGTCATACGTTTAGTATAACACCATTGTAATATTATGTCAACTATTTACTTTATAGCTGCTGTTTGGTAAAATGGTCACGATTATTTTGCTTGCACGCCTGTATACATTTGGGTATCTTGTTATCACTATCCCACGAATTCATAATATCAGTAAATACCTTTCCGTGTAGTGCCTGCTTAACAGACACATTTGCCAAGTTAATATCATTTTTGTAATCGTTGTCAACTAGTATTTCTTCAAATCTATCCTTTGATTTTTCTGTTACTGAAAACTCCATCATCTTACTGTTGAGATGACAGCACGGAATGACATTACCCATGTGATTAACAAATATACGCTTTTGGCCACTGTATTTGCAAGATATACATGGTGACTCATCAGCCTCTATTTTTTTGTGCGTTATACCACTAGTATCAGGTCGATGACTAATAATGGTTTTAAAATCTTTAAACCCTTCGTCCTTGGCCAGTTGTTTTGCTATATGAGTTTGGTGCTGATTGTGTTCAAATTCAATATATTGCCAAACTGATTGGCCGCCTGCTGCAATAAACGATCTATAATTGGTTTGTACCTTTTTAAAACTACTGCCTTCTCGGTAGATCTCACTTGTTTCGTCAGCTCCGTCGATCCCCCAAGTAACTCTGTGACTAGCAGGTAATATGCCTGCTAGCTTCGCCCACCAACCAGCAGTTCGTAAACTACCATTGGTAGCAATATTAATGTGTACGTTCCAGTCTGCAAAATGTTTTATAATTTCAAAGAAATCAGGATGTGTAGTAGGTTCGTCTACACTGCCGCAGAAATTAATAATCTGCATGTTTGGAAACATTGATTTTTGAAATCTAGTTCTTATGGTGTCCAAGTCTAAGTATGTTTTGTTTAATATTTTGTCTGCATGATCGGACAATACACGAAAGCATCCTTTGCATTGTATGTTACAATAACTTGTAAGTTCGATGTCTATCCACTCTAATGTATCAGTTGACCACATTAGTTATACTCCGTAGGGATTATTGGTGCGGATTTTGGTACAGGTGCTTCGCTATTTTTAAAAACGTCCATATTTACATGACCAGATAACACAGTTTTATAATTCTCAGGATATGCACTCTTTGGAGCGCATAACCCGCAACCACAAGTGTGTTTAGGACAAACAATTGTGGGCATGGTTTTGGTTTCTAGTTGATGTCTTAGTTGTGCAAGAATAGCTGCGCCTTCGCTTATTTTGCCAATAGGGCCGCGTGTTTGGTCAAATTTTGCTTGACATGTTTGGTGATGAAAGACTTGATCGGTTTGCTGCTCAAGATGAAGAAAGAACCAATTGACGCTGCAATGCCACCCCTTGAAGTTTCTAAAGTCTACAAAGGTACTTTTCTTAGATTCTGTTTTGCTGCTCAAGCACATTTCTCTACTACCACAACACGGGCGGCCGATTGCCCATCCGTCTTTTTTAGATGCAGGCTTTTTGACTTGGACTTCTTCTAATTCCTCTTCCACACCTTCTATTTCTACTTCTTCCATTAACTTAGGCAGCTTATCAGTTGATTTGTGCTCTTTGTTTAGTTCTGCATTACGATACTTCCAGTAATTTTTCATAAAGTCTAGTTGTTCGTCAGTGTACTGGTGTGCAAAGTTGTCTCGACTGCCGGCTTCTTCGCCGATGATTCTAGGTACATATTTTACACCAGCGTCTTCTAGAAAATTACAAAGATCCTTGCATTCGTCAAAATGTTGTGCGTGAAACATTACGTTTACATTCATTGTAAAGTTATGCTGTGGGCCAGATTTGTGAAATTGCATAATTCGATCTCGTACTTGCTTTTTGAGCTTTAGGTCGCTTTCTGCATGATAACTCACAGTGATGTGCTGCAAATTTTCCATTATTCTTGTAGCCATTTTTGCGCCCATTGCACCATTACTGGTTAATGAAAATCTAGCTCGCCATTTATCTTTATACTTATTAGCATGCTCTTCTTTTAAGTATTGAATAAATGTTATAAAGTTAGGGTTTACTGTGGGTTCTCCGCCTGTAAAACTAATAGTGGATGATTTGTGATCTCTGTGTTCCATGTATGTATCAATATATTCAAACACAAAGTTGGCGTTATTTTTTAATTCATCTAATGTAGCATGGGCACTAAAGTTGTCATGTCGATAAACGGGGCAATAACTACAATCATAATTACAGCGTCGCCCTAAATCCCATGTAACCTGAAAAGCATTTCCAGTTAGCAAGTCTACTGTATCAAAACTCATTTAAATATATCCTTCATTTCTGGAAATGTTTCTGCAAATTTATTGCCGCGTTGGGTGTCACAGAGTTTTAAGAATTCTTGCATCTCTGGAAGGCGACGACTCCAGTCTTCACTTTCCATAAACTGCAACATACCGTTGAGGCGCTGTATACCGTACTCTGCACTGCGCCATTGTTCGTAATCAACTTTACCTTTATGCCACTCAGGAATACCTAACTCCCAATTGGCTTCCCACCACGGATACCAAGCTTCGTATTTTTCTCTGCATTCTTGTTTGAACCATGCGGGCAATGATTTAACATTCAAGTGTGCAGGCCAATATACAAAATGCTGACTAATTCCGCCTGCACCGAACGGCCACATATTAATTTTCTTAAACCCTTGTTCTAATTTCCATTGTATGAAATCTGGAATATAGTATATGTTCAACGCCTGCACTGCACATGCAATAGTAACTTCGACATTGTCGCTGGTCTGTGTATCAAGAATGTGAAATACTTCTTCTTGTCGTGTCCATTTGCTAGGATATCGAATGTAGTCGTTCATTTCTTTTATACTATCTATCGAGTAATGAAAGCGTACAATTTTGAATTCCTTCCATAGCTCAAATAAATCAGGTCTCCACTCAACTCCATTTGAGTTATAACGTAACTCGAGATTCTTAGCATAGCCCATTTTGATAGCGTGCTCGAGTATTTCATAATGTTCCTCAATAATCAAGCTTTCGCCACCTGCGAAATAAATTTGTTGCATGGTTGCCATTTGCTCGTAAAACTGTGTCCAAAACGTTGGATTTTGTTTGTGCCAGTTGTAGCTCGATCCGTTTGTGCTTCCTTTATCTTGCCACTGCATAATCTCTTTGAGACTTTCATTTTTAACGGCTGGGAATATGGACTTATAATCTTTTATCCATCCGCTACTGTCATGGGGACTACACATAACACATGCCAACTGGCATTTAGTGCCAAATCGTAAGTCTATATATGCTAGATTTGGCGGAACTTCGCCGTCCTCTGTAGTGTCTGCTAGTATCTTCTCAAGGTCGACTCGTTTGCTCCAGTAATTGGTTTCCCACTGCCGTTTACTACGATGTCCAGCTGCTTCTTCTTTGAAGCATTTTAAACAACTAGGAGGCTTTTCTCCGTTGAGCATTTGCTTGCGGACGTTTTTCATATAGTTGCTGTTCCAAGCAGTCTTAAAATCACTTACATTTAAGTTGTTTGGCTTACCGTCGTCTGTTTTAAGAATTCCCACTTGCCCACCGTGTTCTGTGTCGTTTGTTGGGCCAACACTACTAGCGTTGGCAGTGCAACAAACTCTGAGACTTCCGTCAGGGCGGGTAGATAAATGCATCCAAGGTAAGATACAAAATGTTTCTGACGGAGGAGTAATTTTATCTGTCATGTAACCCTACTTTTTCTATTGCCCAGTTGCGCTCGACACACCAAAAACACTTACCACATTCTGGTATGTGTGCGTCAGGATTTTGAGTGTACCATGTAAAGTTCATTCCTGATGACAGGTAAGTATTGCTATCGCCTTCGCAACTTCTAGTGATATACAATAATTCGAGTATATCGTGATTCACGTATTGCCGAATTACCCAATCTTTTTCTGTTAATCGAAGAGGTGTAAGACTCCATGATGTAGTATCGTCTGCTATATATGCAAGAGAGTTTAGAGATTGTTCGATGTTGTCTCGATTCATCATCCTATCGAAAATTTCATACCCTACCGTTGGATTTTTAGTAGTAGCATTGTAACATGCATTATACTGATGTGTCACTGCTAGATACTTATTAAACGATCCAACCATAATCTGATCCATTGATCGGCCATTATGAATATTGCCAATTGCGCCGTGTTCGAGCTCAGGAGGCAAATAAGTCACTACTTGATGTGTAATTATGTCAGGAAATCTATTTTTGAGCCACTTATAAACGTTAGTCGATACAGTAGATTGCCACGGTCGGGTAAACCAATTGCGTACAAATGTAATTATCTCAATTTTGCAGTTGTAATTATTATCTTTAATGGTTGTGGCCATCAAAAATGCCATTATGGCACTATCGGCGCCGCCGCTGAGATTGATTCCCACCTTTGTCCATTCTGGATTCATCGGAATTACAACATTATCAAAGTTGTGGGCCTTTAATCCAATTTTGTTAAGTGTATCAGGGGTTGCACCAGTAGCGGCATTTGCCCATGCATACGAACTGTTGTACTCAGCTGAATTGTATAATGATTGATTCATGTTGTTATTTTCCTACTATATTAGTATATATTTATATACGTATATTTCTGCTGCTGGTAATCTGAACTACAACACAAAATTATTGTTTTATGGTTATTTCATTATGATATGCTTTGTTATGAGCGCAAGTTAGTATACACCGTGACAAATGCTGTGCGTGGGCCGGATTCCAACTTTGTTCTAACACTTCAGAAAACCAATCATGAGATAATACGGCGTCTATATCCTGATCCTTGACACTGTTCCATCCGTTTGTGTATTTTGATAACTTGTCTGTAATTTGATCTCTATTTTTAAACGTGCTGTCCCAAAGAAAGCAACATGGCCAAACTTCAAGCTGGGCACTAATAAATATTTCGGCTTCGTGTACATATTTGCAAGTGATCGACGAAACCACTCGTTGTGTTTGGTAGCTATCGTTATTTTTATAGTTTTCAATAAATTCAGCAAGTTCATAAACCTGTTGTTTTTTAGTATGTTCTTTTTTGCCAGAGGTTGTAATTACACTTTGTTCAGTAACTAGTTTTTTTGTATTAGCATCTCGTTTCTTTATAATAGAAACCCAGTCGTGGTAACTGTTTCTCATTCCAGTTCTAGTTGCAAACTTGAACCCCAGCGACTTAGCATGCGCCTCAGCAGCAGGCAACTCATACTCATTGTGATCAAATACAATAAATATCCAAGTTGCAGCAGAGTGGCCAGCGCCGCCGGCTCGGTATGCTTGCATATTACGGTCGATTACTTTAAAGTTGGTGTTTACCCTATAGACGTGATTGGTTTCTCTGTGGCCGTCGATGCAAAAGTTGATCTCGACATTCTTTGTTTCTTTGCTCAACTCGCCAAGTCGGTGCCACCACGTTGCTGTTTGATAACCGCCATTGGTGCTCAATTGACAAAATCCGCCGTTGGTGGACAGATATTCTACCATATCGACACATTCTATGTTGAGTGCCGGGTCGCCAAGCACTCCGCAGAATTTAAATTGCTTGCCTGCAATATATTCTCGCGAAGGAAACAATCGCTTTATATCAGCAAGTCCAAACCCAGTGACTAAAAATTTACCAAAATTCTGCGTTCTTGCACAACCAGGGCAAGCTGCATTACAATCACTTGTAATTTCTAATTCGACTTTTTTGATGTTTAATAAGTTCATATTTGGTTACTTAACTGAAGTCCTTGCATAATATGTTTGTAGATTGGACATTAAATTTATCTGAGTCATATAATACTTTTCAGTATATTCTAAATTTTGTACAAATGTAAACGATTCAGGATCTATTATCTTAACTTCGTTCGAAGTTGTTAGCACAATATTGCTTAGACTTAAATCACAGTTTACAAAAAATGTGTTGTTTTTTAACTTTTTAGATTCCTGCATTGATTGACTCCAAGTATTATTTATAGTGATAATTATATCACAAATTAAGTCTTTGGTAATCAAGTGATAGTATTCTTCTCTTTTCAAAACACTTTCAATAGTATCAACAATATCTAAAAATTCCATGGTATATGTTTCATGGTCAACCAACCCAAGTACCTTTACCAATGCAGGATTAGATTTTGACAAGTTAGAGTAATGTTTTAACCATTGTTGATTAATTGGCTGGAAGTTGGTGTTGCGTACTGTTTTAAAGACAATATCATCTTTAAACTCGATCTTCGAGTATCTGTCTATCATTGGTATTATTTCTCTCAATACTTATATTAGTCTATTGTAGCACACATTATTTCAATTGTCTAGTATTTAGGCAAAGTATTTGTTTATTAAATATTCTGCAAAAAGTTTTTGACTTTTGGGCCCAGGGTGAGAGTTGTCTAGCGCTCTGTCTACTTTAAAAGATTGCAGGTTTTTATCTGACATAGTAATTGACCGGTCAATGTTTAAAGTTTTTGGATGTGCGTCTACCGGTAATATATTGTATGTTTTAATACCGAGTGATCGTAATTTTAAGTTGATGTAATTGATGTACACACAACGCATGATAGTTGAATCCCAATCGTTGTGTAAAAATTTGTAATATGGTTTTGATGGCTTGTCATACTTCCACGTTCCTATCTGAACGTTAGTGTGCTGTTTTATAATGCAATGACGGTCATTATGACTCCACTGTATTACGCAAATATCAGACAAATCGAAATTAGTATTGTCAGCGATGTGCATAATGTGTTTATCGCCGGCGCCAGGAACAGATAAGTTTACCAGTTTGCGCCTTAAATGAGTGGCAACTATCTGAGCAAAGCCCAACTTACTAGGTTCATCCAGCGGATGAACACCGTCGGAGTGTATACAATCGGCCAATCCGTGTCCAAAAGTGTATGAACATCCAATTGTTATTAACTTATTCATACAAGTATTTATGCCAAGAATTATTACTTAAACTGCGCCGAAAATGGATCAAACTCGGCGCCGCACTTCATACTGCATACTTTTAATTTTCCGTCGGCGCAGCTGGGTTTGTTCCAACTTGCTTCTATGTTTTCAAATATGCCAGTATCAAACACAGCTTTTAACCCGTGTATCTTGGCATTGACTGCATCCTTGCCGCCGGCTTCATCAATAAAGTCCCATACTTGTTCTACTTTGGGATCATTGGTCCAGCACAACACATCAGTATCTTCTTGTAGGAAGTCGCAGCCCTTGCAGTAAGAAATACTGTCAAAGTCACCTGCATTGTGTTTTTCTCTTAGTTCGGTATAAAGATTGCCTGTCCAAATTTCTTCAAAGGTTTGACTCGAAAGATGTCCTAGAACACTTTTACTTTCGCTCGGCGGTCCTAGGACCTGACAACACGGAGTTACTGCTGCTGTCATACCGTTAACTCCTCCGGCACGAACTGTTAGTTCCTCAGCAGACGGGCGGCCACAACTTCGTTTTTTACCAGAGCGAATGTATTCCGGAGAATGATTTCCACTCCAGTTGTGCATTTTCCAGATATAAGAAATTACGCCTGTGGGAATAATAAAATTATTTTTATATTGTTCAGCTTCCCATTCTGCATTTTTAGGGTCTAAGATTAGATGATAACTCTGAACAGAACATTTAGAATTTACTTCTTTCACGTATGCGGCTGCTTCAGTGGTATTTGACTTTATTAAATCCCAGTTATCTTTACTCATCCATTTCTGGTACAATTCTCGATTGTACCCTATTACAGAAAATCTAATAAGCGACAATCCGGCATCAATACAGTCTTTCATGTACTGCCCTGTAAATTTAGCACCGTTGCAATATAAGTAAGACTTTAAGCCACGTTTAGTACATGCTGCGATATACTCATGGAGGTCTTTTGCCATAGTCGGTTCGCCTGATCCCTCAAGATTAATCACTGGATATCCGTATTTAGGAGTAATTTGATCAAGAATACTTTCAAATTGCCGCAATGGCATTTTTTTTAAAAATTCTTTTTCTCTGCCTTCGGCGGATCCCTGAGGACACATTTGACAAGTATAATTACAACCTCCAAAGACTTCAATTACTGCGCGTTTTAAATTTAGATGTTCAAGGTCAATACTCATACTCAATATATACCAATGCTATTTAAACTGCCTAGTATTACCATAATGAATCACAGTGACATCATCATTGGTATATGTACGCCAAGGATCAACTACAATGCTGTCATCTGGGATATGACAATACATTTTTTGTGGATTATCGCTGCCCAGATATTTGTATGTAGTGTTTGAATCGTGCGCCAGTAAAAATACACATGGTGTAATTGGTGTATACTTGTCGCCTGTTAACGGATCAATATAGATAGGTTTGATTCCTAACTGTTCACAAAAATGCCCCACTAATAAACTGTAACTGCCGTCGATATAAGACACACCGGGTTTGTATGACTTGCCGTGTATTACAATATCCATATTATGGAATTTACTTTGGAACACTAACTGTTTGGCAATATTCTTAGCTTGTATGTCACGTGCGTTCATGATAGCGTCAAACATATCATACCCTAGATTTAACTTTTCTGCCATGTAGCGCAATGCAATGTTATCACGGGGATGGCAACCGCCCCCGTCGCCCATACCAGCAGTCATATACTGCGGGCCTGTAATGCGCATGGTTGACTTGGCCAAGGCTTCTGTTACAATATCTACGTTGATGTTGCCTTGTGCTTCTGCTACGTCTTGAATCATGTTGACAATGCCAATCTTTGCACTAATCATAGTATTATAGAAAACCTTAATGCACTCGCACTCGTCCCATGTACCAATTTCATAACGTGGATTATTTTGCATAATTGTTTTATAAAAATCAACTAACATTTTAGCGTCGCCAGTTTGTGACCCATCTTCTGTGCCGATCATTACCATCTCTGGATTAACCATGTCCCATGCTACACTGCCCATTGCAATAAGGTATGGATTGTATATGAACCTAGTGTTGGTAACAATAGGGATAAATTCTCTGCGCGTTGTGCCTGGTAACACTGTGCTGATCAATACCAGTAATTGGTCCTCGGTCATATGCTTGTTGGCTTCTGCTATCACCGATTTGACAATGTCATAGTTGAAGTCTTTAGGTGCAAGGTGTGCTGTTGGTGCTCTGCCATCATACTCTGGATCGTGTGGTGTTGGCACTGCAATGAACACAATGTCTTTGTCTTTTACACATTCTTTAATCGAGTTTGCTATTGTTACTACTTCGGAAGTGCATTCAGCAATGTCATATCCTACTACATTGTGTCCACCGTCTGCTATAGCTTCAGCACACGGCATTCCCAATTTGCCAATGCCAATGAATCCTATTTTCATTTAAAAGTACTCCTTTATCAAGTATTCTGCAAAGCGTTTATTGCTTTTTTTTCCTGGATGTTGCTTGTCCAATGCACAGTCAACTCTAAAATATTGTAAGTTTTTATCGGACATTTTAACTGACTGATTAATATTCAAATCACACAGGTATGCATCAATTGGCAATATGTTATATGTAACAATTCCAAGAGACTGTAACTTTAAGTTAATATAATTAATGTATACATCACGCATAACAGTTGCATCATTCTCGTTGTGTATGCTTTTATAATACGTTTTAGTTATTTTATTATCCATCCACGGGCCAATCGCAACAGTTTCTTGTTTGTTTAGAATGCAGTAACGGTCATTATGACTCCACTGTATTAGGCAAATGTCATCCGGATCAAATAAAGTATTATCTACTATATTCATAATTTGTTTATCACCTATGCCGCATTGTGCTAAATTAATTAGAGATCTCTCTAAATGATCGGCTACAATCTGAGCATACCCTAACTTACTAGGACAAGGTCCTTGGGCATTACTGTTACTATCTATACAATCGGACAACCCGTGGCCGTATGTATAAGAGCATCCAACTGTTATTATTCTACTCATGCAAGTATTTATATAGGGTATCTTGCAGTATAGAGTCCATCATGTGTGATCGGTAACTCATTATTGCAAGATTGTGTACAAGTATACTTTTGATCTTAATCATGTCGTTGTATAATTCGTCATCGGGCCTGTCAAAAAATTTAACTGCAGAATCTATTGCACTGTTAACTCGCGTTGTGTTATCTATTTTACTGTCGTAACTCTCATCTAGTACACTATTAAATGTTTTATATCCCATACTTTGTAATGTGCCTAACGAATTTGGTTCACCTAGTATTACAAAAGGCTGCATATACATAATAGGCTTAAATATTTTTTCACTAAAAAACATTCTGCCTGGCGTATTGTACTGATAAGTTTCAGGACATATGTGGAGAAAAGAATCATAAAATTTATCTGTGGCCCAATCCGACACTGGGTTATCTATTTCAGGATTTACATTATCATTAATTTTAAGAGGTATGTTTTCTTTTATACTAGACTGTATGTACTTTTTATAAATTTCTGGAGATTCTTGTTGGAAAAGAGCTTCTTGGATATCAAAATAACCATCTGCTGTATCACCGCATTTCCCCATTGATAAATATCCTCTATCAATATGAGGGTATAGCAATGTTACTCCTGCAAATCTGCCTGCATGGGGGCGACGGTTTAAACAAATAAACTTTTTTGCGCGATGCTTTTTTTGAGAAATTCCCAAACTTCCATGCTGTATTAACCACTTTGTATTTTCAAATTTAGTTTGGTACTCCCAAAAATTATGATACGCTGTTTTCATGCCAGGGGCTTCTGCTAGATTTGCACAAACAAATACAAAGTTATCTAAACTAATATCATACCGTTTTATAAAAGGAGCAACCAACGATTTCCACCAATTCCAGTCCCACCCTTCGTAAGAATTGTAGACTAGGATTTTGCAGCGGTTGGCTTTAATATCGCTAACAACAGAGTCTGGAATAATTACTTCGTCTATTACTTCTTCAATAGAAGTAAGCGATGGCAAAAACGGAAAATAGTATAAACTATCGCTTTCTACTTTATCTCTAAACACAACGTCAAATGGTGGGCCAAATAAACCAAAGTATGCATCAGGTGTGTTGTGTCCTATGATAAAATAGCGATGATCTAAATATCGGTGGGGGGGGCCGCAGCAATATTTAAACTCTTGTTTGTCTTCGGGCAAATCAGTTCTGTAATATAAAGGAATCTGTGTCATAATAATACTTACCTAAACTGTGCTGCAAATGGATCAAACTCGGCGCCGCACTTCATACCGCACACCTTTAGTTTTCCTTCGCCAACACTAGGTTTATTCCAGCTTGCTTCTATATTTTCAAATATACCAGTATCAAACACTGCTTTTAATCCGTGTATCTTAGCATTAACTGCATCTTTCCCGCCTGCGTCATCAATAAAGTCCCATATTTGTTCTACTTTAGGATCTTTGTGCCACCACTTGTACATTCTGCCAGCAGTCCAGCAACAAGGCATTGCTAGTCCTTCGGCTGTAATGAACAAGTTTCCTTCGTCCTTTACTTTGCACTTAATAGGGGCGGCGTCATAGTATGAATCCATGCTACCGTATTTGTCAACGATAACATCTTGCTTTTTAAGAGCTGAATTTTGGTACTTTGCATCTGGTTTTTTAAGTTCTGTAGTGTTGTTGCCTTTGCCATTAACTGCTTGATGCGAATCTTTTTTCTCAGTTTTAGATGTTACAAATCGCCCAGTTTTCTTTGCTACAAACCGTTCAAACCCCATTTGTTTGCTTAACTCTTCGGCTTCTTCTACTTGGTGCTGATTATGTTCAAATATTAAAAAATCCCATCTGGCTCTGCCGCCAGCAGCAATGAAAGCCCGCATGGATCTTTCCACGTTAGCCCAAACAACGTTTTGTCTATACTTGTGGTTGGTATCCTCTAGTCCGTCTACACTAAAAATAACTGCGCCCATTCTTCCATATACTTGAGCAAGCTTTGTCCACCATTGTGCGCTTTTAGCTCCGGCATTTGTATTCATGCTTAGCCACATTGTTGAATTGTGACTACGAAAATACTCAAAAATTGCCAACGTGTCACGAGCAACAATTGGATCACCCAAGTTGCCGCACATGTACAACGTGTCAAGTTGCTTGATAAAGTCGGGTTCAAACATAACTTTGATATCGGTCAGTGTAAGTTCGCTCAAATCAATATGCGGATTGACATCTCCGCCGTTTTGATTTCTATCGCACATAGGGCAAGCTGCTTGGCAATTTTGTGTATTTTCTAAATGTATTGTTCTTATGTCTTCGTATTTGTACATTGATTTTCCATTACTAATTTTATGTCCATGCCTGGTCCTACTTTACTAGGTAAATCCCCATGCTGTTCTACATACCAGTTAATAACAGCTCTGTACCAATTTTGACTATTGTGATGCGCCTGTTGGTTGAATTGCCAAATGTTGTCGTTGGTTGCTTGCATGGTACTTAGTGCTCTTGCGCTTTCTGTTTGCAATTCTCGCAGAGATAATTTATCTATATCCAATTTTCATAAACCTTGTATATTTTGGTAATTGTAATTCTCCAAGAAACAAACATTCTTGCATGGGCGCAGTTTCACCAAATGAATCCATATCAGCGGAGCAATTAATATGTTCTGATATTTCAAAATAATTATTACTCTGAAGTATTACCAATTTACCTTTGGGAATTTTTGCATACCATTCTTCAAAGTTGCCGATATGCTCACAACTTGTATTAACAACGGTGTCAGGAGAGTCTAGAATGTAACACATTTTTTTATTAGAATTACTCCACGATTTTGAAGAATGATTAGAATAATCAATGTCCATTATATCCTGTGTAATTGCTTTAAATTTCCATTGATCGACTAGCCACGGCTTATTGAATATTTCAGCTATTTTCTCGCAACTGGAGTCGACATCAAAACTACGTATCTTGGTTATATTCAATCCGGATTCGAACAACAGAGTTGATAGTATAGCATACCATCCAGCACACAGAAATACTGTGCCTAATTCAACATCTAATTCTTTAAGTATCTTAATTAGCCATTGTTTACTTTGTAGCTGTCCTCTACTAAAGCAATTGTTGTCTATTTCCAAGGCAGGATTGACAAAGAAACTTTTAAATGCCGCGACAAGGTGGCTATCTGAGTATCGTGCAAGCACCGGCCATAATTTCCATGTATTGTCTTCAAGAACTAACTTTCGTAAATCGTCGTCAGTTACTAGTCTAAATACACTGTGTAAATTCTTTTCCATTACTGCTTTACGCAATTCTTCTGTATCATGATTGTCAATTATTCGAAATACACTATGTAAATTTTGTTCCATTACTGCTTTACGCAACTCGTCAGATGTATTAGTTAACCTAAAGATACTAGATAAATCCTGATCAATGTATGCACGTCGTAAGTCTGCTAATTTTGAATTAGTAGGATACAACATTTCAAATCTGTCTAGTAGTTCATAAGTGTGCATCATTAAATTTCTCCTTTAGCCAGTTAAAATCATTTATTTTTTTTAATGCAGCAATGTTGTCTTTATTTCTTGTGCCATATGCTGCGCCAGCTTTTGCTCCAGATATTGCATATTTTCCAAATGGCTTTTTAATCCCAACTGTGCACCATGTATATAATCGTTGTTGAGTTTCTGTATCTTGCTGTCTGTCAATGATTCTTGATGACAGTTTAACACATTCTCTAAATGCGCTTTTCCATGTGCTGTAAGGATCTGTGTTAAACAAAGTAATGTTGCTAATTACAGGCATCAACTTAAATTGATTACTGATGCTAGTAGTCATATCCGTCTTACCAATATCCATGTTTTCTGTAAGCTCCCTAGGTAGTAATTTTACGCCTCCATAGCCGTAAACAAGATCATTCACTGGATTTTGACTACGCCAAACATGCACACAAGTTAAATTACTGTCATGTACTTGTAAGTTAAATGTAAAATCATCAACTATAGTTGCATCGGCATCGACTACCCAAAACATTTTAGATTTACAAAGTTTGGCGGCGGCAATATGTGCATTATGAATTCCTTTTACGCCGTGCACCCGAACAGCGCGGGGCGCAATCTTTAACAAGACTTGATAGTTTTCGTCAGCATTGGGTTCTTCGTAACTTATAAACACAATGTCATAGGGCTTTGGTGTAGATGCTACAATTTTATGTTCAATTCGGTTGACGGGAAATCTATATTCTATTTCGCGTTTTGAAAGCGGAGAGTGTTTGCTGCACAACAATAATCCATTGTAGTGTTGTTGACCATTTACATGATGCAAAAATGCATGAGATTTATTGCGCAAATCTTTATCGGTGTGTGGTATATAAAAATTGTTTGCCACATCGTAGTCAATGTTGATGTTTACTGAACTCATCCAAAACATTTCAGTTGTACTAGTTTCCATTGCATGTGTGTATTCCGCAAAAGTATCAATATTAAATATGTCATAGGGCTTTGGTGTAGATGCTAGAACTGCAACTTTCTTTGTATTATGGCAAAACCTTATTTGTATGTCGGCAGTAGTTAATATAGCAGTTTTTGGAATAAGTGAAATTCCGTCATAAAGATCTTTGCCATTTTTAAATACATGTATATAATCCTGACTCCAGTCATCAGGCACATAGTCAAAATCAAACGTATTACTAACAATTATATCATCGGGTACTATCCAAAAAAACTCTGTTAACGATTGCTGTTGTGCGTCAACAACTGATGCTGCATGTTTAACAAAAGGAAAACGCTGCACGATATCATCATGCCGGCTTGTGTTGTTACGTGCAACTGGTTGTATAATAATTATGTCAAACATGTATGATTATTCCTCAGTCGATTGCTTGGTCGGGTTAACAAAATATTCTCGTTGCTTTTCTTCATATAAAAATACTCCGTTGGTTAATATCGGCTTTGCTACAATTGCCCAATTGCGTTGCCCTTCTTTCAAGTAGTCTATAATATTGGTGCATTTTTCAAACTCTTGTGGATCTACAAACACGTCAATGGTTGTATTAACTCCAAGGTCATACAGATAATCAGCTAGCTTGCGTGTTTTTACTTTTTTTAAAGTTTCGTGATATGCACTGATGGTAATTGTGTCCAGCACTCTGGCTGCGGCAGTCCACCAAATTACTCCCGGTGCAGCAGTTGTGTTGATTTCCAACGTACAAGCATAGTGGTCTTTAAGATATTTACACAATGACAAAAAATCACTCCATTCTGTAACTTCTCGTCCAGTGAACAATATGTTGAAAATATTATCATCAGATTGCATGTGACTATCTAGAAATTTTGAAATGTTTTCTCTTACTAATTCTAAGTCAGAGAAAGGCTGATTAATTGGAGAAATTGTATATTCAAGTTTCATTGAAATATTTTATGTCTCTCTATCTACAAACTGTTGTCCGATTATACGAGCAGGATTTTGATATACGGTTTTAAAAAACTTGCTTTGGTCAGGAGCAAGGGGGTCGGCTGCAATCGGAAGGTCAAGTTTGTTGATTAGCATTTCTCCCATCATTTTTGTTTGAGACATCAAATCTTCTTCTTTGAGTTGACTGCCTGAATGTTCCCAATAATTATTTAAATATTTAAAGTCGCGAACTTGTATGTAATCCCAATCAGTACACATGGTATGATACAATCCTTCTCTTGCGCCATAAATTGCCCATAATCCATTTTTTACATCAGTGCCAGTCATTAACCATATATAAAGTCTGTGCATATTCTTCCAATGATTCTTTTGGAAGGCTTCTGGTGTCGGTTTAATACCCTGGTCAAGTGCCATTTTAACACCTTCTCTAAATCCTGCGCGCCATGCTTGTTGGGGACTTGCGTTGTTAAAGATTTCGCTGTAGCAGCCGTTCATTTGGATATATTCAATATCCCAACAAAAGTCAACTTGTGCATGTGGATTGTCATCTGGTGCATTTTCGTGTGTGCGCATGTTGAGCACATATTCTTTGGGCCAGCATTTGAGGCCGCCGTTGCCGTACATTAGTCCGTTGATATGATTTTTTGCAGTCCAGCTGATAACACATTTATCCAAGTCTTTGTGAGCGTCTAAATCAAACTCCCTTGACAGAAATTTAGTATCGATTATGTTGTCGGCGTCGACTGTGATAAATCGGTCTGTGTCACTTAATTCTGCACAGGCCTTGTGTGCAGCGTCAGACCCCTCAACACCGTGTATTCTCTTTGCCCACGGAATTTTTTTGCACAAGTCTGCATAATTTTTTTCTGCATTTGGTTCGTCATATGACAAATAAATAATGTCATGGTCTAGTATTTTAAATTTGTTATTCATTAATTACCTCATGACGATACGAATCAAGTCTCTTAATAGTATATACACTTAGTGCAGTAGTGTCTGACTCAATCTGGCTATTAAAAGGAATTTTTACACAATCATTTGATATTAATTCAATCAATTCAATATTAATCACTCTTTCCAAAGACTGAACATCGTTGTATCTTGTAATACTAAACATCAACGATGCATCGATAGAAATATTCTTTCCACTAAAATTATTTCTAACAGGGTCGCTCAACATTATTACCCATTCTTTTCGAGAGACGTGTTGAATTATTGTTAAGTCTGCAGACAGTACGTCTTTGCGGTCAATATAATGCAACTGATGATTGGCGTTGATAACTTCAGTATTTCGGTATTCTAGTACATAAGTTTTAATAACGGTATCAAAATTTATACAATATTGATGTAAGTGTTCTTTTCCACTAACTAGATCTTTGACTGCAAAGTCGTCCACTTCGATAAAATTTCCATCTGCATTTTTAGTATTACTAATACTTAACAGATTTCCCAAGTTGTCAAAATATACAAATCTTTTTGTAGGTATATAGATTAGATCTTCCATTTAAATTCCCAAGTATTCTTCATAAATTTTTATTATTTTATCAGTTGCAAAACTCTTTTCAGTGTAATGAAAAATTCCTTGCTGGTGATAATTTCCAATCTTTAGATTAAGAGATTTATTAAACGATACACTAACACTATCCTGCCATGAGTCGCTGGGTGATTTCCATTCCTGTGCATGCGCCTTCATATGAACGAAATTTGGATAGGCACACGCACTGGAAATAGTATCTTCCCAGCCTAATATCTTAGCAACAATGGCTGCACTTACATCCACACTTGGAAACTCCTGAATAACTTTTCCAGTTGCGTATTGTTCATAAAATACTTTCCAGTTTTTCATAACAATCTCAAGCCACTGATAAAATAAATGTGCTTCGGTGCTCTTTTTAAAGTAATGAAGTCCGCTGTATAAATTTGGAAGGTTGTTCTTCACAAACAACTTTCGGTAGTACGTGCTTGCAAGTGGGCTTCCTCTATATGTTAGCACATTGGTTGTATAGAATATTTTCTTGTGTTGCAGGGCTTCCCACCAATGCTGGATGTTATCCAGCACCAACATGTCTGTGTCTAGTACAATTGTGTTATCATAAGGAGTAATGTGGTATATTTTCCAACGATTTTCAATTTTCCATTGTGATTCGCTTGCGTCATCTCCCCACGGAATCTCAATTATATTGTCAAAAATATCATATTTACAATCGTCGTTTGTTATTAACGCTATTTTAGAATCAGGATTGGTTGCCTTTATGCTCAGCGCACACAAGTATGCCTGTTTAATATAATCATCTGAACTATTTTGTGCTAGTAATGTAAAATTAATCGGCATTGTCAATAATCCTATTAAGGCTAAACTTATTCATAATATGAACATTACTGCCAGTGGCTTGTATTGCAAAGCAATCGGCTGTTCCTTGTTTTTCAATTAAAAATACAAATTTATCATCTATAATTTTCTCAAGGTGATCTCGGTCAGTGATAAAATATTTTGTTCCCGGCATTGGGTTAACAAAATTTCCAGTTCTGTGGCCGTTCATTATATGTGCAGCAATGCTAAATGCAAAATCATTGCGAAACACGCTTGAAACAATTTGATAAACATTTCGATAATGATTCCAATTTTTGTTAATGTGATCAACTAGATCAAAAAATATTCGGTTTGACAAATTCTTTCTAAAAAACACGCACGTTGCCCAGTAAAACTTTGGGCCGCTGTCGCTTATAAATTTAAACTCGGACAAATCTCTCCATCCAGAAAACTCAAATGTATTGTCACTGTACATTAGTAAATCGTGAGTCTGGTCAAAGCATCGATTTAATACGTTGTTTGCAACAATGAAGTCAGTATCCAACAAAATTGTTTCATCATACGGAGTAAGACTGTATGCTGTATTTCGATCAGTGTTCTTGAACTGTAAACTTTTTCTAGTCCACGAACCGTCGTGGTATTTTTTGTATGTGTCGTTACCGGATGTATTTGTCAAAATTACTTTATCAAACGGATGATCCGGATATGCTTTCTCAAGATAGTCAGCAGTGTCTGTGATAATACTCACAGGAATTCCTTGGTATTCTTTAATTCTGTTTGCACAAAAGACAGCTTGTTTAACATAGTCAATTTCGCTGTTATTACGTGCTATTAGTAATGCACCCTTTGTCATTAACTAATAATACCTTCGACTGTGCGGTTGTTTTTTAATTTGGCAAATCCTGCCAAATACTTGTTACCCGCCTTGGTATACTCGGCTAATATGTCATTTACAAATTTTGATAAATTGTCAATATGAATAGGAGTTGAATTATCATCTATTAATACCGATTCATTGACGGTAGTATTAACCAACAATGTGCAAAAGCTAATTAATTCTCGAGTTAATGTAAATTGACCGCCGTTGTGGTAATAAATAATATCATTGTCGTATTGTTCTTTTAATAACCTTTTCTGATTGTCAAGTGTAATCATATAGTTACTAAAATCAAGTGCAGCTTTTAATTTATCATCCATTGGAAATCCTTGTTATATTATATAATAATACAACAGTTTTTTTATTATGTCAATTGGTTTATGCCGGCGGAGAGCCGTTGTTTGATGTTAACTGAACAACTGTTGCAATAATTGGTGCCGGAACATTGACTGCTGTATATGAAACAGCGTTGTACACAAAACTACTGTCGGGTCTAAATGTGTTAACAGTGCTAGTAGTTGTGCCGCCTACTGATTCGTCAATATTTCCTGCTGAGCCATCATCTATTGATATCCTAAATCTTAAAACAGTGTCACTGACAGTACGGCCGGCAATTGTGTAATCGTTGCTACTATACACACCAGACCCAGTTTTAGTATAAATTAATTGATACGTTGATGTTAGTGCATTGTATCCACTAGTAGAAGGTGTTCCGGAATTAGCAGTTAGTCGGTATTTGTCAAATTTTATAGTTCCTATTGCCGATAGCATATTTGCCCAATCGGTGTCCTTTGCGCCCGATCCAGCTGTTAAGCTTGCAGAAAATCTTAGTTCGCCGCCGGTTTCAAAATAATAGTCGCGTTCTGCTAGGCTAGCAAATGTAAAAGTAACTACATGATATATAGTTTGGTTATTAGAAGAATTTCCCCATGATGTGCTTCTTGCGCTCGCATCTGCAGTGCCAAGAGAAAAACTACTATCTGGCCAGCCAGATGTACTTCCGTCAAAATTGCTAATATCAACTACTAGTTGATTATAATCGTTTATGCCCGATGTTGTACTAGTTGATGTTGCCGTTTTTGCTCCAGTAACTTGATTAAATTCTAGAGAAACGTCGGCACCAATTGTTTGTCCGGTTGCAGGAACGTTGATAAGAGCGGAGATTGATCCAGCTTGATGAACATAGCAGCCTTGTGCATCAAGGTACAGTTCTTCCAGTTGTTGAGATGTAACTTTGCTCGATGTAGCAACCACCGGTGATGATCTTAAAGTTTGACCGTAGGTGGTATTATACACTGTTGATAGCGTGGTTCTTATATTATTATATTCTGATGCAGATATTACTCCGCCAACACTTACAGGCATGTATAGTCTCCGTTAACAGTGTATTTATTGCATCATGTACTAAGAGCACTAATGTTTGAAAACAACGGACTTGGTACCGAAACATATGCACCAGTTGCTCTAAATTGGTTAATTATGCTTGTGATATTACCAGTAACGTTTTCGTCAATTGATCCGCCAGGGCCGGTTGCCCCTGCCCCATCTATAAATTCGACCAGGAAAGTTAATGCGTCAGCAGTTGCCTTGGCACGAATGGTGTAAAAAGTGTCCGAATATCCAGTGGTTTTTGAGTTTGTATAAATTTGTACATATTCAGCATTGTCTATCAAATCAAAATTACCAATGTTTGCAGAAGTATCAGTTACAATTGTAGCAGTTGATACCGCTGTGGTATGATTGAAAATAATAGATTGCATACTGGATAAGAACGATGCCCAGGCTGACGATTTGGCATCTGCCGGGGCAGATAATTGAGCGCCAAATCGTATTTGGCCTCCGGAATTAAAGAAGTATCTCCGTGCATTTGCAGATTCAAATGTTACCCTAAACTCATGTGTGATTGTGCCATTCCAGGTGGTATTTCTAGTACTAGATGCTAGTGCAGAAGTTGTAGCTTCTGCAGGATCAATTTTAAAACGAGATGCTCCGGTAATTCCAGAAGTTATAGATTCATACTGGGTGTACGCGCTATTTGTAATATCAGTGTTAGCAGCAATTGACAGCAGTACCGGTAAAGCACCGTTTTGGTGAGCATGTATGTTAACAAGATCAGTTTTTAATCTTTGCATGTGAGTAGCAACAACTGTGGCGCCTGGCGCCACAGCAGAACTTGACAATACCTGTCCGTACCCAAAGTTAGTTGCCCCGTTGCCTAAAACTTGAGTTACAATTGTTTGCATTGCATTGTATCGTGCTGCTGAGATTATATCGCCTACGGCCATTATTTTTTTTCCTATAAACTGCTAGTTTTATTTATACCTTAAGCACACACTCAACTAATTTTTCGTCGTTGCTGTAATTTGACTCAAGTGATATTCCAACTAGTGCAGTAGTTGCAATTGTAGTACATACACCGTCGACCATTGCATACACTGCTTGACCTTTTTTAACTGGTCCTGATACTCTAACAGGTAGACGACCCTTTAGACCAACGGGCTGACCGTGTGCTTCGCTGTTCATTAAGTATGCAGGGTCAGTTGATATAACCCCAATGCAATGGTTACTCGCAGTAGCAGGTTCTACCTCGTAGTCAATACTTGCGCTAACTGCTACTGCGGTTCCAGGAAGTAGTTCTTCGTTGGTTGAATAATTTTCTGCTAAATCGGCATATCGAGCAGTTGTTGCTATTCCACGAAATACTACCGCAGTTATGTCGCCACTTGCATCTCTTGCTGCGATAGTATTTATAGAACCGGCAGTTGTAGCTGTTCTATATAAGCCGCTAACAGATAATGTATCTGCCTGTGTTGCAGTACCATTAAATGTAGTTGCATAAATGTTAGACCATCGTTCAGTAATCGTGCCCAATGCATACGTGTTGTTTACTGCTGGCTTAATTTCAGTGTTAGAAATATTTATAATATCTCCGTCGGCTGCATTTTGAATTTTAAGCAGGCCTCGTTTAAGTTGTATTATAGGTGTAAAAGCATCGGGTGCAATTTTAACAACTAGGTCGTCGTCATTGCCTAGTGTAAATCCAGGATCATTGAACTTAACAACATTGGTAAATACTGCATTATCAGTTGTAAGAAATTCTGCTGCGGTTTGGCCGTTTAAAGTTAATGCATTGCTTGCAGTTCCCCAATAAACATGATCGCTTGTAGTAACACCGGCTGTTGCTGCCTGAGTATTCACAAGCGTTGTACCTTGTTTGATTTCGTCAAACCCTGTGATTGCATCACCTGCTGAGATTGTAAATGCAGTCGGACTTGTAATATAAACAATGATATCTTCAATAGTAGCAGCAATAACTGCATGCGGATTACCAACCGTGTCAAAGAGCGTCAGTGATTGCATTTGAGTAAGTCCGGATCCTGCGCCCTGTGGTCCTACTAGTACCCACTCATTTACTGAATTTCTACTATAGAGCTGATTGGTACTGTTGTTCCACCAAAGTTCTCCCTCGGATAGACCAATTGGTGCAGTTGCGCTTACTTCGCCGCCGCCTGTTGTTTTCCAAATTGTACCATCATATACTCTAATTTTAGAATTAATACTGTCGTACCACAGCATGCCGGCGATTGGCCGAGTTGGAGCTGTTGACGAAGCAAAATTTTCTAAAAGGAACAAAAAGTTTTCGTTCTGTGCTTCGCCGTAGCCAGCAAAGTTTTTGCCAATGAATTTTACTTCAGTAGCTTGATTTACCGTTCCATCTTCAACTGTTGTTAAGACCGATCCGTTGTATCTGTTAATAATATAAGCCATTTATGGTTTAACCCCTATTGCGTTAATAGTATTTATCAGTTAAACATTATATCTTAGCTTACGTCTTCAATATAGGCCCAACTTCCGGCAACTACTCTAAATCTCTTCAAAGTACGTGCAACAGTTAATGCAAGTGTGTTAGTAGCATTGTTAAATAATACATCAGCTAACACAGACTGGTTTTCGGTACCTGCTTTGTCAACTGTGACAAAAGTTTTTGAAATTCCATCAGACGCATTGTACGTGTTTGTTCCGCTGTATTCGGTACAATGTATTAATGCTTCTACGTTGTCAATTTTTGTGCTCGACGGCACCATAGATTCAATTATGTCTACAATCAATGAATTATTTAATCCTGTAATATCAAGTGAGAAGAAAACGTCAGTGTTTGTTATGGCACCCTCAATGGCAAGATTTCCTGTTATTCTTACATCTCCAGAAACATCAAGGTTATATTGCGGATTATCTTGCCAAATTCCTACATTTCCAGCAGTAGTATTAACAGTTAGGTAATCAATTAAAAAGTTTTCACTCACTGTTGGTCCTGGGTTAACTTGAAATTTGATTCCTGCGTTGCCAGTCTGACTTCTCAATATAGTATTATTATCTGATACAAGTAATTTGAAATCATTATTGTCGCCAACTGTTAGACCAAGATCGGTCTGTATTTTTAATATACCAGTTGTTGTATTACCAACTACTTCACTTTCTGGATTGGTTCGAAGAAATCCAGTATCTGATATTCCAGAAATTGATAATGCAGATTCAGCAGTTCCGTGGTAAAGAAAATTAGAATACAAAGAGCTAATATTAATACCTTCTTTGATATCTTTCTCAAAATTAGGCAAAGCAATGGCCATAGTAAACGATTCTCTGCTAATGATTGCTATCGGTTGTGCAGCTATTAACAATCGCACAACAACTTTTGAATTTCCAAACTCGTCAACTAGAGTTTGAACATCTAATCCGGACTCTCCCTGTGCAACAGTGTAAATTGGGCCTGCAAGAAATGTATTATCGCCATCGCTAAACTTTAATTGCTTGTTTGCAGTATCGACCCAAAGTTCTCCAGGTGCTAATGAAGGAGTTGTAGAAGAAACAACAGTTGCAGCAGTTGCTATAAAAGATTCTCCATTGTAGATTTTTAATCTTACTTCGCTAGTATCGTACCAAAGCTGTCCAACAAGTGGGTTTGACGGGGCGGCGGTATTTGCAAAGTTTTCAAGAACTTTAACAAAATTCTCATTAAATGCTTCGCCGTATCCTGTATAATTTCTTCCAATAAGAATCAAGTCGGTGGTCTCGTCATCGATTCTGCCGTCAATCAAATCTACTAAAAGTGCGCCGTTGGTTGTATTAATTTTATAACTCATTAAAAGACTCCGTGGTATATGATAAAGTTAACTGTTGCAAAAGGCGAAACTGTTTTAAATTCTTCTTGCGATAATGCACGATTGGCAATGCCTTCTGTTCTTGTTATTCCTGACCCAGTGAGTGGCCCAGTAGATGATGGAAGCGCGCTAACCGCTGACGAGTCAGCTGGATTGGTAACGTTGTTGTTAGTAGCATAAAATTGTGTTCCAGCATCGCCTTGTAAACTGTGCGTGTGCTCCGGTAATTGATCTGTTTCGATTAATGCAGCAGACGAGCCGCCGTAGTTGCCAACCGTGTTAGCAGCGCCGTCGTTGAGGACTCGAGCAGCACCAGTTGCTCCGGCCAGTCCTCCTAGCAAAGATCGGCCGCGCATGTCAGGAGATTTAAATAGTAACAGCGGCGATGACGAAATTCCAAAGCTTGGACCGATGATGTTATATAATAGTTCGTATGTAGCAATTTCGTACTCTGCTCCGTCACACATTAACCACCCAGTTGGCGCTGCTTGGCCGCCAAACGGTAAAATAGTGCCAATTGGAACCAGTGGACCTAATGCATCGTTGGGTATTTTTTCTAATAATGCTCGTTGCTCTACTATTCGTATTCCAGTACCGGGTCTGTTAACTAAGATTTGATCAGTTGTTTCCGACGTTGTTACTTTATCCTTATCAGTGAAGAATGTATCATTTAACGTAGTATTAAACTCTTTTGTCAATCCACTAACTTGGCCGTCAAACTCAACAACTTGAGATATTACATCACCAACTAATTGAAAACTTGTAGCACTGCTTAACTTCCCAGCCGACGATGCCGATCCTGTTATGTTACCGGTTAAGTTTCCAGTAAATGCCCCAGTGAATCTTTCAGCGAACATATTAGAAAACGGCAGCAATAACGACCCAACGCTTGATAGACTTGACGAGGTTGTTACAATATTGTTAACAGTAATATTTCCTGTAACAGTTGCAGTTCCGTCGACTTCCAAATCTCCTAGTATACTGCTGTTGCCACTGACAATTAAATTTGACGGATCAGAATCTGAGTTAGTGCCAACATTGAGATTGCCAGCTGTTCTCACATCACCTCGGACATCGAGCGTGGCTGTTGGAATCCTAGTCGGACTACCAATTACTACACTAGTATCGTGGTAGACTCTTAGTGCAGTTGTTAACACTCCGTCTTTTCTTACTCTGAAGTCAATGCTGCCATCAGATGCACCATTTCTAATTTCACCAATGCTTCCTGAAACAGACATTTTAAACTTTGTGTCGTCGCCGACTGTTATGCCGTCGTTACTATTTACTGTTAACGATTTTGTAAAAGTATTTGCATTGCTGAGTATTGCAAATTCAGCAGCAGCCCTTGGTGAACCGTTGATGATTAGACTCTCGGCTGTACTTGCAACGCCGTAATATTTTGTATTGGTTGTTATGCCGCCTAGGTCTTCCCCTGTGCCTGTTATTGTTTTACTTAGGTTAACACCAGGATAGATTATATTATTAGTTGCGCCAGTTGAAAAACCTGGAAGATCACTTTGATTCTTGGCTGTAAATTGATCTGCACTAATCACCGATATAACTTTATTTGCAATATAGTTGACTATAACAGTTCTGACCTTGTTGTTAGTGTCTTTGATAGTTTGTGTTGTTGTTCCTGTGCCGCTGCCTGCTGCGTCTGACGGGCCAACAAGAATCCAACCAGATCCGCTGTATAAATAAAGCTGCCGTGTCGAGGTGTTAATCCATAAATCTCCCAGTGTACTCGAAGTTGCATCGGGTTCGGTTGTTGCTTTTTTTAGTCCACCGGCACTTACCCACTGGGTGCCATCGTAAAGTTTTAATTGGTTGGCATTGTCAGTTGTGTCGTACCATAACTGGCCTTCAACTGGTCTTGCAGGAGAACTAGTGTTTGCAAAATTTTCCAGTAGATGCAAGAAGTTCTCTGCAACAATTGTTCCGTATTCTCCTTGATCTCTGCCAGGAAGTGACAGGCTAGTTTCATTGTTGAAGGTTTTGTCAACAACAACAATCGAGCCTTTGTTGACGTTATCGGTAAATTTTACATTGTATGGCATTTTTATCCCTCGTTGAAGCCGCTGAGGCTTTGTACTCTAACAGTATAATCAATTTGTATTAATCTGTTTAAACTTTTTTGAACAGGATGAAATATAACATGTGTTAGCAAACGTCCTGTGTCTGACGACTTGAAACCTTTTAATCCTAGTTCGTCAAAAACATATAATCCATTGCTGTTACTGCTTGTGTCAAATGCTTCTTGCCCAGACGGCTCGCCATAATCTAATAAGCAACTGATCAAGATGTCAGTATAATTAGTTCCTGAAACATGTCGAACTTCTGTTTTGTTCCTAGTAGGATCCACGTTGTTGACACTACGATCGTCAATAACTTTTGTATAAGTTTGATTGTATAAACTAGCATTTGTTCCAGTTGTGTTCGGAGTTAAATATGTAATAATACCTGTTGGATCCACACTTGTTCCGCCGTTGCCAAAACTCATTTCGTAGATAAACCCCTGTCCGCGATTGGCCAAGCTTTCTGCTAATGATAAACTCATGTTTTCATAATTAATAGCATTTCGTTTGTTAATAAAGGTTTCTCCGGATGCTGGGTCAAATATCTTAATATGACCTTCGACGTGTAAACCGCTATATTCTTTTAAATTTGTCATTCCTACCACCTGTATTGTATTTATTTAGGCAACTCTATTGTTGCGTTTCGCAAAAAGTTACCTATGATATTATCTGTATTTGCCAACGATTTTCCTTCATCGTTCCACACTTTGCCTACTTTTCGTATGATTGAAACCAATTCTCCGTCGGCAGGTGTTATATTATTTCTGTCTAAGTTAAAGACAATAGTATTTCCGTTTAATGTAAATTCCGCGGCTACTGTATTGTCTCCTTCAGGGCTGTCTTGATGCAACGATGTATTATATCTTTCTATTGAAGCTTTTCTAAGTCTGTGTCCAGCAACAAACACTTCGATTTCGTCAACACTTAACGGAGTGTAATCGAGCACAATATCTGTGCTTCCGTCGGACTTGATTGTCTGATTCAAAATTGTATCAGTGTAATTAACAGTCTCGTCTGGCCCTTGGCCGTATGCTCGTGTTCCGGCGTTATACGTTTCTTTAACGCCAGTTCCTAAAGTACCTCTTCTAAGTTGCTGTACTTGATTACCATTGATTTCAAAGTATTCAATTCTTTCGCCATTAATAAACAACACGCCTGGAATATTTTTTGCCTTGTTAGGTTGAAACATTCCAGTTGCATCTTCTAACATAATTCTAATGTCATAATAATTTAGCGGATTTAATAGAACATAGCTGTTATCCTGGTTAAGTCTCTTGTAATGAACTCGATTTAACATGTCTTTAAAAATTCTGTATCCAAATTTATTAGTAACCGGAGTTGCGCCAAATTGTATTACATCAATAACATCATCTTCTGAAGGTGTTTTATACAACTCTATAGTAGTACCTGCAGAATTCAACGAATAATCAACTTCAGGAGTTAATAACTCTCCGTTGACTGCAATCCATGCATAACTCGAGTTTGGTATTGTTCCTCTTAATGGAATAAACCCTGTTGCAACTAGATTTCTAGTTGCATAATCAAACGAATCCGCAGTTATGTCCGAATCTGTAATGACCTTATATGTAATTCTTTCAAAATTATTAATATCATGATTACTGAACTGGTATATTTCTACCAAATCGGCAGATTGCGGCGGTGATGTAAAAGTCATTCCTTCGCTTGTAACGTACGACACAGTAGTAACAACAACGTCGGTTGTGTTACCATTTGCTGATATAGAAAAATTGTTATTATCTAAAAACGATTCTCTTATTTCTGTGCGCTGGCGCTGTATAGTAAGTGTGTTTGCATTAGTCGACGTAACAACTCCGGTATAAACAGTGCTGTCCTCTGCTGATTCCAATGTTAAAGTGTCGCCAGTTGACACAATAGCTGTTATATCAGTGTCAAATATAATTTGTGTGTCAACAAAATAGTACTCTGCATCCTTGATAACATAAATGTCAAGACGTGTGCCGGCCGGTGCTACTTGAGCTGTCAATAAGTTAATTCGTATATTTACTGCATCATAAGTGTATTCACTAGAATCCAGCTGCTGATGGTCTGCAAACACAAATACGTCGCTTGCAGTTATAAAGTTATCACTAAACTGCCATTCTTCTATGTTATAAACTCGTGAATCAGTCGTTGTATACACAACACTGTATCCGGGGTTTAAGATCTTGTTGCCAACTTTTACAAGTATATTATGAGATATAGGCTTGTTGTTAAACGGCACAGTGTTGATTGTTCCGTCAAATTTGTGATAATCATTGCTGTTGTTCGCCGTAAATGTTTTGTCAATGGTTACCTGACTGTATGTTTGTATTAACGTACTGTAAAGGCTGTATTGAACAAAGTCATCAGTTGTCAGCGCACTAACAGAAAACTCAATTTTTACTCTGTTAGGGAATCCATCACCTGCTGTTGTTTCTGCTAATATATAATCAATGCCACTGGTTAGTACATTGCCGTTAACTGTAATCAGTGCCGACACCTGATCACTCCAAGCAGCTGACGTTACAACACTTGTTGTAGTTCCGTCGGAGTAAAAGTTAGTTGTATCAATTAGATTGATTCCGTTTGTGCCAATGGTCGTGATAGCTAAATTTGTACCAATTTGTAGTGTACCGTCATCAAAGTAGATTTTGCGATTTGTATAATCAATAGTGTATAGATCATTGCCGAGAATTACATTGTCTAATTTAACAATTACACTATCATTGGTTTGCGGAATTGCCGGTAATGAAAATTCTACACTTGATCCGTCTATGTTGTAATTTACAGTTCCGATAATACCAACACCGTCTGATGGTCTGTGATACACCTGAATGTCCAATGTATCTCTAATTTCTCCCGGAACAAGTTCCTCTGGGCCCTTTGAAGTAGTCGGAGTAACAAAGCCGTCGCCGTCTATGTTAATTTCTCCGCTGTCAATGCCAGTTGCTGTAGTGTAGCCAAGATTGCCGCCTGACAGTTGTGTGTCGTAGCCAGAAAATATTGTTGCACCATCGCTTGTGCTTTTTCTAATGACTACAATGTCACCAGCTATTGTTGTTACTAGCTCTTCATCGATTACAATAGTAGTAGAAAACCCGTCACCGGTGATTGTCTGCATAACAGCGCCAACAGTTGTTACAGGTGTTAGTGTGCCGTAGTTCGGGTCGTCAATTCTTGTTCCGTTTAGATAGAAGTTGTATTCAACCCCGATTTCCAAGGGTTGACTTAATTCAAATATTGTTGTGCTACTGTCTAATACAAAGATTTCATCCTGGTTGGTTTCATCAAATGTGTCCCACGGCAATGATCCGTATCCTGCAATGTCCCATCCTTGGTCAATGCCAAATGTAAAGCTGTCGATTGTTACTCCTGAATATTCGACGCCATCCATTAGTTGCGCTAGGTCGTTGCCCAGCATGCCAGTTGACGGATTATAGAAGAAGTTGATTCTGTCAGCAGCATCCAGTAAATTAATATCTTTTTGATATTGAATTTCTATCAAAGTATCTATTGCAGGCGGATTTACAAAATCTATGCGGCCGATATATCTGTCATATCCTTTTGATTTGTCTAAGTTATTGCTTATTTCGAAAGTACTTGCAAGCTGGGTGATACCATTAACTGTAACATTATACGAGTTGGTATTGATATTTATTGGCCATTTTAAGTTAAATATTTCTCTAGAAGAGTTTCCTTCGAAGTTTTCTGTTTTACTCAACTCAGTAAACACATATGATCCGCTAACTCTATCAAACTTAATAGTCATATGAAACGACCGCACATTACCATTGCCCATAATTGCAACAGCAGTTGCAGGAGTGCTTCCTGTTTCTTGACTACCAATTAGTGTAATAACCGGGGTGGAATAATACTTTTTACCTGGATTATCGACTACAATAGATTTAACAGAATCTTTGCTCAAGAAAGCCGAAGCTGTTGTTCCTCGGTTGTTACCAATTTCGACCCTAGGAGTTTCTCTGTAACCATTTCCGCTATTTGCTACATCAATTCTGATAATCTCATAGCCATTGTTTTCTGTCCACTGACTGAGCGTAGGCTGGAAGTATTCCGACACAAGATTGCTTACAGTGTCGCCGTCGAGCGTTGCCGAACTTGTTTCAATGTTTTTAGTTACATTATTATACGCAGGCGGCAAATCAAAGTCAGTGGTCAAGGACCCGGTAGGTTCTGTAAATTCATAAGAACTAATATATTCTCTAACCTTAGTGCTGTAAGGCTTTACTTCATTTACATAATCTTCGTAATTTTCCAAGTTGTCGTTTTGGAATGTAACTTTTTGAGTTAGCTTGCCAAGGTTGTGCTTTGCTCTAACAAAGCTTGTTTTAAATGCCCAATCAATATTCGATTGCTCTGAGAATGCATATCTCATACTTGCAAAGAATAATTTATTCCACTCAACTGCTAAGTCGGCATCAAACAAATCGTCTCTTAGCGCAATTAAAAGATTTCTCAATTCAGTTACTGGCTCTCTGTCATAAAACGAGTTATCATAGATAGCTGCATCAAATCCGCTTGCAGTAGAAGCGTAGTCATAAATTTTAGTTGAAAATTGTATAGTGCCGTTTTCTCTACCTATCGTCTCATAATTGTCTGTGAAATCTTGGCCAGAAACATTACTGGTTTTTCTTAAAATAGTCCAGCCGCCTGTGCCAGTATTTTCAATTTTAATAGTATCTCCAATGTTAGTATCAAGGTCGTGCAGTTTGTAAGTTTGAGAAACAATAATATTAATTGGCGTTAGCGAATTGTAGCCGCCGGCGTACCAATCTGCATATTCCCAGTAACGAGCTGTATCAAACGATTGGTTGTTAGTTCTTGTCCAGGATTGGCTTGATACATCCCACGAATAGATTGCCCACCGGTTGCCAATTTCTACATCTGAACTAACTAATACACTAAATTTCCTAACTAATATAGTTGCAGTATCTGAGTAATTGTTTCCTTGAGATTTAATTTTAGCGCTGGTAATCTGTCCAATATTATTAATAGTTACGGTAATTGTTGCGGCTGTGCCGCTCCGGTCGCTGATTATTATTTCTGGCGCAACAGTATATCCCCTTCCAGGATTTACAATGTTAACACCGACTATACGAGTATTTTCAATAATTGGAAGAATTTCTGCTCTCGCAGTTCTAGCAACGCTAACAAATTTCAACTGGTCAACGGTGTCCACAGTAGTATCGTATGCTCCGCTGTTAATATCCGGAATCTCGTCTTTTGACAATAAAGTGGAAAAATCCGTGTCGTCGACGACTTGATTTGCCATTAATACTTCATTGACTCTTTCAACTACTTGCTTAACAGCCTCAAGTCTGTTAACAAACATTCCCTGACGAGGAAAGTTTAGAACTCCGTAGCGTTGCTTGATTGGTAATGCAGGATCAGGAACAGAATTAGAATTTTGATCGTATCCAATTAAACTGTCAAACCACTTGGTTTCTATTTCGTTGTTGATTATACTAGTATCAAGGCCTTCAGTAACTAGCTGGTATTCTCTATGCACATTGGTTTGCAGAGCTGGATCTGCTGCGAAGCTGTAATGCAATACAGTGTTTGATCCTTCGACCAAGCTGCTTGAGTTGTAAATTGCAAATTTATTTGTATCAAGAGGTGCTACAAAACGGTAACCGGATGATGCAGGATCTCTAATAAGTCCTGCAACGTCAATTGCGCTCAGTCTTCTCGAAGACAAGCTAGGAACCAGTCTGTTATTTCTAACCCAGTAAAAATACTTTAGTGCAAAAGATCTCGAAACTCTATCATAAACTCTTTTTGAGCTGTATACGCTATTTCCATAAAGAGATATTCCACTAACTCCTTGTGCAAAACCTTCGTTGGTATCGGATATAGCATTCCATTCTGTTGGAAGTAATTTACTGCCAACCCACTCGTATACATCAACTGAAGACCCTGCTGTGAGTTTGTTCCAATTGTTTGCTCTATATTGCGAATCGCCCTGGTACGGGTTATACCAACTTACTGAATTTAAATTCCACCAAAGCTTGCCTACATAATCTTCAGTCCAGTTAGATGCATCGTCTACAATTGCTCCGTTGATTCCGTTAGTGTTTATTGAGTAAATTGCTGGATCGTAAAATGTTTTAAAATCTAATTCCTGTTCTGCAGGACCGGCGATCTTTCCTTGTCGAGGATCAATTATGTCCAAGGTTGAAATAATATCATTTTTATCTTTTGAATACACAAAGCATTGTTGTATTTTTGAAATGTCAACTTTTCCTGATTCTTCTGTGAGTAGTTCCCAACTATTGGCTGTTTTATCTGCTCGTAGATCAACAAAGACTCCAACGCCTGGCTCGTTGTTTACAAGATTTCCTTCAAAAATAGAATTTAAAGTCTCTGGTTTTAGTTTAGGAAAACCAATATAGAGATGGTTTTCAACTAGTTTAAAGTTTGAAATATTAGCTGGTAATGTATTTCTATCGTAGCTTACATCTTCGCCAAATATGAAAGAGTGTCCTATCTTTTGGAACACAGCAATTCTGCCTGTGTCTTTTTTGATATTTACAAATCTAGTTGTACCGCCGTCGACTGTTGTGCCAGACTCGTTGCTAGCAGAAGTTTGATCAAACACATATGTTGAATATACCGGAGAGTTAGTATTATCAAACCCTAATTGGTATTCACTAATTAGCGTAAAGAAATTATCAAAAGAAGTTGTTATTCGTGTGTCAGTGTTTTTTCCTGAAATAGCAAGCTTGTTTAACGAAAAGCTTAATCCTGTTCCAAACGCTTCGTTCTTTTCATCAAACGGGCTATTTAACACTTGTGATAATACGTATTCAGATGTATTACTCTGATTATAAATATAAACTGCTCCGGCATCAATACCGTTATCGTCGTTACGAGGAGCCGAAATAGCAATCTGGTCGCCCGAATCGTTGATTGCAATAGCATAACCAAATCCTTCAGAGCTATCTTCTTCTCTGATCACAGGCATTATCGAATTATCAAAGGTTCCGTCGTCTTGCTTTCTGTAAACAGACATTTCTTTTGTAGTGCCAACTGGCGCCGAAGTTAGTACAACATCGCCTAATTTGTTTACAGCAAAGTTCTTAACTGTATCAATGGTAACATTATTATAAACCCAATCAGTTGTTGAATTATCAAATACATAAAGTTTACCATTATCGTCATTGCTGCCAGGTGCTCCAACAAATAGCTTAGTAACACCGTGCTCGTCACTTTTTAATTCAATCTGATATCCAAATTGTTCATTTTCTGCAGGAACTGGGCTGAAGATAGTTGCAGTATTACGATATGTAGCATCTTGTATTCTGCTGTATATAAACACTGCTCCTTGAGCAGATGGTCCGGCTGTTGAATCATCAATTCTTGTTGCGCCCGGTGCACCGACTGCAATAATGTCGCCTGTTATACTAATTGCTACATCAAACCCATAAAGGCTGTTTGATAATATTTCATCAGTTGCTGTGATTCCCTGTAATAATATGCTTGGAGAATTTTCAGAGAATCTTCTATAAATCCGCGTAACCGGATCAGTATCTTGATTTGGAGATCCAATGACAAGTATGCTGTTGGATTCCGATGCAGCGAAACTTGATGCGTATCCGGTTTCGCTACCGGTTGGGTTTACTAACTCGTTGTGCAATGAGAAAATATTACTATTTTCGTAAACTCCCCACTTTCCAAACTCTACATCATCAATCCAGACTGTATCATTTAAGTCAACTGTGATATCTGTGATATTTTTGTTAACATCGTCGGCGTCCTTAAAACGTCTGTTAACAAGCCTTGTGACAGCCAATGTTGTGCTATCTGTAAATGCAGGGATAGACACTGCGGCGTCTGTTACAATTGCTACTTCGTTAAGTGACGAATATGCTACTTTGAAGAAACCGTTGATGTCTGCAATTCCAGATGTAATTCCAATTATATCGTCTTCTTTAAAGTCTACATACTCATCAAAATAAACTGTGAATCCGTTACTATTTTGTGGTTCTCTCAGTAGGTTATCTGGCAACGAAGGAATAATGTTACTAACTTGGTAATTAGAATTAACATGTCGCAACACTGTCCAGGATTGTTTGTCGTCCTTTACCCAAATAAATTCACCAATTAATATGTTGTCAATGGAAAGATTAAGAATTTGATCGCGACCAACTGAAAGATAGGATACATCCTTGTCTCTTACATATCCGCTGTCTTTGGTATAATTTTCTGTTCCCGATAGTTCAGTAAACAAATTAGCATGGTCATAATTATTTGGCTTAATGTAAGTTTGGTATGGAGCAATTTCATAAACAAGGTCAGTTCTAGACGCCGAGATGCTATTTACTAATTCTATTAATTGTGGCTCTAATCGATACTTGCTTTCTTCGAGATTGTATTCAACCTCGGATACATTCTCGACTGCGCCATACTGTCCTACTCTAATTGCCCATTCTTCAAAAAACTCAAGACTATCTTTGTTAGCAGAACTAAGCGCATCAAACAACTTAGTAAGTGCATTTTTGGTTCCTTTATCCTGAATAAATCCTTGATAAAATTTGTACTGGCTGACGCTGTCTGAAATAATGTTAGCAAGATATTCTCGTTTTTGATAACCAATTAAGTGTTGCCCAAGGCGTTGTTGCTCACTGTCAAAGTTGTCAGTATCAAGGCTGTAGAAGTCTGTAAATTGGTTTACTCTATAATCCCAGTTAGGAAGTAGTTCTGGCTCGGGCCTTTTTGCAAGAATATTCCAGTAGTTAGCATCAAAGAAATCTGTGGCAGTGTGCTTTAAATTAGCTGCATAGAAAAATTCCTTGTATTTAACCACGTCACCGATTGCATAATCTGTCCACTCTTTCCAAAGTGTAACTTTTGCTTTATCGTATATAAATCCAGGTGCATTTAGGCCGCCGGTCCAGTCAGCAGTTCTGTAACCTACAACTTTAATACGTTCTTGACGGTATCCTGTTTTTTTATCAAAGATAGTATCATTGAAAACAGTGGTGTTGTCAACTAGTATAATGTGTTCTTTTTGAACAAGTGGTAATTTAACTAGGAAAATACCATCCTCGGAATTAACTGGCTTAACACCAAATTCATTAGAATTGCTTCTAAATATATTTGTAAATTCCTTGCCAATGCGAGTTCCGTTGCCGGTTAGCAGATTATAATCGTAGAAGCTGTCGTGTACATTATCGACTACAAAGTACTCTCTTTCAAAAGAAACTTTATTTGCGACAGGGCTAACTGTTAACACAGTTCCGTTGTCCCAATTTTGAGTTACCCAAAACATAAATTCTTGGATGCAAAGTTTCATATCTTCGACAGCAGATGTATCTTGATTAAAGAAATCAAATATAAAGCCTTGATTAATAAGATGATTTTCATACCCTGACATAAAGTCAACAACTTCTTGTACACTCGATAACAGTGTGCCATATGAAAAACTTGTTAGCGTGTCTTGAAATGTTTTACGCAAGCTAGCACTGATGCCGCCGACTATAGGAAGATTCGACAATACAACAAACTTACCAGAATCAAAAGTAGTTGTGCTAGTATGGGTTATTTTTGTTCTGTAATATTTTCCTAAATATTCAACAACTGTTCCGCCAGTGTATCTTTTGTTTTCTGTCCAGTTAACAAACGATTCTGATATGCCGCCGACTGTGATTACAGGATCTGCGTTTTGCACAATAGGCTTGTTGAAGTTAAAGACTGGGTCTTCCTTATCGTATCCAGAAATAATGTATCCTAGTTCTGTCTTTTCAACGATTATGCCGCTAAGAACAACAATGTCAAGAGCATTGCTGGTAACAAATTCAATTTGGTAATTTTCGTCTGGAACAAATAAACTTGTCTTGTTTAACGGACTTCTGCTGTCCAGCAAAAGCTTTAGCTTGGTCTTGTCTCCGTAGCCGCCAAGCTTAACTGCTAGCTGATTGGTAAGATTTCGTAGTTTTTCTTTGTAGTCATTGTACTTTATTTCAGTCTTAGTAACCATGTATTCTGCAATATAATTAACCAGTCCGGACGTTAGTGCAGGAGCGCCATTTGTTGACGTACTTGGCAATACCAGACTGCTAAGATTAATTGCTTTTTGGGTATCTGTATAGATGATATTTCCGGTTATATCTCGTTGAGTTCTGCTACAATCAAATCCTAATCCAATTATCTTTGTTGGCTGAAGTAATGCCCATGCAGTGATCAGGCTAAACGGATATTCACTGGTTCTTCTCCAGGCTGTTTCAACAGGGGACATGTCGCCGAACTTAAAACTAGACTTACTGTTAGCAAGAGAAAAGTTTTGTGCAAGGCCAGATTCCAGTGGACTCAGAAGTCTTCCAAATTCGTCTACTGGTAGAAACTTTATCAAGTTAGGTCTTTTGTATTTAGAATCTCGTATAACCGACTTGTTAGGTTCTCTGAAAATTCCTTCTTGTAGGTCGTTCCAGAGTATTCTGTTGTTGCTGGTGTAAGGGGCTGGACCATACACAGTTTTCCACCATGTTGGCATGATAGTAAATCCTAACATTTCCCACGGGCTAGTATGAGGAGAATCTGTATCGTAATACTTCTTATAAATGCTTCTCCAAAAGCCGTCCAGTGAAATGCCGTCTAGATCATTTGTACTAGAGTAGTTGTATGTAAAAGTATTAGCCGGGTCCCAGAAGTCATGAGTTGAATAATCAACTGATCCTGAAATTTCCAACCACTGTGCAAAATCTGCAAGTATTGCAGTATTAATATTCTGTTTTGAATATCCAGTATCTCTTGCATATCCCCCTACAAAGTCATGGATGTCAATTAAGTCTTTGTTGTTGTTACATTTAATGTTGTTGTATATACGTGTTTCTAATTCTATAAGAAGGTCATCTCTGTAGTCATTGAATGCGATTGTTTGACTTCCGTCGTGGCCGCGAATCACCGATGTGGATTTAACGTAAGTTGAATCCGTGTAAACAGCGGGTTGGTATGCAGGGTAAAGACCTAACTTTGTTGGCGTTGGTGGAATATAAGATCCGTTGGTTGATTCATATTCGTATATTTCAACTATATCGCCGTCATTTAGCTCGGAGGTTATGTAAACAAATCCATTAATAAATGTGTAATCTCTTTCGTGCAGCAGCTGAATAGAGTTCTTGTAAACTCCTACAGAAAGAGATGACAATGTTGATAGAGTAAAATTGTTAGAAAGTGCAAAATATGCAGGGCCGGAATATTCAATTGTATGAATAGTTTTTGTTGCTGCACCAATACCAATCATGTCGCTAAAGAAAAATGGCATGTTTGGTTTTTTGTCTTTTGAGATTCTTGACAGAATTAAGTCAACATGATCTTTGATGTTTCCGTCAAACCCGGTTGTTAATGATTCGTTGATAAAAGTTCTTTTAAATTTAGCATATTCCCGTCTGGCATATTTCAAGGACTTGATTATGTTTGCGTCTTTGTCTGTTATATGGTATAGTGCCAGATTTACAGGGCCGCTGTGCTGAACAAACTTTTTACCATATTCTGTAATAGAGCCCAGGTCACGCAGGTTACTAAATCCTGGAAAAATTCCAGAAAATCCTGTTATGTCTTCTACAATACTATCTAGGTGGTCGTTGACCTGACCTAGTGTAAAATCTGTTATGTTTTCATTTAATGGATTTTTCTCAAAATTGATTGGAATTTCGTAAAAGCCATTGTTGTTTTTAGGAGTTTTACTGTAGCACTTGAGTAACACTAGGTCGTCTACAGTTATGTCATCTGCAAAAACAACTGTTGCTGTGCCGCTCTCATTTTCAATTGTGTAGTCACTACCAATGGACTTTCTAATACTGTTAACGTATACGCTTACACGAAGATCAGTTAATGTTCCGCTATTGTCAAAAACGTCAACTGCAAAATTATTTAATTGAGTATCAATATTATACTGCCTAACAACCGGTTGTTGGCTGTTTTTTACAGCCTTTTTCCATGCATTTTGATATACCGCATTATCGTTAGTGCTGTTGTAGTTTTTAAGATATCCTGTATCAGTAGAAAGTGTCAGTGGATTATTTAAAGAATCTTGATAAACAAAGTCGTCATTGAGTAAATTAAAGTCAAAAACTATGTCTCCGACGTTTGCAATGTTTTTATACGTAAGTGGGAATCCTAGCTCAGGATCATTGGCGCCATTGCCAATTCTGTAGCTAAAAATTTTGTTACCAACAAAACTGTTTGCAGGATAAATCATAGTGTCAGTAAAACTAATTTCATTGTTGTTATACAAGTCAAACAACGGAGATTGATTTACACCTGTTTTTTCTTGTGACAAGAACCACTTTTCTCCGTCAAAGTAAAACATTTTTCCTCTGTGGTCAACTCCGGACAACACTAGCACAACTTCATTAATTTTTGGAGTTGTTTCGTTAATTTCTATTAAACTAATTTGTTTTGTACCGTTGTGTAAAATAAAGTTGACTTCGTAAATTTTTCCATTCACAGTACTGTCGTTGTCTGCTGTAAACAAAATGCGATGGCCGTCAACTAGGTTAACGTTGTCAATATAATAGCCAACACTTCCTTCAATAGTCGAAAACACATCGGTTGTAAATGTGTCAACAAGGTCAACATTTAATTTTGCTTTTGTACCATGATTGATTAACTTTAAACCAGCTTCGAATTCAATAATTGGCCGGCGTGCTCTTGCAGCTTCGTTTATATCCACAGGCAAGTTGTTGCATAATAAGCAAGTTTCGACAACGTTTCTGTGGAACCATCTGTTGTATCGTGTCCAGGGGTTTCTGTCAGCGCTGGCGCGATTGATAGTAATATAATCTTTGGTTCCAGGATAACTTGTTGCGTCGTCAAATGGGTATTGGTCAAATCCAATTTCCGGATCGTCAAACGGTACTTGAAAATTACTTGTAAAGATCGACGGAACTTCGAGATCAGATTCGGACACCAAACATATTTCTGAGCCAACGCCCTCAACATACCAATTGCCAGCGGCATATTTTTCAGGAGTTACAGTTCCCTGGAAGTACACCTTCATTCCATTACTTAGTTCAACATTTGTACTGGTCTTGTAAGTTTTTTTACCTATAATTTCTGCAGAAACATCAATTTTGGTATTGTCTTCAATACCAAACATCGAAAATACGCCGCTAGTATTAATATCGTTTTGGCTTATGTAATAAAGAGTGTCGGGTGCAGTCATTGAAACAGTAAACTCAATGATACCGGTCTCAACATAATCAGTATCCGAAGTTACGCCGTCGGTGTAAAGGGTACTTGTGTTGGTAAAGTCAGTGTCGCTGGTTAAGTCGTTGTCTGTGAAGTTTCTTAATACTGCAATAGCAATTGGATGACCAGGAGTGTTGATTTCAAAACGGTACGTTTGACCTCTGTACAACTTTAAATTTGGATTTCTAGTAAACCCGTTTGGAGTAAATACGTAGGCAAAATTGTCGCCGTCGTCTGCCAACGTAACGGTATACGTGCTAACAACTTTGTCGGATTGTCCTGCAATTGCAACGGGCACAGGGCCAGTAGGTAGCCAATAATATTCGCGGAAATTTACAAACTTATCCCAATCAATGTGTGGGTTCCAGGCATAAAATTCCTGACTGTTAATCAAACTGTGGTTATCAACTGTGCCTTTGAAGTTTTTTAACTGAGCAATATAGTCATTGTAGTTCTTTAAGAATCCAACATTTTGAAGTTCGTCTTTGTAAACTGCAACTGGTTCAAACTGATAATTTTCTCTGTTAGCAGTAAAGTCTTGCAAAAAGTTGTCAGTAGGTTTTGTAGCTTTTGCATATCGATGTCCTGCATAAGCATCAATTTTTTCAACTACTCCAGGATTGATCATTTGATCAATTGTGCTGTTTATAAACTTTTTATTGGTATCTGTTCTAAAATATTTTGGTAAGAAGTTGCTAGCACTTTGGTCAACACGGTTGCCAACTGGCAATGAAAAGTCTTCTTGGTCTTTGTTGTATGCCATTAGTAAATAAAGCCTCCGGTATTAGGTAATATGGTGCCAGTTGCACTTTGTATACCAGTATTTGTTTTAGAAGCAGAGGTTACTACTGCTCCTTCTGATTTTAGGCGTTCTGCTGTGATCGAAGTGATAACCTCAACATCGTCAACAATTGCACTGCTTATAAAAATTTCATCTGATTCTAATTTAATTTCAAACAGACTTCCAAACGAGCTTGATGCATCTCGTGGCACTATTACAATGCTGCTCAGGTCTGGTGATAAATCTTTCATGATAAAGGCGCTTAATTCACTCCAATAAAATGTTTCTCCAAAGTCCCAGTTGTCGAGTGCAAAGAAATTATTAATTGCACTTATAACACGAGACTTTAAGTCATTGTCGTTGACAACTCTTGTTGAATTCTTTACAATTTTAAATACTGCCTGCATAATAGGTTCACTTTTATTTCCAAATAAAACTCTGTATTTTACTGGTTGATATATTATTTCGTCACTGATACTTTTAACCTTGTTAATTTCGCTACCGTAGCTTCTAAACAACTGATCGCTGCTAGGCGGCATAGGACGGTCGGTTACTATATTATTTAAATATTGTCTAAATATAGTATCGTATTGTCTTGTGAGTATATATGTATCAATTATGTTTGTACTACTAGGATCAATTCTGGTATTTTCGTCAGTGGCGTGATTGTACTGAAACTTCAGCGCTTCTCTACCAGTGTACGATTTATAATCAAACAATGTGGTTAATAGTCTTGTTTGGCTGTTTAACTGTCTAAAGATATTGTCGGCTGCAATGTAGTATATAGGATTGCCAATTGCTTGAGTGTTTACAAGGCTCGAATTGGAAACTGTTACAATGTTTTCGTCAGACGAATTAACATATACTTCAAATTGGTTGTTGTTTATAACAACTTTCTTTGTAAAAATGTAGTTGTTCAAGTTGACGATTTGCTCAAAGATGTCAGGATCGTCTACTACGCCGTCATCATCGGAATCAAAGAACGTAACTTCGATTTTTTTACTGTCAACATATCCGCCTGCATCTCTGTATTCACCAGATACTTCCCATTCAAAATCTCGAGTAAATGCAGTAGTTCCAGGTGCTGTGTTTATGTCAGTGTTAATACTTAAAATAGAGATTTTATCTCTAATAATTTTTCCAGTTTTGCTGTCGTAGATTTTCTTGGCGCTGTCAAAATAAAATCTAACCTCGGTATCGCTTTCAAAGATATATCTAGTATTTCGATATGTAACGTCGTAAGTTGTACCATTTGTTTCAAACAATACAATCCAACTACTATCGAGCTGTTGTCCAGAAGTGTCGCCTGCTAATCCTAGATTGAAGTCTTGTACAATATTTAAATTTTCTTGTGTTACAACTGCCCATGCTCTGTTGTTTCTATCATATCTAAGTCCAAAAGTTCTGTATGCAAATGCGTTGTCGATAATTTGTAATTTAACATTGTCTGTTAAATCTCTCACAAACTTGGGTTTGATTTCGTTTAATATAGACCGATCTGGAATAACATCGTTGAACACAATTGGACCAAGCCCAGAGTTTAGTATTTCTGTTCCATTGGCTGATACACTTATAACTTTTGACCACATATAGGATTTTGTTCCAGGAGCAGTTAAATCAGTTGTTAGTTTTTCGTTGAGAAACGCTGATCCAACTGGAGGAATAAACTTGACCATTGCACCGGGTTCAAAAAATCTAAGCGGACCTTCTGTAAAAGCACCAATAGCATAAATTATACCATTGTCGTCATTGATTAGTCCAGTTGACCGATTGGTAGATGATGTTATGCTATTCCAAGAAAGATTTGATTCATTGTAGTTTTGATTAAAGTATTTTGTTAGATAGAAATTCTTAACATTTTTGTTCTGAAGTATATTTGTAATTGTGTTTTCGACTTCGCTCTCAATGTCTGTTCGTGTACGGAATTTAAAAGTTGTCTTGCTTTCGATATTTTCCTTGTACAGAACACCGTCTGTGCCAAAGAGATTTGTGTTACTATACTTTCCGGTAGCATCAAGAATGTCATAATTTCGACTAATTCCGCTAGCAGTTCTGTTTACAGCTTTTACCTTGATTATATCTTGACTTATTCCAAGGGGCCCGACATTGTAATCTTCAGCAGTGATTAATCTATTTTGTGTGTAGTAAGTCGACGGTGCATTTGCTTTAATACTGTCAATAGTTTCGGTGCTAACAGCATTATTAACCGCTACTTTAAGATCAAGTGTAACAGTTAGGGTTTCGGGCTTGTTTGCATTGCTGAGATAAGGAATTCTAACAGTAACGTTTGTCATGTTAGGCGGAAGTATTGTATAATCGCTGTTTGAACTGATTCTGTAATACGACCTAAATTGTCCCTTTGGAAGATCGCCAAAAATGCCGTCTGCAAACACCAACGACACTCTATCACCAGTTCTTGTTAACACGCTGTAAATACTTCTAATTTTTTTATTCAAACTGTTAAATACTACATTGTTGCCTTCAACTGCGTCAACTTTATCCCACAGCTTACCTTCACGTCCGTTGCTGTCGAGCTTGTAAAGCCATACATCTGTTTGATTGATGTTCTCGGCGTCTATGTCAACTTTCTGATTTGGCACAGCCGAGTCAATATTAAAGTCTCCTCTTTGCAGTGTACCTTGTCTAAATTGTGCAAAAAATCCAGTGGTGTTGCTGCCAGGGCCCTGGCCGTTGTCTCTGTACAAGAAGCTAAATTGGCTACCCGGCAGAGGCGCTTCCTCTGCAATTTCTCCGTTTACAATTCCAGTACTTACGATTTCAAAATCCAAAGTTCTGCTGTTAACAGGCTTGGAAAATGTAAACACAGATACATTGTTTGAAATATTATTCAACCGATATTGTTCGGTTGCAACTCCGGCAACGCTGTCAGATTTTACAGGCGTTCCAAAAGTATTTTGCACAGGAAGTCCGGCATTTAAAATCTTAGTAAATTGCTCAAACCAATCTGGATTGGTTGTGTCATTCCAAACAACTGATCTATTTGAAAGGTTAAAACCGTTGCTGTCTATTACTTGTTCGGTTGTGCGAACGCTGGTAAATTTCAACAAGCCTTGTGCAGGACGGTTTCTTGTTGCGTTGTAACTCAAGAGATTTGCCAGGCGCAACACACTTTCTTTGCGCTCGGCTAATTCAATAAAATTTTCCCTGGCATTTAAATCAATGCGGAAACTGATATTTTGCCCAAGGAACGCAATCATATCAATTAGTGCAAGGTACTCACTGGATTCGATATAATCATTAAAATCTTCTGGATAATTTTCACGAAGGTACTCTATCATTGTACGACGCAGATTGTCAAAGTCGTAACTTTTAAAATCAGCATACTTGAAACTCTGATAGATTGTTTTCCAATCTTCAGCTAATAGTAATCTATTTTGTCTGTCAGTGGATGACATATTGCACTTCCTTAATTATATAATATTTATGATAATTTTAAAGTGCGTGTATTAATTTAGACCGTTTCTTTGATCAAACGAAAACTTTAATTGTTCGCTAATACTGTACTCTAAATAGGTTAAATCGCATTCGATTTGAATACCATATTCGTAACTATCAACTGTAACCCTGTCTGCTTTGACTCTTTTATCGTAGTTGATAATTTCTGTAACGTTTTGAATAATTGCGTCTCTTAACGAATCAGTAAGTGGTTCAAACAACACATCCCAAATAATTGTGCCAAACGCAGGATTTTCTAGTTTTTCTCCAAGTCTAATATGAAAATGGTTTATAAGATCTTGCTTGATTAGTGCCAAGTCATAAAGTTTAAATTCTTTGCTTTCAGGATTAACCGTAGAAATTCCTCTGTAAGTTCCGGCAGAAACTTTTGGATTTTCTCTTTTAGGAGGAACCACTCTTAGATTTTTATATAAATTTTTCTCTAATGAACTCATACTATATTTACCTCATTACCTAGGAGCAGTGCGTGGACGAGTCGGGGCCGGTGATGTTGCACGATCTAATGCAGATTCAATACTTTCAATAAATTCAGCATCGGCAATAGTTTGAACAGTGATTGGTGCCGGCGGAGCAATTGGTCTAACATCACCCGGGGCTGCGCCCCGATACCCTGGAGCGATCGAAGTGTCATTTATAGATGATACTGCCCATTGTCGTCTAACATGGGTTACTCTAAAAAGAGGATTGCTTACACTGTACGGCATTGTTGTTATTTTAACAGTGTCGGCTTGGTCGCCACCGACTATTTCCATTGTACGTTCAGCAGGATTAAAACTTTTAATAAATCCAACATGTTGAATATTTACATTACTGGTAAACACAACAATATCCCACTTTTGTACATATTCTAAATCTCGCGGACCGTGGAATCTAACAGGAATGCCGTAACTGGAAAATGAACTTGGTGCCATGGTTCTAAGTCCGGAAAATCCCGACTTTACCAAAATCCATGTGGCAAATGCTGCGCCCCACGAAAATTGTCCAGTTCCGCCATCTTCAGTAAATCCTCGTCCGGCAAATCGATATGCTTCTAATATATTTGGATTTCCAGGGTCGGCATTTAGTGTTTTCCAGTCCATTCCAGTTAATGTTTTATTGATTACAAAATCAAGAGCTTCCCACGTTCCTGGAATAATTCCAGCACTTAGCATATCAGTGTCTGAACTCGGAGGGACTATATTAACTATGGATGAACTTCCAAATGTGCCGCCACTGGATCCTTCGGATCCCAGAGACTGACTACCGTTGTTGGCAAGATCTGGAACAATAAAGTTGCCAGGGGCAGTAGTTGTATTGAATATCGAAGACAAAGATTCTGCTATTGATCCAATAGCAGATAACCCTGCTACTAATCCGACCGCGTTGGTTACACCGGATATAAAATCCGGTCCAGAATTATCAACTGCCGAACTGTCTGCATCTAGTAATGTGCTGTCTGTGCTGTCTTCCAGTGGTGTAATATCAGCCAACTGATACACCCCTATTCAATGCAGCCATTACCCAACTATTGTTTCCGTTGCCGTATGTCCAAGACGTTATACGCCTATTCCATCCAGATGCGGTGTGGCCTCCAAGCATGTCGTAGTGATTGAGACCCGGTGCCATAGTGCTACCATTTCCGCCAATACCAACTCCGCGTCCGCCGTACCTTGCAAAGGCTGTTACAAATGCTTCCATTCTTGCTCTATCAGCTTGATTGGTCGGGACTAGCGCGCGCAATTGATCTCCGTCTAAAACCATCAAATAGGCGTCGATTGCTAGTCCAGTATCATGTCTTTCTGTGCCGTATCGCCAACCGGGGCCGCTGCTTGTACTACCGGTTCGAGTTTCAAATCTTCCAGTTGATCTATTAAGTTTTAACCATACATCGTTAACCTCTCTTAGATCTGCATCAGGACCTGATGCCCTACTTGGGAAGGTGCGCCAGTTTGACAGAGGCAATTGGGTCGAAGTGTTGATTCTTCTAAGACATTCATTTGCAAAGCTTGTTCCTTTGATTTCATAAATTCCACTATCTCGGGCTGCTCTGTTAAGTGCAGATCGAAACTCGGGGCGAAGGGGCCCTCGTCTAATGCCTGCAGAACCTGTAATGATATCTTGCGAATTTGATGTTGTTGTTAAGTCGATAGTATCCGATTCGTTTCGTGGGCGAGCATTTGCAGCAGGATCGCTGCCGTCTTCTGTAAGTGGAGAAGACGAGATTTCAAGCGGATCAAATATAGGGGCTGTTCCTCTTCCACTTACAACAGCTCTGTATACTTCTTGAGCAGAACTTGCTCGTAGTTCCTTTACACCCTGAGTGCGGCCGCCGCCGATTGAAATTTGCGGATTGTTTGATCTTAGATAATCGTCATTGAATATTTCTGCAACACGTCTTGCTTTTATTACATTGCTGCCGGAATTTATTTGGTTAATTGATTCCAGGGTCCTAGATTCGTCGTTTTCCCATTCCCAAATTATAACCGAAAGCTGCTCTTCAAGAGTTGTGTTTGCAGGAACTACATACACAGGCGGAACCCAATCTAGCCTGGCAGTCGGCAGTCTATTGGATCTAATACGATATTCTGGCAAAAACGGATCAGTTATGGGTTGTTGTAATAAAGATTTTCCTAAAAACTTTTCAACATTGGTTAATCTTCCATTTGTGCCGCCACCTCGCCATTGGCAAATTCCTCTTGCGCCATACGAACTGCTGGTATTACCCGGAATTGGGTTACTACTCGATGGCAATTTGTCGTTTGGCGGTAAGTAGGCACCGACATTAATCTGTGTTCCCGATTCCCATATCAGCGCACCTGCAATACCTGCGCCGACCCATGTTTCAAATCCGTTGGCTTCGAAGTATTCTACTACTCGGCTGACATTATTGTTGTACTGGTTAAAATTGTAGCCATCAAATGATTCTTCTTCTTGATCAGATTCCCCAAATCCCGGGTTAGGTGATTGACCAGTTGACTGGTAAGACACTGCTGACCCACTAGCATTGTTTCGTCCGATGTTTAAAAAAGTATCCGGCAGTGGCAAAATATACACTTCGGCGCCTGCGGAACCTGCTCGCACATTTGAAGCAGTTGGGTCCAAGTTTTCGTGCTGGAACCAAGGTTCGTGTTGAGGAACTCTTGCAGTAATGTCCGCTGCAGATGGCTCAGTTGGTGCTGGCCCATCTGTCTTTGATGCAGTTCCGGGAGGAACACTATCAGTCGCAGGTTCTGCGTCTCCGGGATCAGAAGCACTGTAGGTAGGTGCAACAGCCGCTGCTCCGCTTTTACTGTTATACTTGATAGCATTAAACTCACCAGCAGGGGCTTCTACGTTGCTGGTTTTTATGGTTCCTGTTATCGAAGAGTTGCCCTCGAAGTCAATACTACCAGACGATACACTTAAATTTGTGCTGCCAACTTCAAAATTGCCGCCAGATTTAAATGATATTCGGCCACCAGCAGATGATACAATTGCTGCGCTAGAAACTAGATCAATACTTCCTCCGCTAGCATAAAGGTTGCTGGCAGCATTTAAATGCACTGCTTCAGCAGAAACAACTCTCAGATTACTCGAATCATGTATTTCGGGTGCAATCATTGCAACTTGTGTGCCAGCAGTAACATCAAAGTTACTCGAAGCCGACACTCTTACTGATCCTCCATCGGCAATCAAATTAACGTCTGATCCGCTGTTTATTTCAACATTTGATCCTCCCGAAACGTTGACTGATGCTGCACCCGAAGTAAGTGCCAAATCGCTGCTGCTTTTGAGAGACATATAATCACCTGCAAGCGCAGAGAACTCTGAACTTGCCTGAAATGCAACTCTGCCAGTTGCAATTGAATCAAGGTTTCTGCCCGTGTTCCTAATATCACCGACTGCGTTTATGTTTACATTTCCTCCAGATGTTAAATTAATATTAGAATCTGCTGTTACGTTGAATTCTCCTTCGGTGTGCATACTAATACTGTCCTGCGCATAAACATCAATTTTACCGTTTGAGGTAAGTTCAATCCATGTTGTGCCGCGTGCGTTTGCAATATAAATTAAATCTTCGGTATTGTGCAACAGTATCTGGTGCCCGGTTCTTGTTCTCAATCTAATTAATTCATTCGCTGGGCGAGTTTCGGCGCCAGGTGGTAGTGTGCTACTATCGGTTTCTCTTTCAATATACACAGGAGGACCTTCGTTAGCTGGTTGACTCCTTAATAATTTGTCGTCGCCATCATCCATAACAATGCTGGATCCGCCCAATCGGCTTCTAGGAACGTTTGCAGATGCATCAAGAGGTCCGCGAGTTGCTCTAGGAGCGCCCGGGCGTTTGTCAAGAGGGCCAGGTGTGTTTATACCAAACACCGAACTAGGAATTTCTCGACGAGCAGACGAGCTTGTCAACCCTCTGAAATCGTCTTCTAACAGTCCTTCTTCGGTTAAACTGTTGACAAAGTCTGTGTTAACCGGCTTAACATAGTTTGTGGGCTGGTTGTTTCCTGCTAGAGGAATCAGGCGTTTGTTGTATTCACCAACTGGCAATTTTCTTCCAGTTGCTCCGCCGCTGCCACTAGTAGATAAGGTAGTTGCTGCACGGCCATCGGGCACCATAAAGTTCATGTAGTCATCGGGCACACAAGCAAACCAATAACAAATATCTCGTCTGCCTTCAACAAATGTCACCAGCACCTTTGTGTCAGGATCCGGTGGCACAAACCACATTCCGTAACTTTGCTGTGTGCTAGAATAATCGTCGTTTGATCCTGTGGATTTCCAGCTAGTTGACCCATAAAATGGGCTTGCATAAAACGCAGTAACTAGTCTGTCAGTGTTGTCGTATGCTGTTCCAGAAGAATTTATTTTTAAAATTTGAACTTGTAAAGAACCCATAAATTTATTATCAAGATGACTAACAACTTTTGCCAGATATGGTCCCGAATCCGGCAACAGAATTGCAGAATCAATTGGTCTTGTGTTTTCGTTATTACTCATCTTTGTTCCTTATCTCGGTCTATTGTTTCTAGGGTCTCTTGGTTGTGTTTGTGGAGGCAATGTAGTAGTTGTTATTCGAGCTTGTGTCACAGATGTCTCTGTGGGCGGCTCAGGGCGTGTGGGCGGCACAGGGCGTGTGGGCGGCACAGGACTTGTATTCCGAGTTAATATGTTACCGTCAATTCTGCCTAATGCCGTTAGCGAACTTCTATACTGTGATTCAAGTTGTTGCACTTGATCAAAAAAGCTTTCTAATCCAACTAGTTTTTCTCCAATTGTTTGATAATCTCCTGATGCAATTTCACCAATGTTTGCTCCAATTTGTGCAAGTCCAAGCAAAGAATTTGCAGCCGGGCCGGCTTCTTCTATAAAGTTATTTACGCTGCTGGCAACGCCTTCTGCGCCGATTTGGGTTGCAAAGTTGCGTATTGCACCCAAGCCGGCAAAGAAAGTATCCACAATATTTTTTAATTTGTCAATCGAACTCTGTGTTTGGTGTGCTGTTTTTGTCATTGTTAAAACTTGTAAGAATTTTCCTTGCTCAAACTTATTTTCAACTACATTACACCTATAGAGACCAGTAAACTGATCTGCAGGATCGCTTAACAATAGGTCTCTGTTGTAATCAACTGGTGTGTTAAACTTTAATAATACGTACACCTCGCCTCTTAGCGGATCTGCTTCACGGTCAGCATTTATTCCTGGAGCCAACGGTGCAGAAACATAGTTTCCAAAATCGCTAGAATTAATAAAATAAGGATCGCCCATAATAGTCAGTTCCATACTAACAAGGTCGGAACGACTATGCAATATTAAATCTCTAAAGGTTTTTGCTGCCCGGGTTCTATCAGTGTCAATAAATGTTCCGCCGGCAGTTTTATAAAGACTTGTAACTTGTTCAATGGTTGCTCTCAACTCCCCTAGTGTATTTTCAGTTTGTTCGCTGTTTGTTGGTGTTGTAATAGGAGGAGTGCTGGGCGTTGTATATGCCGATCCTCCCCAGGATGTAACAGCTTGAGTACTTGCTTGGTTGTTGTCAGATGGGCGGCCCATAAAGTATGCTGCATTATATGTAATATTAAAATCAATAATATCTCTGTTGAGGCCAGTGTACATGTAATTGTATGCTTTAACAGCATCATCAATTGCACGATCTGTGTTGTTGGACATGCTAGGAAGAGAAACTGACGAACTATGTATAAAATACGGATATACTTCAAATACAAATTTAAATGCCGGGCGTCCTGCAGTGGCCATTTCAGTCACTGATAAAATATAAGTTTTAATTTTGATCTTAAACCAGGGACGCATTCCAGAGCTGTCAATTGGGCGAGTTATAAATGACTGTCCCCATTTTGACAAAAGTATCACCGATGTAATTACTTGTTCAATTGTTGTTCCTTGTGGATAAGTATAAACTCGTTCAGATGGGTCAATGGATAAGCTTTCTCTATTGTAAAACTCGCCGTCCTCGTCAAATATAAATGCTTCATTTGCAAAGTCAACTGTTCCAAACTCGTTGAAGCTGTCAATCATTGCACTTGAGCCAATTTCGTTGCTGTTTTGGCTGAGGCCGTCCAATGATATTGCAGATGCAAGGTTGTTGATTGCAGATCCGATGGTATTCAATCTTGAATTAATTCCCACTTCGAGATTAGAGGCAGTGTTGGTGTCATTCAGCCCATTTCCTGAGTTAATAGATGCTATATTGTTAATAGTGTTGCCAAGATTGCCCAAAGAATTGGATACATCGCCAATGCTTTCAATTGTGTTGTTAACTACATCAAGACCGTTTTGTATTGTTTGTAATGCGCCGCCAATGGCGCCGCTGTTTGCCGGCGCATCAGGAGAGATATCAAACGGAAAGTTTATTTGGTACTGGTCGCCAATGACCTTAAATGTTCTGTCTTCGCTTAATATTTCTTGTTTGTTTATTGCATTTGTCAAACTTCTTTCACCAAAACTTAAGATTTCGGCAACAGTTGACCCCTTGATACTTATTTCTTCTTTTAATCCCTGCCGGGCAAACGAAAGTCCTTCGTGGTTCCACGGTGTTGCAGTAATTTCATACACTGCGCCGTCTGGTCCTGATGTAAAATTGATCGAAGAGATACTTATAACAAAATTCTTTTGTGATACTTCCTCAAAAGTTCCGTCATCTTTCCAGCCTTTGAATTGCAGGCTTAGCAAATACGGTGCTTGAATATAATTGTCAAACCCTGCTCGTCTGGCTGCTAATGCTGCTGTTTGCAAAAATAATCCCAAGCTGTAAGGCTCGTGCACTTTGAAACTCAAGTTTGCAATAGCAACAGCAGGAGCATCAGAAGTAGGAGTAAAATTATTATCCAGTATTACATCATCAATAAAGAATTCGACATTTGAATCAATGTCTTCTTCCATTTGTGTGGTTGTAGTTTTTTTATTTCCGATGCCACCTGAGCTAATAATTTGTAGCTTTCCCTGTGTGCCTATATATTCTTCTGGACGATTAACTTCGCCGGGATACATTGCACTCATAGTCCAAATATAGTTATACGATACGTATTTGTGCAGTGGATTGGCCAGTAATGCCATGTATTAAACTCCTAACAATGATGATAATGTTGATTTCTTTGGTAAAAATATTTGTGTCCCTGGAATAAAATCAAATAATGGATCTTTTAAAACTTCAATGTTTCTTTCCGTAAACACCCACCACAATTTTGGTGTGTCATACAAGTCAAATGCTAACAAATCTGGCCTATATGTGTATTGTGGTGTAATTTCGTACAGTATGTCACTTGGATCAGATGGTATTGATCGCTTTTGCCAAAAGTCTAGATATCCTCCGCTGTTTGTTTTTGTTAATCCGTAAGGACTTGATTTATTGTATCTTGCCATTATATAATTCCTTGTCCGCCGCCAATGTATCCACCCTGTACATAAGTATCTAGGCTGAATTTTCTCACAGTGTCTCTGCTGTATGCAGGCGATACTGTGATGTTCAAACGACTTAATGTTGGAACATGACTGTATCCGCCAGGTACAGAAGTTCTTGACAATTCCGGAGTTTGACTTAAATCTAAACTGTTTGATACAGGAACTTGAAGATAATCAACGCTATCCGGCAAGTCAAGGGTAAACAACTTAACCACACACGGCATCTTGTTAAAAACAAAGTCTCCGTATCCACTTAAATGAACCAATGGTGGCGGTGCGCCTAGATGGCTGCTGTTGCCGTAAAACATTTTTGTTGCACTTCTCATAAAGTGTACTGCGGATATCCAATATCTTCCGTCTGTTTCGTTTTCAACTGGAAATTCTGCAGTGATAGTAATGTCTTCGACTGTACTGCTTTGATAAACAGGATAAGCATAGTTAGTATGCGTGGGTTGCAGGTTATTGTAATTTGCAGCATGAGTAACTAATATTTGAGGAGTAGTCGGGAACACCATACTGTTGTTTGAATCATATAATGGTTGTAATATCGGGGAATTCATAAAGGACGGTATGTTGGTAGGAAGATGCAATCTTACTCTCCAGTCACTTCCTCCTGATTCTGACCCTGCACTCCAGCTAACCGGAGTATAATCTTCATAGGTTTCTTCGGCGCCAGCAGGGAGACCACCTAGTCTAGCCATGCGAGAAATACCCAGGGCGCTTCCAAAATTACCAAGTGCATTTGTTACCCCTACTCCGGCGCCGAGTATCCTTGATGCATCACTTGCAGTACCTTGCACTGTTTGTAAAAAATTGTTGATTCCTGATGTTGCCATTATTTGTTTCTCCTACAGTATTTAGTTGACAAAATTAACTATGTGTATTATTATAATACTAAGTTTGGAGAAACTATGAAAAGAGTAAACTATCTCAATAATAAAGACATGCTGAAAGAAATTCACAAGTCGAAAAGCACGTATTCTAGCTTTGTTGCGCCCGAATACGCTAATCACGACATTATTTTACTGAGTACTAATGAAATTAATATCAGGACAGTAGCCGAAGCTAAACGCAACAAAGCAAAGAAACTTAGCTCGGAAGAATATGATTGTCGAAAGAAAGCCGGCGAAAAGGTAAAGCAAGCTGATTGTGAACACGACTATAGAAAAATAGAAAAACACGATCTGATTTTTAGAGTTATGACATTTGACCATATACCAGAAGAGCCCGGTCGTAAGAAAAACCCCAAGACTGTTGCTGATACCAAGACCAAGTTAAACTTTCCTCCGTTTCACCATTACAAGTACAACGAAAATGATGAATTAATTCTAGTAGGCAAGAGTCATTGGCAGGGCGGTATGGAAAACGGACATTTTTCCAAAGAACACGGAAGAGCTACCAACACACTTGCAATGATGTGGTTGAAGTTGTGCGAACGATATGCAACCAGGGGCAATGTAAGAGGTTACACTTACAATGACGAAATGAAAGGACAGGCTATTTTGCAGTTGGCTCAGATCGGGTTGCAATTTGACGAATCAAAGAGTCAAAACCCATTTGCTTACTACACTGCTGCTGTTACCAACTCATTTGTTAGAGTTATTAACATCGAACAGCGAAATCGGCAAGTAAGAGACAACATTCTTGAAATGAATAACCTAACTCCGTCGTTTACTCGGCAAGCCGAAGGCGAATACGAGCTGGGGCTTCAAAGATTTGAAGACTCTCATAAAAAGAAATAGTTGACTTAATGACTTTATTGCTTTATACTATAATAAATTACGGAGTATAAATTTGTTTAAAAAAGCAGCGGTCTTTACTGACCTTCATCTTGGAATGAAAGGTAATTCCAAGGTACACAACAACGATTGTGAAGAATTTGTCGACTGGTACATTGCTACTGCAAAAGCAAATGGCTGCGAAACTGGAATCTTCTGCGGCGACTGGAATCATAATAGAAATGCACTAAATTTAACCACAATGGACAGTGGATTGCGGTGTTTGGAGAAACTAGGTGCAGCGTTTGACAAATTTTATATGTTTGCAGGCAACCATGATCTCTATTACAAAGACAAAAGAGATGTTAAGTCCACAGAGTTTGCAAAACATGTTCCGGGAATTACAGTTGTTAACGAAACTTTCATCGATGGTGACGTTGCACTGGTTCCGTGGCTAGTGGGCGACGAATGGAAAGGTATTTCCAAGATTAAATCAAAGTATTTGTTTGGACACTTCGAATTGCCATCGTTCTACATGAACGCAATGGTGCAAATGCCCGATCACGGTGAGCTAAAAGCTGAACATTTCAAACATCAAGAGTATGTGTTCAGCGGCCACTTCCACAAACGTCAGAAACAAGGCAAAGTTCACTACATGGGCAATGCGTTTCCTCACAACTATGCTGATGCATGGGACGATGACAGAGGAATGATGATACTGGACACTGAAAACAATGCCGAACCACAGTATATCAATTGGGAACAATGTCCTAAGTATCGCACAGTTACTCTTAGTAGGCTGATCGATGAGAAAGATGAATTGATCAAAAATAAGATGTACCTTAGGGTAGTACTCGACATACCAATCAGCTTTGAGGAAGCATCTTTCATTAAAGAAACATTCATGGAAGAGTACAAATGTCGAGAAATTACATTAATACCGCAGAAACAACTCGAAGAAATTAATACCGGACTTGATATCGAACAGTTCGAGAGTGTTGATCAAATTGTTAGTAACGAAATACTTGCAATCGATAGTGAAGCCTTTGATAAAAAGGTTCTTTTGGATATTTATAACGACTTATGATAAAAATTAAAGACTTAACCGCAAAGAACTTTATGTCAGTGGGGAATGTAACGCAAGCTGTGGATTTTGATAAAGAACAGTTAACACTAGTGCTTGGTGAGAACCTTGATCAAGGTGGTGACGACAATGGTTCACGAAACGGTACTGGCAAATGCCTTTGTATAAATACTATTGTAAAGGTAAGAAACACTGTTACAGGTGAAATTTACAAAACAACAATAGGAGAGCTATACAATGCCGCGATGGAACAACAGTCTAAAAAATAATTGCATTGATATATTAAATAATGTAATTAAAAATATAGAAACAAATACTTATAATAAGATGCTTGATGAAGTGTTAGCTTTAGATATAAAAAATAATAAAAAAAATATCGAAACCTATATTAGAAATAGATTAGGTATTGTTACAAAAGATTCAAGACATACAAAAAAGTATTGGACCCTCAGAGGCTGGACAGACAACGAAGCTTATGTTAATTCAAAAGAAAACAAACAAAAAAATTATAAAAGTGTATATAGCAGAGAATTTTGGTTAGAAAAAATTAACCTGTCTACTAACAAGCTTTATACAGTCGAAGAAGCAGATTTTGAACGTAACAGTCGTCGACCTATTAGAAAAGAATATTGGATTAATAAAGGATATAACGTCGAAGACGCATCCAGGCTAGCAAAAGAAACAAAATCTTCTAATAACAAAAAAGGAGCAAAAAAATCTGCAGATTCGGATGTAAGACGTGTTACATCAAAACGATGTATTGAATATTATACTACAAGAGGTTATAACAAAGAAGAATCTAAAAAATTAGTAGCCAAAGGTCAAAAATATTTTTCTAAAGATATATGTATCGAAAAATATGGAAAAGAAAGAGGATTAAAAATTTGGCAAGATCGACAAGACCGTTGGCAAGAGACATTAAATTCAAAGTCAGATAAAGAGAAAGCAAGAATTAATCGATTAAAACTTACAAAAGGAATAACCGTTTCGGCTGCTGAAAAAAAAATTATTAATGAAGTAGAGAAAACATATAAAGACTTAATAATTATACCGCAATTTACCTTATCAGTTAACAATAAAAAACAATATGTTTACGATATTGCTTGCAAAAATAAAATTATTGAATACAACGGAGACTTTTGGCACTGTAATCCTAAAAAATATTCTGCAGATTATATAAATCCTAGAACTAAACTGATAGCTTCTGAAAAATGGAAGTTAGACGAACAAAAAATTAAATTTGCCGAAGATCAAGGATACGAAGTTTTAGTTGTCTGGGAAAGTGATTTTAAAAGAAATAAAGAGGAAGTATTAGAGAAATGCATACAATTTCTAACACAATAGAAAGAAAGTTTATTGATAGCCTGGATCTATCCAACTTGGAAATTGAAACAGATAGCGGGTGGCATCCTGTAACTACTATTCACAAAACTGTTCCATATACAGTGTGGAAACTAGAGACTGATTCTGGATTAATTCTAGAATGTGCTGATACTCATATTGTGTTCGACCAAAGCTTCGATGAAATTTTTGTTAAAGATATTATCAAAAACAAAACAAAAATAATAACAAAGCACGGTCCTGATCTAGTTGTAAAACTTATCAAAACCGACCTTTGCGAGAATATGTTTGACGTAACAGTAGATAGCAATGATCACAGATTTTATTCAAACAACATACTTTCGCATAATACCACTATCATCAACGCATTGTCGTATGCGCTTTACGGACAAGCGCTTACTAACATCAAACGGAACAACTTGATCAACAAGACCAACCGCAAAGGTATGTTGGTTACACTAAACTTTGAAAAGGGAGGACTAACTTATCGCATCGAGCGTGGAAGATCTCCTAATGTACTCAAATTTTATGTAAACGATATTGAACAAGTTGACGCTACTACCGACGAAAGTCAAGGCGACAGCAGAGAAACACAAAAGGCAATTGGTACATTACTAGGAATGACCCACAACATGTTCAAGCATATTGTAGCTCTAAACACCTACTCCGAACCGTTCCTTAGTATGAGAACCAATGATCAAAGAGAGATCATCGAACAGCTATTAGGTATTACCTTGCTTTCCGAGAAGGCCGAAGTACTCAAAGAGAAGGTAAAGCGAACAAAAGAGTCTATTACCGAAGAAACTCTTAAGATCAGTTCCATTCAAACAAGCAATGAGAAGATTGGCCAGAGTATTAACACACTAAAGACTCGACGGAATGCATGGAACACCAAGACAAAGCAGGATATTGTAAAGTTTCAGTCAGCAATTACAGAACTCGAGCGTCTAGACATTGACAAAGAGCTAGAAGCTCACGATTTGCTTGCCAACTGGACCAAGCACAACAACGAAATAACAGCACTCAACAAGGAAAAGTCAACACTGGACTCTGCTATGTTACGGGCTGACAAAGGTGTGAGTACACTTGTTAATGATATATCCGGGTTAGACAATGCAACGTGTTACACATGCGGACAAGAACTTCATGCAGACAAAAAAGCAGAGATTACAGCTAAACGGAACAAAGAACTAGAGGATGCTACTACATACCAGAGCGAAGTTGCTCGTAAACTCGGTACAGTACTAACAGCACTTGAAAACATTGGCGATATCAACGGCAGACCAAAGACTTATTATGAAAATGCCAAAGAAGCCTATGAGCATCGAAATAATGTCGACTCACTAACCAATGCTCTGCAAACCAAACTCGATGACGAAGACCCTTACCAGCAGCAAATTGACGATTTAACCGAAACTGCATTGCAAGATGTGAGTTGGGATGAAGTAAACACACTTACATTGCTAAAAGAGCACCAAGAGTTCCTTCTCAAGCTGTTAACCAACAAGGACAGTTTTATTCGCAAGAAGATCATTGATCAAAACCTTGCTTACCTCAACAGCAGGCTAACTTCATACCTTGACAAGCTAGGATTACCACATCAGGTACAATTTCAAAATGATTTATCTGTAGAAATCACACAACTAGGCCAAGATTTGGACTTTGACAACTTGTCAAGAGGAGAACGCAACAGATTGATCCTAGGATTGAGCTTTGCATTCCGCGATGTATGGGAATCGTTGTACCAAGGTGTTAATTTACTGTTCATAGACGAACTTATTGACAGCGGAATGGACACAGCCGGAGTTGAAAATTCTCTTGCTATCCTAAAGAAGATGGGAAGAGAAAGAAATAAGAATATATTTTTAATATCTCACAAAGATGAGCTAATTGGTAGAGTTAACCACTTATTAAAGGTGATTAAAGAAAACGGCTTTACAACCTTTAGTAACGATCTTGAAATTAGCAGTGTTGTGTAACTAAATGATAGATGATGATAACGACCTGCACGATCAGTTAGCAAGAGCATTTTTAGAATACTTTAAAGCAAACGAGGTGTTTATTCGTAAACCCTCGCTTGCCAAGCGAGTTGCTGCAAGGAAATGGCTGAGTACTATTATGTTATTAGCTAAGAATCGACGAGAAGAAATATTAGATTCACACAGGTATAAAGGCGAAAAAAACTACATCAAGAAGAAAAATATCAAAAAGAAGGCTCCGTAAAAACTTCATAGGTAAGTACTGTATGCAATGGATGTACAATGACGAACCGGTTGAAAATATACCAGAAGGCTACATAGGCTTCGTTTATCTTATTACAAATTTGACAAACAATAGAAAATACATAGGCAAAAAACTCACAGAGTTTAAAACAACCAAACCACCTCTTAAAGGCAAAAAAAATAAAAGGCGCGGCACTAAAGAAAGCGACTGGAGAACCTACTGGGGCTCATCGGATAAGTTGCTTGCTGACATCGCTGCACTCGGTGACGACAAATTTACTAGGGAAATACTTTTCTACTGCATGAGCAGAGGTGAATTAAGTTACATAGAGGCAAAACAGCAGTTTGATCGTAAAGTTCTTGAAACAGATGATTACTACAACGGTATCATTAACGTAAGAGTAGGCGGATCAAATATACTTCGGCAGCGATTGTTAGAACATGCCAAAAAAAAGTAAAAACACAGGCTGGCGACAACGAGAATTAGGCAAACTAATAAAATCACAAATTGACGATACCAGTTATCAGCACCTTGTAAACAAAGGGGTGTGGCCAATAAACGGTATCCACAAAGGCAAAGAGATATCTGAGTTAACTGTTAGCTACTTGGAATTTATTATTAGTAGATTTGACAAAACAAGTTATGCAAGACAAATAGCAATCAAAGAACTCGCTCAAAGGCAAAAAAAAAATAATTTTTTAGGCAAACATCACAGTACATAAGGTTGGCGGGCCAGATTATAAATTCTCCGCTGTGGAAAAGGTTACCGTATAGGAACACACGTAACATACTGATCAACTCCCCAGAGGGAGGAAGCCACCAAACAAATTGGGCTCACCGGTTGGTATAAATTGTTTACTGTCAATTGAAAAACACAACATAGTTCATAAAAACTCCTTAGCAATCGGAACGAAGCGGGAGGTAGTGCTGTGTATCTTATATTGTATATTATCTTTAGTATATGATGTTATGTACATGGCGCAATGTCGACGTAGGTTGGGAAAGGTCAGAGCCCAATGAACTTGTGTATAATAAATACCTATTTCCAAAGTCTATGGCTGGATATAACTCACATGAAGTAAATCTTTTAGACGACGGGGCCACACAAAGGTTCCGTCTGACCGAAACAATCTACATGAATATCTAGTGTTAATAGACGTTCACTATATGTATATTATAACTTTAAGCTTTTGTTATAAGAGATTGAAACGTGATTGAGCGACAGCGAAAGAACAGATGAACGTTAGTTCATCTAATAAGTATAAATAATATTAATGTAGTTAAGGATATGTAAATGCAAGTGTACACTGTTATATGCGAGAATAATGATCTAGTTGAATTGAATTTAGGACTGACCAAGCAGGGTCGTAATTTGAAGAGAGCTGACAAAGCAACTAGAGGATCATTGAAAGATGAAGTTCAGTCCATGGAAGTTGAATTATTAACTTACATGAAGAACTCAGGAAACAAAACTGCCACACCGTCACTTGTAAAAAATTATTTAAATCAAAAAGGTCTTGGGACAGTTGGTAACCCAATTGTAGATGCTGCTGCTGATAAAGCTGCTGGACCTGGGGCTGTCGGAATGGACAATCCTCGCCAAGAGCCACCGTTGTCCGGTGGAGGTGCCCCTACTGGTGACACCAGTGCTCCTGCCCCCGGGAGTCCTGCTGCTGCTGAGCCACGCGAACGTGGATCGGTGGCAAAAACTGCCGACGGATCTGAATTCAAATGGTTGGGTAATCAATGGAGAGATTCAAGGACTGGTCGAATGGCAAGTAAAGCACAAAAAGCAGAATTAAATAATTCTTCACCAACTGAAAGTATTTCTGAGGCAGAAGAAGAACCGTCACTGTCCAAAAGACAGATTAGAGGCATACTCAAGCAAGTAATCACCAAAGCTTATGGAGACCAAGCAGGCTTCAGCAAAAGCAAGTTCGCCAGCAGTGCAGGCAGCGACGATACTGCTGCAATGATTGATAAATTAAAAGCACAGGGTTACAAAGTAACCAAGTAATTACCAGAACGGTTGCTTGGTTGCCTTTGCTGTTTCTAGATTCTCTTTGATTAATTTATAAATAATTTCTCTATCTTCGACGCACATTTCGTAGGCTTCAGTTAGGCTCACACTGCCTCTCATAAACCAGCAAAGCTTGGATAAATCAAATTTTAATTGTTTGCATTGGCTTTCAAGGACCTCAACCTCCTCTAATATCTTTTCAAGAGGCCAGGTTAAGATCCTCATGCGAAAAAATTTGTTTGGTCAAACGTTATTGGAACTTCAAATGTGTCGGGCGCGCCCTTTTCTCTATCTTCGTCTGTTGTTGTAATTATTTGTGGCCTAACAGAAAACTTAACTTTCTCTTGGTCAATCCTGTCGATGATTGATTTAAACACTTCTTTCTCGGTGTTTTCAAAAAATTCAGTGATAAATTCGGGATCAGTAACAGCTTCTTCTTGATCGTATGTAACAGATGCAACTGTTTTTGCAAGTTGTCTGATGTTGATGTCTGTTAATTTGTCAAAACTCTTTGTAAACATTTCTAATTTTTGTACATCGTCGAGATCTCTGTCGTTGATTGTTTTAAAAATTCTTTGTTCTTCAAATGTTTTCATTGCTGTTTCAGTATACGATTTATAGTTAAGTGGACGAAGTTCAAAAGTATACGGGCCAAACACTACTATATTATCATATTCGTTGGCTGACAATGTGTCCAACATCACTCTTAGATCAACTGAGAACCCTTTTTCTTCATTGGTCTGTGGAATCTTAATTTCAAGATCCATCATTTCTCCATATGTTGCAATGCGAATAGCAATTAGTATTGCATCGATGTCGATGCTTGGAACACTCCACGCATCTTTTATACTAGGAAAACAACTTTGAATAACACTCACTGTTGCCTGACCATTTAGCAATGCATCTGGAGTTTTAAACATCAATTCGTCCTTGGCTGTCATTGCTAGCACTGGGAATTGATGGTTGTCAGGAATGTTAATTGCACCGTTGGGATAGTACTGTCCTCGACTGGGTAATTCTACAAAAAGTTTGGGCTGTCTAAAATGTTTTGACAGTGGGTTCGGTGATGCGTGATCCATATATTTTCTCCGGCTAAATAATACTAACACTATATATCGATATATGTTATACACGTATTTAACCAGGATGATCTAGCCCGTGGATGAAGTTGAAATTAAAAATGTAGGCGGCCGAGGAGTCGCCAGTGAAGCAACATTACTACAACTAATAGATGCAGTCAAAGGTACCACCGGCGGATCTGGCAACAGTGATGCGCAGAGATTAAGAGACCTTTATAATAGATCCACAGCAGCCGCTACCAAAGAGCAAAGCAAATTTGTCAAAGGCATAAAAGCAGGTACTGGTGCAGTTGGTACATTTGCTGACAAGCTGCTGATAACTGGTAACAGACTTGGCGACTTTTCTGAAATGTTGTTGGGCAGTGGCAAAATAACTCTCTTTGTAAACTTTGTTGACAAAACAATCGATCAGTTTAGAGAACTGAGTTCAGTGGGCGGAAGTTTTAACAACAGCTTGTCTGATATGGTAAGAACCAGCCTTGACGCAGCAATGAACTTGGACGAATTTGTTGGAATGGTAAGAAGCAACAGTACTGAACTTGCTAAGTTCGGTGGTAGTGTAACCTCTGGTGCAAAACTTGTCGGAGAGTTTAGTAGAGACATTCGGATGGGCATCGGTCAGCGTTTCTTTGAAATGGGCATGACCATGGAAAGTGTCAATGAATCGCTGATTGGATACATGACATTAGAAACCATGCGAGGAAAAAGAAACATCAGAAGCGATGCAGAATCGCAAGCAGGCGCAGCTGAATACATCATGCAACTGGACAAGCTTGCTAAACTAACTGGCAAGCAACGCGAAGCATTAATGGATTCTCAGGCAGCATTACAAACTGACGGCCAGGTGCGCAATCAAATTGCAAGAGTAGAAGAGAGGCTAGGCGCAGCAAAAGCTGAAGAACTTAGAGCAATTTATACTTTACAGGATAATGCACTTCCTGGCTTCCACAAGTCGTTGTTGGATCTCAGCGACGGAGTCGCACAATCCGATCTAGGCCGGGCATTGCAAAACGCAGTTCCTGGAATAACACAATTCATGCAACGAGTCGGTGCCGGATCGGTTAGCCAAGAAGAGTATGTAGATTTTATGGCTAATAATGTTCAGCCACATTTGCAACAATTTGCACGACAAATGCCTGACGCAACATTGCAGGTACTTAGAGGAATGGGCGGCGTGCAAGGAGCAATGGCGCAAATGGTTGACGATACATATCAACTAAACAACATGGTAAACCTAAACTCTGAAGAAGCAGCGGCTGAACAGGAGAAGAGAAACAGAATAACAGGCACACTTGGCAAGTTTGAACAAGCATTAGCAGCATTTAGATCTTTCTTGTTTACTACTTTCCTCGACAGTGAGTTTGCAACTGAGCTTGGAAGAATTGGTCAAGAAATGATGGATACATTTGGCGAAGGGGGTGGACCATTTTCTATGATGAAAACTACTATTTCTAATACTATGAGATATTTATTTGGCGAAACAGGCATATTTACTATTGGCTTAACAAAGTTAGCTAACTTTGTTAAGTCAGATAAATTCCAAGGAGTACTCGAAGGTGCCGGAATAGCGTTTGGTGTAATTACCGAATGGGGCAAAAACTTTATTGAAAATGTAGGCGAAGACGGGTTATGGATTGCGTTGCTTGAGGAAGTTGGTGATTTTGGTAGTATGATGTCTGGCGTATTTACTAGATTGTTTGAAAATGCAGAGTTGCGAAACTCTATTAGTACTGCATTTGTAAATGTTTCTGAATATATTATTCAAAAAATAACTGATCTCTGGGAAGGTTCCGAGGTGCAAGGCATGCTGGATTCTATGAGATTATTTTTAGAAGATCAAATAATTAATTTATTTGACACACTTAACAATGGCTTCGCCGGACTGTTTATCAACGATAGAGCTCTAGAACAACGCAGAGAAGACCAATCAGTGCAAAGGGAATTCGGCGGCGATGAAAACCGAGATTCCCTTCGCAACGAAATCTCAAGGATGCAAGCAGAAGTTGCTCGACTTTCAGGCCCCGAAAACACTAATCAGCTGGGCATGTATCGAGATCCTGAAGCGCTTTGGGCTGCTGAGAATCGACTAAGTGTGCTGGAAAGCCTGCAACAATATTCGCAAGGCACAGACGGATTTGAACAATTTGGCGGCGGCACACCGGTTATGTTGCACGGATCAGAAGCAGTTGTTCCAAGAAATTCGCCTGCTGGTGAAATGTTAGCAAGTTTCTTTGACCAACAAAACAGTACAAACGGTTTTCAGAGCCCTAGTAGGTCAACACCGGCTGTAATGCACAACATTGCAACTTCTGATACTGACATAGAAGATGTAGTAGAAAAGCTGTTGTCACAGCAGACAAAAATGATTTCTACAGACTCTGGTAATAACCAAACTGGCGTAATAACTGCACTAAATGAGCTAAATAGTAACATATTAAGATTGCTGGGAGCAACACAACAAGGTGTTGCAGTTCAGGAAAGAACAAGAAAAGGCCTACGCGGACTAGGAACAGATATGTTCAAGGGTGCAGGCTTGTGATTAGAAAAATTAAGGTAATATAAAATGTCGTGGAAAAAATACTTCTCGCCTGTTCCGACAAGCATGAATCAGGGAGGCAGCTATAGTCCTTTTAGTTTCTCAAAAGGACAAGGGCTCGGTCCTGCTGCCTCTAATTATAGTTCACATCTTCCAGACGTTTATGTTGGCAATCCAAACCGTGTTGAACGCTACGGACAATACAACACCATGGACAGTGATTCTGAAATAAATGCAGCATTGGACATCCTTGCTGAGTTTTGCACTCAAAAGAACAAAGAAAACAACACACCATTTAAAATTGAATACAATGGCGCGCCTACTAACAGCGAAGTGCAAATTCTAAGTCAGTATCTTCACCGGTGGGCAAAATTACAAGAATTTGAAACTCGTATGTTTAGAATTATTAGAAATATTTTCAAGTATGGTGACCAATTTTTCCTAAGAGACCCTGAAACCAAAAAGTGGTTCCATGTTGATCCTGCTAACTTGAGTAAAATTATTGTAAACGAAAGTGAAGGCAAGCGTCCAGAGCAATACATGGTTAAGGATATAAACATATCATTTGAAAGCTTGTCGGCGACCAAGCTAAACACCACTAATGCATACGGACCAAACGGCGCAGGAGGCATGGGCGGACCGTCTATGGGCAGCGGCGGAGGCGCACCCGGAAGTACACCAGATTTGAACACAAGTAGATTCTCAAACGAATCGAACGAGACAGCAGTTGATGCAGAACATGTTATACACATGTCTCTTAGCGAAGGAATGGATCAAAACTATCCGTTTGGCAACAGTTTGCTGGAAAGCATCTTCAAAGTTTACAAGCAAAAAGAATTACTAGAGGATGCAATCATCATCTACCGCGTTCAGCGTGCGCCAGAGCGCAGAGTATTTTATGTAGACGTTGGCAACATGCCAAGTCACCTTGCTATGCAGTTTGTGGAAAGAGTAAAAACAGAAATTCACCAAAGACGAATTCCATCGAAGACAGGCGGAGGTCAAACTGTTATTGATAGTTCATACAATCCGTTGTCTATCAATGAGGATTATTTCTTCCCCCAGACCTGCCTTTCATTAGAAACACCAATACCGTTATTAGACGGAAGGACGCTAACGTTAGATGAAATAATTTTAGAATATAAAAATGGCAAGCGTAATTGGACTTATGGGTTGAGCAACATTACTCATGAAATGGAATCAGCTGAAATCAAGTGGGCTGGTATCACTCGTAAAAATGCTAAAGTTTTAAAGATAACACTGGACAACGGTGAAACCATCACCTCTACGCCTGATCATAGGTTCATTATGCGCGACGGTAGAGAAGTAGAAGCTCAGCATCTTTTAATCAATGACAGCTTAATGCCGCTAGAATTGCGCGATGGATATTCTGGTCCAAAACAAAAAAATAAAAAATACACAAGGTACCGTAGTAACAACGAAGGAAGTATTAAGTTTGTTCATGCTACTGTGGCAAACAAGCAGCCGGGAAAAGATACTCAAGTTCACCATGTTGACTTTAACAGCAAAAACAATAATCCGACTAATTTACAAGTACTGTTAACTGCGGATCATATTGAATTACATAGGAATGCAGGTTCATACAGCATTAATAAGCAGTGGAGTAATCCAGAATCTCGACAAAAGTTATTAGACGGAATGAAGAACTTGTATGCCAATTCGGATAGTTGCTTTATGGAAAAAATCAGTAAGCGCAATCAAAAAAATGCGTTAGCTGGATGGTCTAAAATTTCAAGAGAATCAAGACAGTCTGTTTACAAGTCATTACAATTATCAAGAAACAAAAACTCAGCTGCTAAGACAATAAACTTCTCAATAAACATGTTTAATAAAATGAAGGAAGCATTTGATACTGGCAATGATAGTATTTCTAAGTTATCAGTGCATCTTCAAAATAACGAGGAATTTCAACAATCATTCAAAGATGCAAATACAAATTTAAAGAGAGACAAAAATAAAAGCAGCAACTTACAGGTTACTGATACTACTCTTAACAAGATTGTAGGAGTAGTAGGATATAGAACATTTGGCGATTGGAAAAAAGATTATACTGGTCAGCATAGTAAGTTCTCTAACAAACAAAATCACAAAGTTGCGGCTATTGAATGGTTAACTGAAACTATGGACACTGGAGATATTACTGTTTTAAGTGACAGTAACAGCCATTGGTTTGGACTAGCAGCTGGAATATATGTTCACAACAGTGAAGGTAGAGGATCAAAAGTTGAAACACTTCCGGGCGGTACCAACCTTGGAGAGATTGACGACTTAAGATACTTTACCAACAAATTGTTACGCGGTCTTCGTATTCCCAGTTCGTACCTTCCAACCGGTGCCGATGATAGTGCAAGCCAATTCAATGACGGACGTGTTGGTACTGCTTACATTCAAGAGCTACGCTTCAACAACTATTGTGAACGACTACAGAGCCTTGTTGCCGAAGTGTTTAACAAAGAATTTAAACTTTATCTAAGTCAAAAAGGCATCAACATCGATGTTGCAATGTTTGATCTGAAATTACAGCCACCGCAAAACTTTGCAAGCTATCGACAAGCAGAACTTGACAGCAATAGAATTTCAACTTTCTCATCTATGCAAGCTGTTCCGTTTATTGCCAACCGTTTTGCGTTAGAGAGATTTTTAGGATTGTCCAAGGAAGAAATTGCCACCAACGAAAAGCTTTGGAGAGAAGAAAACGAAGATGAGTTTGAAACAGGCGAGCAAGATGCAAGCTCTCAAATGAGAGATGCTGGCATTACAGGCGCAGATATTAGTGCAGACATGGGTGCAGCAGATGGACCAGACTCTGATATAGACTTAGATGATACAACCGGTGACGCAAGTGCATCGCCTGGAGCATCTGCAGATACACAAGGCGGCAATGCGCCGTTTGGGTCATAAATAATAGTATGATAATACGTGAATTATATTACTTTGACAAAGAGACAATGGAGCCCGTTGACGACGAACGTTATGACGCAGGCGAAGACGATTCCATTATGGACATTGATGACTTGCGCAAAACGAGACTTACCTTAAAAGACATAAACAAGGCCCGGCGCGCAGACGACATGCATAGAAAAGAAGCTAATAAAGACTTGGATCACATTAAAGCAATGTACGGCATTGCTGCGCAGATGCAAGAGCAACCTCCAATGTAAGGAGATTCTTTTGACCAAAGATCTTTTACCAAACGAAACAACACAACAACGTAAAAACAGGAAGCGTGACGAAAAAGCTGTAATCCGTGAACAAAACTTAATTGTTGAAAAAATAATTCCAACAACCACATACACTAGTGTTGCATTTGTGTTAGGCAACGGGGTTAGTCGACAGAGTATCAATCCATTTGACCTTGGAATTCATGGAATTACATATGGCTGCAACGCACTGTATAGAGAATTTTCGCCCGACTACCTGATTGCAGTTGATACTAAGATGGTTAGAGAAATTGCAACTGCTGGGTATCACAAACTACATTCTGTGTGGACTAATACAAACAAATACTCAAAAGAGATTGTAGGATTAAATTTATTTGACCCGAACTTAGGATGGAGCAGCGGCCCAAGTGCATTAAATTTAGCAAGCACCCACGAAAATAAAACAATTTATATTTTAGGATTTGATTACAAAGGTATTGGAAACAAAAATGAATTAGTGAACAACGTGTACTCGGGATCGGCTAACTATAAAAATGTCAACGACAGAGCAACTTACTTTGGAAACTGGCAAAAACAAACAACAAGTTGCATTAAAAGAAATACAACGGTTAAATACATACGTGTAATTGAAACAGCAACTTCATTTATACCCGACACGTTAATAGGAATACCTAATCTTACTCATATAACAGTTGAAAATTTTAAGAAGAGATTTAGACTAGTATAAGGTAAATAAATGAATGGGCTCGTTTGGGCCCATTTCGGCATACTTTTTTTAATTGTATGTAAATACAATTGACAGCCTTGGACATACAGGAGAACAACATGACTGAACGTAGCAAATTTGAACAAATGGTAGAGCGTCTTATTAATGAAGACAGAGCCGGTGCCGAAGAATTATTCCACGAGATTGTGGTAGAGAAATCAAGAGCAATTTATCAAAATATCATCGAGTCTGATGAAGACGAAGATCTAGATGAAGAAGAAGAGGACGACCTTGACGAAGCTGAAGAGGACGATCTTGATGACGAGGAAGTATCCGAAGGCTCTTACGAAGACAAGGACGACGAGGAAGACCTAGACGAAATGTTTGGTCTTAACAATATGTCCGAAGAAGATCCATCAATGATGGGCGGCGACGCTACTGATAACATGATAAGCGACGTTGGCATGGACGACGAAGACGGTGAAATGGATCCAGACGATGGCATGGACGACATGATGAACGACGAGGGTGGTGCCGGCCCATTGGCAGCAATTGATGACCTTGCAGATGCATTGGAAAAGCTAAGATCAGAATTTCAAGACATAATCGGCAACGACGGCGATGACGAAGCAAATCCATTTGGAAATGACGAAGAAGAAGAAGGCGAAGAAGAAGGCGAAGAAGAAGAAGCTGAAGAAGACGAAGCTGAAGAAGAATCATTTGCTTATGAATCATCAAAATCTCCAAGAGGACCAAAAAGCGCTGGCGAACAAATGCGCGAGTATGTTGAAAAAGTTCAAGGCGGTGAATTAGGTTCCAAAATTGGCGGCGACAACGGAGCAAACTCCAAGTCAACAGTTGCTTCGAAGAATGACATGGGAGGATCATCTGCTAACATACTACGCACAGACACAGAAACTCCAACTGAAGCAAACAAGGGTCACTTGAAGGGCCAAAGTGTGTTTAAAGGTAACCCAAAAACAGATAACGCAGGGAATATAAACGTTCCAGGCGGGAAGGCTGGGAAATCTTCTTTTAAGAAGAATGAACCAGGTCATGGCGCCGAAAAGAAAGGCAAGCCAGAAACTGCCGACAGAGGCGCTGGTAGTACAATCAAAACTACTGTGCGCAAGAAGTAAGGCAAGAAGGTAAGGACAACAGATGAATTTCTTAACAGAGAGTCTTAGTTTCGACCAGGCTAAAATGATAGTTGAGTCTGCCGAAGATGGCAAAACTCTTCATATGAAGGGTATTGTTATTCAAGGCGGAATACGTAACGCAAATCAACGTTTGTATCCCGTAAATGAAATTGGCAGGGCTGTCAGAACTCTTAACGATCAGGTTAGCGGAGGATACTCAGTTCTCGGTGAAGTAGATCATCCTGAAGGCCTTAATATCAACCTAGACCGCGTAAGTCATATGATCACAGAAATGTGGATGGATGGCCCAAATGGTTATGGTAAACTAAAGATACTTCCTACACCGATGGGACAACTAGTTCAAACAATGCTCGAAGCGGGTGTTAAACTAGGTGTTTCATCGCGTGGAAGTGGCAACGTTAAAGAAGACGGCAGCGGCGAAGTATCAGAATTTGAAATTATTACTGTTGATGTAGTGGCACAACCCAGTGCTCCGGGTGCATACCCAACACCAATTTATGAGCACCTTATGAATCAACGAGGCGGTTATAAAGCATTTATGCGAAGTAAAGAAGTAACAGGCAACCCACAGGCACAAAAATACATTGCAGAGAGTCTATTGAACATAATAGACAGACTCAATTAAAAGGAGAAAATAATGGAAGCACTAAAAGCCCTTTTAGAGAGTGACGCGATATCTGAGCAAATGAAATCAGAGATTCAAGAAGCCTGGGACATTAAGGTTGTAGAAAACCGCAAACAGGTAACAACGGCACTTCGTGAAGAATTTGCTAAGAAATATGAGCATGATAAAAGTGCTATGATCGAAGCAATTGATACTGTTGTGAGCGAAAAGCTCATAGAGGAAATGGTAGAATTCAATGAAGACCGCAAACAGCTAGCTGAAGCTAAAGCAAAGTATGCAATTAAGATGCGTGAAGACGCAAAATTAATGAAGCGCTTTGTAATGGAACAACTTGCTGGTGAAATTTCTGAACTACACAACGATCAAAAGACAACAGCAACTAAATTTGCTGTACTTGAAGATTTTGTTGTAGAGCAACTTGCAAAAGAACTTGCTGAATTCCAGGAAGATAAAAACGACCTTGCAGAAACTAAAGTACGTCTCGTAAGAGAATCCAAATCGCACTTTGCTAAAGTTAAGCAAGACTTTATTAACAGAAGCGTAACTGCACTATCCGAAACAGTTGAAAAGGGACTACGTTCCGAAATTCTTCAACTTAAAGAAGATATCGAAGTTGCACGCATGAACGACTTTGGTCGTAAAATATTTGAGGCGTTTGCTGGTGAATATCTGAACAGTCACTTAAATGAGAAGTCAGAAACCAAGAAACTACTAAAGGTACTTAATGCAAAAGACAAACAGCTTGCAGAAGCCAAAGCCTTTGCCGTTAAAGCAAAGAACTTAGCAGAATCAAAGAATAACGAAGTCAAGCACCTAGTTGAATCTAGAGACAGAGCAAAAGTACTAAACGACCTCACTGGCCCCTTAAACAAGAGTCAAAAGGCAATAATGAACGACTTGTTAGAATCGGTACAAACAAACAGACTGCAAAGTTCGTTTAACAAGTACCTTCCATCTGTAATAGATGGGCATCCTCGCGCAAGACAAAAGGCACCCCTTAAAGAAGGCAAAGAAATCACAGGCAATCGTAAACAAGAACACATGACATCAACAGCAGACACAAATGTATTAGACATACGTCGTCTTGCAGGATTGAAATAAGGAGAATCAAAAATGTCAGAACTATTAGAAAGTAGATGGCAGGAGACCAAGGGTGCCCTTCTTGAAGGCCTTGCAGGCAACAAAAAAGCAGTAATGAATGTTACACTGGAAAATACTCGTAAGTATCTTTCAGAAAGTGCAACTGCCGGTGCCACTTCTGCTGGTAATATCGCAACACTACACCGTGTAATCCTTCCAGTGATTAGACGTGTTATGCCTACTGTTATTGCAAACGAGCTTGTTGGTGTACAGCCAATGCAGGGACCAGTATCGCAGATTCACACTCTACGTGTGCGTTACAGTGACGGCTTCACTGACGGTGTCGGCGGAAACGTAACAGCTGGTGAAGAAGCCCTAAGTCCATTCAAGATTGCTGAAGGTTACTCAGGTAACATTGGCACTGGCAATGGTCGTCCGGCAAATACTGCGGCGCTCGAAGGCGTTGCTGGTAACAGGATGTCTATCCAGATCCTCAAGCAGACTGTTGAAGCTAAATCACGTAAGCTATCAGCACGTTGGACTTTTGAAGCTGCACAAGACGCACAAGCGATGCATGGCATCGACGTAGAAGCAGAAATCATGGCTGCTCTTGCACAAGAAATTACTGCTGAAATTGATCAAGAAGTACTACGCAGCCTGCGCTCACTAGCTGGTTCTGCTGTAGAAACTTACGATCAAGCAGCAGTATCCGGTACTGCTACCTTTGTCGGTGACGAGCATGCTGCACTAGCTGTTCAGATCAACAGAGTATCAAACCTAATCGCTCAGCGTACTCGTCGCGGTGCAGGTAACTGGGCAGTTGTTTCCCCAACTGTTCTTACACTTCTACAGTCAGCAACTACTTCGGCATTTGCTCGTACTACCGAAGGCACATTTGAAGCACCAACCAACACTAAAATGGTCGGTACTCTTAACAACGCAATGAAAGTATATGTCAACACATATGCAACTTCAGATGATGTGATCATTGGCTACAAAGGAACAAGTGAATCAGATGCAGCGGCCTTCTATTGCCCATACATTCCACTAATGAGTTCCGGCGTTGTGCTTGATCCACAAACATTCGAGCCAGTGGTTAGCTTTATGACACGGTATGGTTATGTAGAACTAACTAACACTGCGTCATCACTTGGTAACGCAGCTGACTACCTGGGTGTTGTTGGAGTCAACACTGGTAATCTTAGCTTTAGCTAAACGTAGCAACAAGAAAACAAGATTAGGCCCCTTGGGGCCTTTTCTTTTGAATTATTGTGCTTATAACCCTGATTTTCGTGAATTACTAGATTCTAACATCCATCGCCGCTTGCCGCAATCCCACACTTTAAGTAACCCAATTTCTTTGCATATTTCTTTTTCTGTTTTTAATTTATCGTATCCTTTTTTAATTAACTTTTGTTTTGAAAAATTAAACCGGTGCATTAGTTTTTCTTCTCTTGGATGAATATACCAATAGCTAACATCAATGTCTCTTTCTAAATCAAACCCAAGTGTTTTATACAAACTGCCGTTGCTCCATTCGTTGTTGCTGTAAGAATACACTGCTTGATCAGGATATTCTTTACAAAATGCTGCTAATAATTTTCCTGCGCCTCCAACTACCCGTAACGCACTAGCATATCTTACTAATTCAAATCCCCGAGTTTGCTTGCCTAGTGCAATGCGTGAACGCGAGAACGTCATTACAGCAACTAATATATCGTTATGATCAAATAATCCGTAGCATACCGAAGCCGGCGTGTATCCTTGTATATGATTTTTATTTAAAAACTCTGTTGTATGTTTTGCAGATATCAGTCTGACTACTGTTTGTCTGGCATAAATCGATTGAGTATCTAAGCCTAGTTTATTTATTAAAGATTGTTTTACAATATCTTTGCGCGTGTTCCAAAAGTTTGAAAAGATAGTAATTAGCTGTATTCCTAAATACTCGGCTTCTATAAACTTGTTTTTGTGATAAGACCGAGTGATGTGACTTATATCTTCGTGGTGCCAATAAATTCCGTTAAATTCAATTGCTAAACGGTAGTCCGGCAAATAAATATCAATTTCCTTGCCGCTAGGTAACAGTTTCCGTGTGTTGCGTATTATGTTTGTAATTCCTAAACTCTGCAAAAACAATACTATTTCTTGCTCATACGAGCTCTGGTAAGGACTTTTAATTTTATGCTTATTGAGGTACTGATAAACGGTTTGTATATGAACGCCAAGTGTTGTTGCAATGTCAGTAATGGGTATAGTTTCAAACATTTTTTTTAATGCCAATTTATCATGTAATGTTGAAATATCTTTTTCAGGAAATCGCTGTTGCCAAAAAACAGTATCCTTTTCTTTAAAAGTCTGTTTAATTTTTTCAGGATTATTGTAATTAGAATTTCCGTATTTGATAAGTTTTGTTTGTTGTACTTTTGATACAACTGTATTTACGTTATCGGAATTATTATAAAAGTCTGCATGATTTTGTATAGCATGTTTTAATTTTCCTGCGTTGTTGACATTGTATTTTTTATTTAAGCTATTAATTTTTTTTGATTGTATTTGTTGTTTTTTCTCTTCGGTAAACTTTTTCTTAGTATTAGACACTGCTAGAGAAACACTTTCTCTAGCACATTTACACGCATTTGCCCTGCCACAAAAGGAGTATCCCTGGGTTATTCCTTTAAATTTATATTGCTGGCCATGAGGACATTGTGTTATAGGATTGTGTAATGCATTATATGCTTTTTCTGCAATTGTATTTCCAATAAATGTTTCTACAAATTTGTTAATATTAGTATCTTTTTTAATCATTCTAGTATAGTGTTTTGGATATTGGTTAATTAATTGTTGTAATTGAAGTTTCATATTGTTCTATATACCTTTGAGCCTGTTATATAACTAGCTGTATTTAACTTTATTATAACATTGAGTATGCAAAAAATCAAATTAATCTTAACTACATTAAATAAAATTTATAAAAATAATTAGACATAATTTAAAAATATATTTCTCTTGGTTAAGTGTTAAAGAGGTCGACCTTTGCTGCATGTGATGTTATATTAAATACATAACAACAAGGAAGACATAGGCACATGAAAATTACACTACGCAAGGCAAACGCTGTACAAGCAGCAATCAATGAAGCAATTACTGCTTTGGATCTTGACACAAATGTTAGTGTTAATGAATTTGAAAAGCCAAATGAAAAAATTGCAGCGGCAAGAATTGTATTCACTGAGAATTCAGAAACACGCGAAGTAATGCTTGCAGCATTATATGATATCCGACGCAATGTTGCTAGAGCAAACGCCGCTGTAGGTATTAACGATATACTTACAGAGGTAGCATTGCTTGAAAAACAAATTGGGCACATGACACGTTTGTCAAAATCAAAGCCTTGTGTTGCTGCAGAAGTTATGCGCGGCAAGCTTGGCAAGATTAGAAGCAGAGAATCTGGCTCAGCCGATACTTACCGCTTTGCAAGCGCTAATGAAGACGAAGTTGCTACTTCGATCTTCGAAGTAGCTGAAATTGATGAATTCCGCAAGAAGGCTGCTGAAATGAAAAAGAGAAAGCTCTTGTTACAAGATACACTTCTTGAATTAAATGTGAAGACTCAAATTGAAGTTGACGCAGACAGTGTACCAGCACTTACAGCAGCTGGTATCCTGTAAACAGTTTGGTGATTATGCGTTGAAAGCGTAAATTACCCAGAGGAGAAAGATAAAAGAAGACCGGTACCATGTATGAGGTCATACACTTTCAATTAAGATCGTTTGATCATAGCAAGATTGTGTCCCAGCCACTTATTAGCCTTAACTGTGCCTGCATATTGCTGGCTGGAAATAGGATCCTTATGCTTTTTGCTTTTTGACTTTTGCCACAGTGGGTGCGCCTAGCGAACCGTATACTGTATGCACTTTGATCAGCCAGTTTTTAATACTTTTTCTTCTCTGTCTTATTAAAGACTAGTCCGATTCGGACTAGTCTTTTTCCTTGACTACCTATTCTGTTCTTTTGATAAATATAAGTGTCTAGTGCTGCGCAAGCAGACTTATGCGGATACCCTCCGCGTAGACCTAGAACGTCAACATAGGAGAAACAAATGGGACGTCCAATTAACAAACAATATCTTGGTACTACAAATGATGCCGACGATGGAACAATTCCAGCAACGGTTAAGATCGGAACAAACGACGTTACACTAACCGGAATAATTCTTTCACAAAGATCAGAAACCAAATTTAGAGTTAATGATCTAGCAGGCGGCGACGGCAATTCCGGTTCGTGTGTTCTAGTTGACAAAGACATTCCATCTGACAACGAAATGGTTGTCAAGGGATACATCGGCGGCAACGGCGACGGTGTCAACATACGCAAATTTCATAACAGAACCATGATCGATTTTGACAACAACCGTTATACTTGGGAAGTTCAAGACGATTCAACATCTAATATTCTAGTTCTGACTGCAATATAATAGGTGACTTGAGATGGCATTAAGTAAGGTAACAAACTACGGAGTCGATTACTATAAGATTAAAATTAATACCGGCGGCGAAATCGCCCTTGATCCTGGTGCTGCTGGGTCAGTAAAAATTCTTGGAAACCTTGATATTTTTGACAATATAGTTCATATTAACAAGGGAGAAACTGGCAGCGGCATTAGTTTAAATACCTCGGGTATTCAAATTGACAGAGGAACACTTCCTGATACTGTTATATTATTTAATGAAGATAATAGATGGATGGACCCGTCTGATGGTACTACTGTTCTTGGAAATTTTGAATTTAAGAACACATTAGGAGATCTAATAGGTATTAAGACCAGTAGCATAACTACCAATGGCGAAGATTTATATTTAATAAATTCCGGTACTAGTATTGTTAGTGTAACAGGAACAACTGATTACGAACAGCAAGTGTTTGTTTATGTTAATGACGAAAACACTGGTGTACCAATTGATGACGATGCTATTCCAAATGTTAAAGCAATAATTGACTTTACATCACAAGATTTTAAAAATAAAATTGTCGAAGGCGACACTAAAATTGAAATAAGTGATTTTAGTGTGTCGGGCGCGCCTAGCAAAATTGATGTTGAAGTCGACGGAGTTAATGGATTAACGATTACAGAAACTTCTGTATCACTTGGAACAGTTACAACTTTTCAGACTTCTAACATAAACGACTCAATAACGTTAGTTGTTACCGGGCAAGGTACAATTAAGATCAGTAAAATTTTAGAAATTGAACGGGTTGATACTGTTCCTAATGCTCCAGTTAGCGGTCATAGTTTTTACGTTAACACACCATCTGAGGGCGGCTCAGGAGTATACTACATAGACGAAGACGCAAATACTGACGAATTAATATCTAGAAATAGAGCATTATTGTTTAGTATGGTTTTATAAAGGAATAAAAATGGCACTAGAAAATGCACAACTAACTACTTCTCGGTTAGACTTATTTGTAGGCGGCGTGCCAGCAAATAAAAGATTTGCTATTACCAGCATCATGGTATGCAACACGTATGATCCAAATGCCGGAGACGCTAGTGCAAATACTGCAAGTTTTGATATGCATTTTAGAAAAGCAGGTCAGGCACTATCAAACAGTGTTACATGCGTAGTAAGATCATTAGACTTGGTCGCAGGAGAAACTTTTACATTTGATACTGAAAAAGTTATTCTTGACCAAGGAGAAGAATTAAGTTTTGTTGCCTTTCCGGCCCTAGTTGGAGAATTAACTAATTTATCAGTATCAGTAAGTTACCTGGAAGTATAAAATGAGATTACTTAAATCACAAAATACAAACTCAAGAAACATCAAAGGAAGTGGCCTAAAGGTAGATCCATCGCAGCAACAAGTGTCACTTGATGTTAGCGGATCTTTAATTATTCCCAAAGGCCCAACTTCGTTACGTCCTCTCAGAGCCGCAGCTGGATCGGCACGATACAACACAGACACGCTTAAATTTGAGTATTTTGAAGGCAACGAATGGACTAATGCAATTGACATAGCCGACAATGTGTTTTATGTTACCAAGAATGGGTCAGACTCAAACAATGGCAAAACAATAGGCAGTGGATTTTCATCTATTAAATATGCATTGAGCAAAGTACCCGAGGGTGCAACTTTGCACATTAAAGCAGGTGATTATACTTTAGAAAATCCTGTTATTGTTCCAAAGGATGTAGGAATCATTGGAGATAGTTTACGTACAGTTATAATACGATCAGCTTCACCAAAGGTAGACATGTTTTGGGTAAACAACGGTTCGTATCTTGCCGGTATCACTTTTAAGGATCACGAAGCACCGGCAGCTGTTGTAGCATTTAACCCTGATGGATCAGCTGGACAAATTTTTAAATCTCCGTACGTACAAAACTGTACGTCTATCACTACTACCGGTACTGGTATGCGAGTCGACGGCGCACATGCAACTGGATTAAAGTCTATGGTTGTTGACGCATTTACTCAATATAACCAAGGCGGCACTGGAATTCACATGCTGAACCTAGGTAACACTCAGTTAGTTTCGGTATTTACAATTTGTTGCGAAATTGCAATTCTATGCGAATCTGGAGGATTTTGTTCATTAACAAACTCAAACAGCTCGTTTGGTACATTTGGATTAAAAGCCGATGGAGTAAGTCTTCCGAAGTATTACGGGTCAGTTGCTCAGACAATTACAGCACCAAAATTTGGTGGCTCGGATATATTAATAAATAATTTAGTTAAGCGTCCAAACTCCGGAGACGCATTATCATTCGACGGATCAAAATATTACACAGTTTCTACAACATCCGATGTTAAAATTGGTAAAACAACGGTTGAAAATCCTAATTTTACTAATCAATTGTCGTCCCTGCAGATTGCAAGAAATACAATAATTGCAGCAACTGATGCATTAAAGGTTGATACAGTAGCTTATGTTAATACAACATATCCATCATTGCAATACAGTCAATCTAAATGTGCAAGAGACGTTGGCATCCTTATTAAAGCTGCTACTAGCGACATGGTAATGAATACTAATTACAGTAGTATTGTTTCAGCAAGGTCGTACTATAATGGGTCAGCAAGTGGATTAATTAGTAACCAGTTAACGGAAACAATTGCAGCCATTGAATTCTTAAAAACAGAAATGCTAGCATTACTAACTAATGGTACTGTTCCATATATAAGAATAGAATCTAACCTTAATGAAATCATTGATATTGTAACCAATGGCATTGGTAATGCCGACACAATAGAGTTCAACGACCCAGTTGGTGTATCAAGTGCTGAACTAAGAGCTAAATCTATTTTAGTATTAAACAAAGACTTTATTATTGAAGAAGGTATTGCATATATTAACGAAAATTATCCCTCGTCGACATATAACGAAGCAGTATGCAGAACTGATATTGGTTATATAGTTGATGCTATTACATACGATGTCCTTTACGGTGGAAACAGTCAAAGTCTTGTAGCGGGTCAACAATATTATTTTGGTACTGCACTGCAATTAGGCGAAGATGAAAAAGATTCAACTCTTGCTGTATATAATTATATTAGAACAGTTACAAAAGATTGCCTATTAAACATTACAGTTGTGCGTAAAAATTCAGTTACTACACAAGATACTAGCACTAATTCGTCTACAGTAGAGATGACAATTAAAACAAATACATTATATGACACTATAACAGGTTATATAGAGAATGGTAGTTTTATAAATGATTTTATTGACAACAATGAGCCAGACTTTTCGTCACAGGATGCTACTTCGTTGTCTTCAAGACAAACTATACTCGACAATAAAACTAAAATTTCTATTGATACTATTGAGTTTTTAAATGACCAATTTTCTAGTTTTGTTTACGACGAAGTACTATGTTCAAGAGACGTTGGCTTAATCATTGATGCTGTTTCTATGGACGTTGCACTAGGAACAAATTACAACTCGGTTATTGCAGGTTTGTCTTATCAAAGAATAAACTCTCTTAAAGTAAAACAAGACCAGTTTGTACAAACTAAATCGGCAATTGAATTTGTTAGAGATAGCTTAATTGCCCTTGAGGTTGGTACTACTGCAACCTCAAGGATTAATCTATCATTTAACGAAATGCTGGACATTTTTGAAAACAATAATCCGGACTCGATAACATTTCCGGAACCTACTAATGCAGATAGTGCAACTATTAATGCTAAGGATTTATTACAATTAAATAAAGATTTTCTTATAGCAGAGACTATTGCGTTTATTAACGACGCATTTCCTCCCCATATATACAATGAAGAAAAATGTATACGAGATGTTGGATTAATTTTAGATGCTGTTTCACTGGATGTTGTGTTAAATTCAAATCATAATTCTATCACAGCAGGACTTTCATACAGAAGAGGAAGTTCGGCAGTAGTACTTGCTAATCAATTGTCACAGACACTAGCAGCAATAGAATTTGTAAAAGTAACAATACTTGCATTAAATATTAGTTCAACTAGCAAAATTAGAGTTGCTACGTTATTTAATGAAATAACTAACATAATAAACACAAATGCACAGAGTACAACAGTTAACACGTTACCGATTAACGCAACAGAAAATACACTCAATGCTAATTCTCAATTTGTTGCAAACAAACTCTTTATGCAAGACGAAATTGATGCATGGATTACTGTTCAAGTTGCAGAGAACATTTCACCATTTACTTTATCATTTACATATGACGCTGCTGCATGTCGTCGAGATGTTGGATTTATAATCGATGCATTAATATTTGATACATTATACGGTGGTAATACTGCTTCTAGAGTTGTCGCAGAGAGCTATTTTGATAACGCTGTATTACAACTCGGCACGGGTCAAACGGCTCCGACTATTGCAGTATTTGAAAGATTACAAACAGTAGTTGCTCAGGTCATACAGAAACAAAGTGTAGTAGTGTCAACTGGCAATGCCAGTGTGCAAGATATTACCGGCGACGCAGCAAGTGTCAATGAAGCAAATGACGCAACTTCATTAATTCAAATAACCATTGATATTGTACAAGCAGGATCAGCTGCCGGCTTGGACGAAAAAGAACTTCCTTCAATAACTTGGACGGCAACAACTGCTCAGGCTGATTATGCAACAATTATTGGTAACAAGTCATCTGTTTCGTTACTTGCTATTGCCGAGATTAACAATGAAATTGCAGACTTTGCGTTTGACGAAGACAAGTGTGCAAGAGATGTAGGATTTATTGTTGATGCATTAACATACGATACACTTTATGGCGGTAATACTGCAATGCGCACAGTAGCATTGAGTTACTTTGCGGGCAGGACAAGTCAGCTAGGTGCCGACGAAGTTATGGAAACTATTTCAGCTTATGATCATCTTAGTTCGGTAATCACCGATGTTGTACAGGAAGTGGCAATCTCGGTAACTACTGGAAATATAGAATCACAGGTGATTAATTCAACTCCATCAAATGCAGTTACAGCAACAGGAATTGCAAGAAAATTAGAATTAGTGATCTCTGTTATAAGAGCAGGTAATACCGATTCAGTAGTTTCAAAAATTAATCCGTCAATTGCGTGGGCACCGACAGAATTACAAAGTGACTATTTAGAAATAGTTACCAGTAGTATCGACACGCGAGCAGCGACAATAGATTATATTAATACTCGATTTAGTAAGTTCAATTACAACCAGTCAAAGTGTGCAAGGGATATTAAGCTTATTATACAAGCAGTTGTTGACGACTTGGCACTTGATACTAACTATAAAACTATATTAGCAGGAAAGAGTTATTATAGAGCAAGCGCAGCAAAAGTTATTGGCAATCAGTTATCAGAAACAACTGCGGCGATTAACTTCGTTAAGATAAAAATACTAGAATTAATAGATAGTTCTATTAGCGACTATAGTACAATTTCGGATAGTTTTGATATGTTAATTAACATTATATCTAACGGTACTAGTGTAGCACCTGCGATTAATTACACTGCGCCGGTTGGCGTAAATGTAAATGTAGAACAGTCAAGAGATATTTTGCAAAATAACAAACAATTTATAATCGACGAGGGTACTGCATTTATTTCTTTATATTATCCGTTACTCGAATACAATTCTGCAAAATGTGAAGAAGATATTGCATTTATAATAGATGCAATTACATACGATTTATTATACAATGGAAACAGTCAAACAATTGATGCCGCTGATGAATATTATAGCGGCGGCACATTACAGATTCCGGCAAGTCAAAAATCTGTCACCCTTGCAACTTATGCAAGATTAAAAGATGTTGTATCTGATTGCATAACTAACATTACAGTTAATTCACTGCAATCCGTAAGTGTACAAGATACTTCGATTGCACCTGCTACAGCTACCGAAGTGATCAAAGTTGAGGAGTTGTTTGACATTGTAATTAGACTGGTTGATAACGGATATGTATGTCAGGTAACACTTGATGAAACTATTCCACTTGATACCAACGACATTATATCAGGATCTTCAGTTAGTTTCCATCAGTATAGTTTAATTACTGCAAGCGGACATACATTTGAGTGGGTCGGCGCCGGCATAGACGTTAACGCTGCATTACCGTACGAAGGTGGACGGCCAATTCTAGAAAATCAAGTTATACAACAAAACGGCGGCAGAGTCTACTATACTGGTACAGATCAGGAAGGCGATTTTAGAATCGGTGATGACTTAACGATAAATAGAACGACAGGTACAATTGAAGGCGACACTTTTGATAGAAGTTTGTTTGCTGTGCTAACACCATACATACTAGCAATTGAGGATTAATAATAATGGCATCACCTATTAACGTATTTAGAACTATAACAGCAGACGTAACAACTGCTAACGAAATAATATATAGTTCACCACTAGGAAACACCGGAATTGTTCTAATGGCACAAGTTGCTAACATAACTACGTCAAGTGCTGAAATAACTTTTACACATTTTAACAGTTCGACTAATACAGATACAGAATTAGTAAAGGGATTTACAATCCCTGGAAACGATTCAACTAGCTTAATTACAGGTAAACTAATTATCGAGGAAGGCAACAGTATTAAAATATATGCATCGTCAGATAATGCATTTAAAATTACACTGAGTGTACTGGAGTCGCTTAATGCGTAATTTAAAACTTTTAAGTAATAAAGTTAAAAAAACTCCGTCTGCAGATGCCTCTGCAGACCGTTATGATTTTATAGATCTACAAAATGCCGAGCCAGACTTAGGAGTACCCACAGTTGAAAATAGTGTTCCGGCATCAGATATTTCTGGTACACGAAAATGGTTAAACTTTGACAATGGCATAGAAGTTAATAACGATGATTCAATTAGCGTTGATAGCACTGTTATTCGAACATCAGGTGACCAAGTTATTAATGGACTTAAAACATTTCAGGACATTTCAACGTTTGAAAACGGCATAAATGTTGCCGACTTAAATATTAGTGGTGTTACAATTACATCAGAGATTGATGAAAATATTGTACTCAACCCTAACGGCACTGGGGTTGTTTCTGTAACTAATTCAAGAATTATTAATGTATTACCGCCAACTGGCCCGCAAGATGCTGCTACCAAGAACTATGTTGACACATTTAATTCTGGAAAGTATTCAAACTGGACATATATAACTGGCAATTATACTGCTATTTCCGGAGATGCATTATTACTTGATAGTACTACTACTGGATCATTTAATGTTACATTGCCGGCTGCACCAGTATCGGGTAGTGTTGTTATTATCGGCGACGGTGGCAATGTAGCGGTTAATAATGTTACAGTAATACGCAACGGGAATACAATCGAAGGACAGACTAATGACTATGTATTATCAGTTTCTGAAGAGATTAATAGGTTTATATTTGATGGTTCTACATGGCAAATATTAACGTCAACAACTGCATTGCTTGGAGCCGAAACCTCTGATACAGAGCCAAGCAATGCAGTAGACGGACAAGTTTGGTTTAATACGTCTGACTCGACTCTTAATATATATTATGATGATGGAACAAGTCAACAATGGGTAACCACTAGTGGTCCACAAGGACCACAAGGTGATACTGGTAGTAGCAGCGACCGCTACAAAACAACTAGTTCATCGACACTTACTATTAGCACAGGTACAAAAAACTTAGTTGTTGACGAAGATTTATCATACTCTATCTCTCAAACAGTTATTATATCATTTGACAGCATAAACTTTATGACAGGCGAAGTAGTTAGCTACAATCCTGTTAATGGAGATCTTGAAGTTAATGTTACATCGATAACTGGATCTGGCACATATAGTACATGGGATGTAAACTTAGACGGAGTTGCAGGCATAAAAGGTGACACTGGATTTACTGGATCTGTTGGCACTGGGTTTTCTGGATCTCAGGGAATACGTGGCCCAATCGGCTATACTGGATCTCGCGGATTTACTGGGTCACAGGGCAATCTTGGCTATACTGGATCACAGGGTAATCTTGGCTATACTGGATCTCGCGGATTTACTGGGTCACAGGGCAATCTTGGCTATACTGGATCACAGGGTAATCTTGGCTATACTGGATCTCTCGGATTTACTGGGTCCCGAGGTATTCAAGGTACAACGGGCATCCAAGGTATTCAAGGAACTACTGGCATTCAAGGCATAGATGGGTCCCAAGGTATTCAAGGTATAGATGGGACTTTGGGCGCACAGGGTATTCAGGGTATTCAAGGTATTCAAGGAACAGCGGGTATTCAGGGTATTCAAGGTATTCAAGGTATTCAAGGAACTACTGGCATTCAAGGAACAGTTGGGTCCCAGGGTATTCAAGGAACAGCGGGTATTCAGGGTATTCAAGGTATTCAAGGTATTCAAGGAACTACTGGCATTCAAGGCATTCAGGGAACTACTGGTATTCAAGGTAGACAAGGCGTTCAAGGAACAACTGGCATTCAAGGTATTCAAGGAACTACTGGCATTCAGGGCATAGATGGAACCTTGGGCGCACAAGGTATTCAGGGTATTCGAGGAACTACTGGTATTCAAGGAACTACTGGCATTCAGGGCATAGATGGAACCTTGGGCGCACAAGGTATTCAAGGTATTCGAGGAACTACTGGTATTCAAGGAACTACTGGCATTCAGGGCATAGATGGTACTCTGGGTGCACAAGGTGCACAGGGTATTCAAGGCATTCAAGGAACTACTGGTATTCGAGGTATAGATGGTACTCTGGGTGCACAGGGTATTCAAGGCATTCAAGGAACTACTGGTATTCGAGGTATAGATGGTACTCTGGGTGCACAA